CATATGAAGCTGCTACATCAACTGCTCCTGGGCTGATGTCTGCTACGGATAAGGCAAAGCTTGACGGCATTGCTCTTAATGCCAATAAGTATGAGCTTCCTGTTGCTACGACTGATGTACTTGGTGGTGTAAAGCAGGGTGAAAATATCACTATTGCCGAGGATGGTACTATTTCTTCTAAGAACACAGAATATGGTATTGTTACCACTACCAAGGAAGGTCTTATGAGCGCAGGTGACAAGGAAAAACTCGATGGTATTGCAGCTAATGCTACTAGAGTTCTTGTTGATGCCGAGCTTAGTTCCACAAGTGAAAACGCTATTCAAAATAAGGCTGTAAAAGCTGCTCTCGATGGTAAGTCAGATTCTGACCATACTCACGATTACATTCCTAATTCTCAGAAGGGCGTAGCTAACGGTGTTGCTACTCTTGATGAAAACGGTCAGGTTCCTGCTACACAGCTTCCTAGCTATGTTGATGATGTTATTGAAGTTGCAAATTATGATGCACTTCCTGAAACTGGTGAAACAGGTAAGATTTATGTAACGCTTGATGATAACCTCACATATAGATGGGGTGGCACAGCTTATGTTGAAATCTCTAAGTCTCTTGCTATCGGTACAACTGGTTCTACAGCTGCTGCTGGTAATCACCGTCACGACAATGCCACTACAGAAGCAGATGGTTTCATGTCTACCGCTATGGTCGAGAAGCTTAATGGTATTGAGTCTGGTGCGAACGCATACGTGCTTCCTGAAGCTAGTGCAACACAGCTTGGTGGTGTTAAGGTTGGCAAGAATCTTACTATGACTAATGGTGTGCTTGATGCAACAGATACAATTTACGAAGATGCAACAACTTCCACATCTGGTCTGATGTCTGGTGCTGACAAGACTAAGCTTGATGGTATCGCTGATGGCGCTACTAAGGTTATTGTTGATACCGAACTTAGCAATTCTAGTGTAAATGCAATTCAGAACAAAGCAGTTAAGGCTGCCCTTGATAATAAGTCTGACGTTGGACACACTCATGATGAGTATGTAAACCAGAATGCATTCGGTATTATCAAGATTGGTGCGGCTTCTGTTGAAGCTGATCAGGCAATTGATACACTTGAACTTGCAGGTGGTGATAATGTAACCATTACTCCCGATGCAGAAAATGATAAGATTGTTATCTCTGCAAAGGACACAACCTATAATGACGCAACTGCGAGTGAGCATGGTCTTATGTCCACTGCTGATAAGACTAAGCTTGATGGTATCTCAGCAGGTGCTCAGGTTAACGTAATTGAGGCAATCAATAGCCAGTCTCTTACTGTTGGTGCTGTTGATAACAAGAGCGTTAACCTTGAGATCAATTGGGTTGAATTTTGATAATTGAGTAGTTTTTAGACCATAAGGGAGATGGAAACTATTCTATCTCCCTTTTTTTTATGAAAAGATTAATTAACACTTCAGAGAGGTGAAATTATGGCAAAAACAGGTTTTTATATTGGTAGTACACCTATTGGAAAGGTTACAGTTGCTTATAAGTCTACTACTCCCTCGACTCTGCAAGAAAAGAGCGTTGTCCCTACTAAAACTGAACAATCAGTTTTGCCAGATACCAACTATGACGCATTATCTAAGGTAACGGTTGCTGCAATACCTGATGAATATCAAAATATATCAGAAGTGACTGCATCAGCAGAGGATGTAGTACAGGGAAAGAAAATAGTGGATAGCACGGGAGTAGTTTCTGGTACTATGTCAGACAACGGTACTGTCTCTAAAGTTTTAGACACTACAACTAAAAGTTATACTATTCCTAGTGGAAAACATTCTGGAGCTGGAGTAGTTTCCATAACAACGCAAGAAAAAAGTGTAACACCTTCCACTTCAGCTCAAGAAATAGTTCCTGATACAGGTAAGGTACTTTCTAAGGTAACGGTTGCGGCGGTTACTTCTAGTGGTACTGACACTTCTGACGCAACAGCAACATCGGGCGATATATTGTCTGGTAAAACGGCATATGTGGATGGGGCAAAGATAACGGGTAATATTCCAACACAGACTGCTTCAAGCTTAACCGCTAAAACAAATACAGTTACTGTCCCTGCTGGGTACTATGCAACTCAGGTTTCAAAATCAATATCTACAGGAACAGTAAATGATCCTATGTTTAATGTAAGTGCATCTGGATTAGTAACAGCTACTGTGTCTACATCTGCAGGATATGTTACGAATGTTTCAAAGCAAAATACATATCAGTTACCTACTCAGGCAGCTAAAATAGTTACTCCGAGTACGACACAACAAACAGCCGTAGCGTCGGGAAAATATACTACAGGAGATGTATATGTAAGTGGTGATTCAAATCTTGTTTCAGAAAATATTAAATCTGGTGTAACTATTTTTAATGTAGCTGGAACTTATGAGGGTAGCTCATCTAGTTATCGTTACGATCAAACAGGCACATATTTTGCTGGAACAGTTTCTAGTACTAGAACTATTACGTTCAATATTGCGGGAATAAAAGATGTTCCTCTGGCAGGCTTTATTGTATTGCCAGAAACTACATTGTCACGTCCCTCGTTAACAAGTTATAGTTTGATCGTTTCCCTTACTTGTATGGATGGTTATGGGCAGGGGGATACTGGTGATGGAAGTATCAGCGTTACAGATGGACATAAGTGGGAGTATACCACCATAAGCAGATCAACTGGTATTACTTTTAGTAGTGATGCAGATTCGCAATTTAGTTATACTCGTTCAGGTAGCACTTTAACTATCACTTCAGCGACAACAAGCATTAGATTTTCGACCATCAGTGGGGAACGATATAGATTATACCCTATATGTGCGAATACTGTATATGCTAATTTTGAAGGCATTCCGGTCGAAGAAGGCTAAAACAACTATTTTATATTTATAAATTACAAGGAGAACTTATTATGGCTATTAAAACTAAATTAATTCAAAACGTTTCTATTGATAAGAAAAATGTGTTAAAAACAAAATTGATAAACAAGGATGAAGAAAAGCTTAAGCCAATTATTACTGACGAGAACGGCAAGGAAATTGTTGATGATACTTTGATAGAAATGACCGATAAGGATGTCAGTTTTAGAAAGCCTGCTGACGCAGAAATTCCTCCTCAGCCAAAGCCGAAGCTCGATGTAAAATAACTAAGAGGTGCATAATAGAGGGTAATTTTATATTTCCCTCTATTATGACTATTAAATATTATGAATTAAATTTATCTTTAGAAAGGATGAATTAACTATGGCTCTTTTTAAAATATGTCGTGGAGTGGAGACAAATCTCCCTACCACTTTAACAAGTGGGTACTGTTATTTTTGTACCGACACTACAAATTTTTACATTGACTATACGGACACGTATGGTGCATTGACACGTGCGAAGATCGCCTCAAAGTATGCGGACAAGCTTCGTTATACAGAGGATGGTAATTTTATAGAGCTTGACCCAACTGATATTGTTACGAAAAGCAATTATGAAACTGCTATAGGTGTTGCAACTTCTGATAAAAATGGTTTGATGTCATCTTCTGATAAAACTAAACTGGACGGCGTTGAAAGTGGAGCACAGGTAAACGTTCAGGCTGATTATTCCCAGAATGATAAAACTGCCCCTGACTATATCAAAAATAGGATTGGTTGGTGGGGTGATGGTAGAATGCGGTCTGTAATAGCAAACTGTACAGACCCTATAGAAGACGCAGATTTGACATCGACTTATCCAGGTTATACATATTGGTATGGTATTTCCTCTTGGTTTGGTGGCAATTTAGACCTTAGTTATCCATGCACTCTGATAGGTTTTGAGGACTTTGTTGTGGATGAATGGAAAAAAATTACACCCTCTGATACAGATGAAAACTGGGGACAAGTTGTTGTCGGAGATAGGAGCATAATTGTGATAGCCGAGGGTGGAAAAATAACAAAAATAGGTAGTAAGACAATTTGGTCAGATAGTTACAATCATCGGGTTAAATTTGTTCAATATGATGGTGAACGGAACCCAATTAGCTTAGACTTAATCCGTAAAACAGATTTTGTCACTGAAGGCGATCCACGTCTTATAACGAGTCAAGGGGTTAAAAGGTATGTAGATAAGTATGGACAAAAAGTTACCATTAAAACATGGACTGCCGCAGATATGACTTAACAAAGGAGATGAGCAAAAATGGCTACAGAAAAACAAATTTTCAATTTAGTAATCAATAAAGTTGAAAGCCAAGCAGTTTACGACCATATGGCTTCCAACAACTTAGTTAACGAAGATGAATTATATTTGATCGAAAATACAGGCGATGATAGTGGTGGAGGCGTGTTTTTTGGTACTTGTATGACTGCTGCGCCTACGAATGAAAAGGTTGTTACAACGCAACAGGGAAACTTTAAATTAGAAGTTGGTGCAACAGTGTATGTACAATTTAATACAGCATCAACGTCTACTGCTACCACATTAAATATTGATGGTACTGGTGCGATTGCCGTACAAACTTCAGCGACCAACCGACTTATGGCAAATCAGATTGCACCTAAATCGGTTGTTGGTTTTGTTTATGATGGTACTGTATACAGAATGCTTGATGGGGCTATTGCGACAACAACCTATTATGGAGTGACTAAACTATCATCTGCTGTTTACTCAAATTCTACAGCTACAGCAGCAACATCATCGGCGGTTAAACAAGCTTACGATTTGGCTGCTGCAGCACTTCCTCTTAGTGGAGGTACAATGACAGGAATGTTGACTTTGGATCAAGAGCCTATAAATGATCAACATGCGGTTACAAAAAAATATGTGGACCATTATACTACTGCTCTTGAGGAACAAGTGCAGGCAATTATGGCGGTGTTAAAAAAATATGGTATGACGGTTGATATTGGTGGTAACGTTACTCCCGCTGAATAAAATTTTATTTTTAAATAATAAAGGAAGAAAATGCTTATGTATTACTATGCGCACATTGATGAAAGCTCCATTGTAATTGAAGTTTGTGCGTTGAACGAACCGATATTTGATTCTATGTATATAGAAATTACAGAAGCACAATACAATAATGGAGAAAATTTAGTGGGTTTACGATATGACCCAGATTATCATACTTTTGGTGATATAATTTATTGGATTGGCACAACAACAGAAGTGAGTTATAAGACTACTCCTCGATCATTAAGTGGAAAACTTGATGAGATTGATAGTAAGTTAGCGAATAAGGCAGATATCTCCCATACGCATGACGACAATGGTAGTGTAGTAAATATTGTGAGGTGGTAATTATGGCAGGTTTATACGTTGGTAATGTACCAATTAATCAAATCAATATAGTTCCCACTACTTCTGGAATTGATACTAGTGACGCAAATGCCACAGAGAATGATATATTATCTCCTAAAACAGCATATGTTAATGGCGTTAAAATCACAGGCAGTATTCAATCAATGGCGGGAGGTATTTACGCTTCTAACCAAATAATATTTACTACAGGTAAATATCTTACAGGGGACATAGAGATTAATGTACCACCGTCAGGTATTATTCCAAGTGGCACCGTAAATATTACGGCAAATGGCAGCTATGATGTTAGCACTTATGCAAACGCACAAGTTGATGTTGTGCCTTCGGTAGTTAGCACTCCGCGGTCTGTGATCTTTACTGTTGCAACAGATGTAATGGAGACAACATCTACGAAAGTTATTACTGGAAATACTTTTATCGCACAGAATATTAATAACGATAATTTATTTATGACATTGCTTCGAAAAGAGACTACTGCTAATGATACTATGACTATATGTCAAGCATCATGCGCAAACTCTCCTGCTTTTTTAGGTGGTTATTTTATGACCGTGTATAAATCTGGTCTTGCTGCGGCTGTACAGACCAATACTAGTACAAATTATAAGTTAAATAGTAGCACAGCAGGAACGTATACTCGTATTTATGCAGATAGTAATGGAGATGTTTATATATTGACATATTATGCTGGGTTTTCGTCTACGAAGGTTGGGCTTAAAGCAGGAGATTATACGCTATTTTACGGTTTATTCGGCGAACAGTAATTTCAGGGAGAGAGGTGCGATGTATGCCTACTACTACACGTGTGAATTCTTTAAATATAAATTTATTGACCCAAGCACAATTTAACGCAGCAGAAAAAGACCCTAATCAAATCTATATGATAACTGACGCTCAGGATAACACAGATATTTCAGTTGTAACTACTACCGAAAATGGTCTAATGAGCTCTGCGGATAAAGTTAAATTAGATGGTATTGCGACTGGGGCTACTAATGTATCAGTAGATGATGAACTTTCGGGCACTTCTACGAATCCAGTACAGAACAAAGTGATTAATAATGCGTTGAACGACAAGGCAAATTTAGCTATATCGATTATAGCTAATTTGGTTGCCACTGTATGGATAGAAGATGGAGATGCACATAAACAAATTCTGACTATAGATGGTGTCACGCCAACTAGAAATGGTATTGCTGGTGTTGCTCAGACAGCAACCGACGAGCAATGTAGACAAGCGGCAAGTGCAATGTTACGTATTGCAGGACAGGGAACTAATCAGCTTACTATTAAGGCATTAGGAGAAGTTCCGACTGTCGATATTCCTTTGGAAGTTATTTTATTATAAAGCAAAAATATTGAATAAAAGGAGATGGTTTCAAGGATGGCAAATAATAAGTTAATTGTACAACATAGACGTGGTACAGCCGAACAATGGGAATCATCTGGTATAGTTCCATATGACGGAGAGATTGTAATTGAAGAATGTGCAGACGGGACTTTTAAGACAAAAATTGGGGATGGCGTTAACACCTTCCCCAATTTGCCATATCAAAATTTAGATAAAGAAATTGCGGAACTTAAGCAGTACGTTGACGGCAAGGTAGTACTTATGCAGCATATACTAGTAAGAATAAACGTATAAAATATAATTCCACAGGAGAATCTTATGTAAACTATTGGACACGCTCTGCTGATATAGGAAGTGTTAATAATTTTCACTGTGTATATGATAATGGAGTAATTTCTAGCTTCGGTGCCGACTTCCCAATGGGTGTGGCTTTTGGATTCTGCATTTAATATTTTTAGAAAGGAGTGGTTATAGTGATTCGAGGAGCTTGTCAACAATTTAAATTTAAAACACCATATGACTTAGAGCAACTTAAAACTGTTCATATTACTTTTTGGCAGCCAGATAACAATGGTACCGAAGATTGTACTTTGCCCATTACAAAACAACTAACAGATTGTAAACAGGATCAGCTAGGAATTAATGTAACTCTAAATCAAGTAGAAACGTTAGCCTTTTCGGAAAAGAGTAAAGCGTTTGTGCAATTTAGAGGATTGACTATTGAAGGATTTGCTTTTGCGAGTCGTATAATGCCTATTAATGTATATCCAGTAAAGGACGAGACTGTTCTTGAGTGAGGTGTAATATTATGGGAGAAGATAAAATTATACAAATAAAAGAAGAACCTGTAAAAGTAGAAACTGAAATAAAGTCTACTACTACTGAAATCGACGAAGCGTCACAAGATGTCGAGGTGCAAGCACCAACTCCATCAAGTTTTTCTGTTGAAGATGCTAATATCATTGATATAGAAATGGATGAGGCTTTTCCGTCTATGCCTCGAAATAACGTCGAGGATTTAAAAGGAACTACAAATCACTCTTTGCTAGATGGTAGAGAATTGCCGAACCAACACCCAATTTCGGCCATTTCAAATTTAAAAGAAGAATTAGATGAAATTAAATCATTGAAAAGAGTTTATTCTTCTGAAAATGGTTTTGGTGAATTCCGTAAATGGGACGATGAGAATCCAAAATGGGAAAATCGATCTGGTTATTTTGTGAAACTTATTGGTGGCACAGAGAACGTTGCTATTTGTACTAATCAAGATGACGTGTATGGTGTATCAGTAATACATAGTGGTTTTGTTGGTGGTCAGGACATTTCAGATAAAAGCGACGATCCTCTTTATGCTCTAGTGGGTATTACTGGTGCTTTGCGTGTGCGTACAGATGGAACGGCTACGACAGGAGATTATATCGTACCCAATGAGTTGGGTGTAGCAACGAAATCTAAAAATAACTGTGGTTATAAAGTCATATCAACTGGTAGTTATGCTAGTTATGAATATCTCACAATTGCTGTAACACCACAGAACGATAAGATTAATAAAATTTATGGCACACTAATGGATGCCGAAGGTAGCTTTGGTAATATTGTTGTAAGACTAGGTGAAGTTGAATCGAGAGTTGATAATGCAACTGATAGAATAAATATTGCTATAAATAATAATGATGAATTAAAAAATCTTATAAAAGAAAATACTAAAAACATTGAATCTGTTGGTGCTACAGCTCAGGAGGCACAAAAAGCTGCTAACCAAGCTACTGAGAAAGCGAACCAGGCAGTGACCGAAGCCAATAATGCAAAAAATGAAGCTCTAGCTGCTGCAAATGAGGCAAAAGATAGAGTGAATGCATCATTGGCAGATATTAATGACCTCAAGGATAAAATGACTATTATCTCTAGCTTCAATGATGGTGATGGCAATACTGGTGTACAAGGATTTGTTGATGTTGCGGAAAAGAACAATATGTTACTTGGTTCCTTACAAGAATCAGTTAATGAATATGGCACTGATATTACATCTATTAGTCAGCAAATAAAAGAAACTGAAGCGGCAATACAGCACCTTGTTGTTCACTCTGACAAATACTCTGTTGGTGAATATTCACTTTCTTATGGGCTTTCTTATGACGAGGCAAAATCTCTTTTGAAAAACGGAGATACGTATATAGCTACTTTTACTCACACAGAAACGATGAAGCAAACTATTGAAAATCCTGATGATCCAGATAATCCTACAGTAACAACTACTGATTTTTCTTTTGAACGAGGGTATGCGTACCAATGGGATGCGACCAATATGATGTGGGTCAAGGGCGAGTCAGTTTCTACAGCAACTACTTATTCACAAGGAACGAATGTTGGGGATTTGTGGTTCTGTTGGCAAGAGGTTGAGTATACTGACGAAAGTGGTAATACAAGAACGCTCATTCCAGGAACGCTCTACCGTTGGAGCGAAGATGGGCAATGGGTTGCTATAGCTACAACAGATGGTAATTACAAGAGTCGTATGATTTCGTCTATCAAGCAAACAGCTGATGGTATATATTCTGATGTAGCTAATTTGCGTGGAGATGTGTCAACTATCTCCCAGGAGGTTGATAAAATTAGCACCAGGGTAGCGACCGCTGAAGGCAATATAAGTAATGTAGAACAAAGAGCGGACTCTATTGAAGCAGAAGTTAACAATATCAATGGCACTATGACTAGCATAAAGCAACAAGCTGATGACAATAGTGCAAAAATTACATCTGTTGCTTCGGGACAGTTCTCTATGAGATATCAGTCTTTCATGGGCAATCCCGAACTAGTCGTGGAGCAACATAAATATAATGCACCTCCTTTTTGGGACGAAGACAAGCAGGAATTTGCGTTTAGTGATGAAATAATAGATGATACTAATGGTATTTATTGCTATGCTACTAAGAAAGATGTTGATGGTAATACTATTCTAGATAAGACTAAATACTACAAAATTACTTCTGATGGATATGAAGTTTATATTGTAGGCAATCAGGCAACTTCTTTTATTGATCAACGTATTGATGAAAATGAGGCGGCAATAGATTTATTGGTTCAATATAAAGATGGTGAGTTAAAGGAATCATTAGCTAATATTAGTGAAAAGGCTGATGCAAACGGTGCCAGTATTAATTATATGACTTCTTATTATTATCATACTTTATTGTCAGTATCAGAAACCCCTGCGTTTTCTCCAGATGGATTGAGATATAAAAATAAACCTTCGTGGAATCCTGCTCTCGGTAAGTATGAGTTTGATGCTAAAGATAAAGATGAGAACGGTGCGTATTATATAGCCGACGAAGATGCCACAACTTATTGCTGTATTAAAACAGCAGGAGATGGTACAACCTTGTATGAAATATATGGTCTTGCAGGTAGTTATATGGCGGCAATTCAGCAAGGTGCTGATGAAAACGGCGGCTATATTCAGTCTATTGTGCTAGATATAGAAGCTTACAATGTAGGACAGTATTCTCCTTCTTATGGTATGTCTTACGATGATGCTGTTACGTCTATTCCGAAAGGCACTATGTATGTTCCTGTGATAAACCACTCTGAGAACCTAATTCCCGATGAGCGAGTTGGTACTGATACTATTGATAATGACCTTAATGCGGGTACGCTTTCTGAGAGAGGGTCGAGTAACGATGTAGTGCGTTTGCCTACACCTCCGTTTAATTCACTTGAAGCGACTGGTATGCAGGCTTATGATTTTGTAGTTGAAAATGGTCAGACTTATAGCTATAAATGGACGGGCACAGCATGGGAACAAGATGGTATAGTCTCATTAAGTAAGGAATACTTTGCTTATGATGGTACGAAGAATATAGCGAGGTTATGGTATTGCACTCAGGATGTTACAAGTTCTCAAGAAACTGAGGATGGTAAAAGTAAGATTTACAAACAGGGCACGTTATACGCATGGCATGGTGGAAGATGGTTTGCTATTGCTACTGTAAATGATAATTTACTTTCTCGTTCTATTAGTTTAGTGCGTCAAACGGCAAACTCTTATTCCATAGAACTACGTAATATGCAAGGAGATTTTTCTCAGTATAAGCAAACTGTTAATAACATTGGTCTTTTAGTAAGTGGTTCTGATGGTTCAAGTGGTGAACTTAATATTTCCAAAGAAGGAATTGTTGGTGAGGTTTATAATCGTACAGGTAATTCTGGCACTTTAAAGACACAAGTTGATTCAACTCAGGCAGTTTTAGATTTAATGGTTTCTGGTCTTTATCATAAATTAGAGCAGCCGTTAACAAGTAATGTTCCACAACCATATGGTACTTGGGGTAAATATGCTGTGCGACCAGAATGGTCAGTGGCACTGAAGAAATTTGTTTTTGATACAAGAAATGAAGATGCTGATGGTATTTATTATTTCTTTGATAATGACGAAACTCATTATTGCAAAGTTGTTGGAGACCAGTATGAAGTTTATACCATAGGCAAATTATCTACTGCTGGTACAGATGCTCACATTACTGAAGAATATGCTAATATTAACACACTTGCTTATTTCGGGGATGACGAACAGGGTACTATTGCCGGATTGAGAAATTTGGCTCTTGAGGGTAAAGCACAAGTGCAGCTTTTAGCTTCGTTAGATAAGAATAAATTAAATCGTGTTGTTGATATGTATGGATATACTGTTCCCGAAGGAACTAAGAGATATGCTAACAAGCCTACGTATTTAAATGGAGCTTTTACTTTCAGTGGGCAAGTTGAAGATACCAATGGAGAATACTTTCTTATTAATAGTCAACAGTTCGGTAAATTGATTTTAGGTAACAAGGGCAGCTGTTATGGCTATGAAGTTTATGACTATGACAGTAGTAGCACTGCTGGGCTTGTAAGCACTGTGCTCGACAACCAGGCTAACGTTGGAATGATAGTAGATAGTAATGGCGTTAGAGGTAGCGTAGTAGTTGAAGCTATTAACGGGCAGTCCCAAGCAACAATTTCTGCTGATAAAGTGAATTTAAACGGCTATGTTACTATTAATAGTTTAAAGTTTGGAGGAAGTACTGAAATTGATGGCTCAAGAATTGTTACTGGTATTATTAAGAGTACGGATTATAGTTGGACTGATGGCAATACTTTTTCTAATGATGGTACGTCATTTGATTTAACTACTGGTGCAATAACAAGCCAAAATTTTGCTATTGACTCAAGTGGTAATTTGTATCTCAAAGGAGATATTAGTGCAACTAATGCTTGTATCAAAGGTGGTTTAAAGGTTGGAAGCTCTGACGGCAATACATATAATTTCGTTGTTGATTCAAGCGGTAATGTGACGGTTAGGGGTGTTTTAAATGCGACAGATTTACGAATTAATGGTACTAGTATTCTTACAAGTAGCAATAAAATTAAATCTAGCTATTTGGATCTTGGGAATATTCAATTAGACGGCACAACGGGTAACATTACATTAACTGGAAGTATTTATATTTCAGGCAACATCCAATGGGGAACTTCTAATAGTCCAACATTAGTATTATATGCTCGAACAAAGCTTAGTGCTCCTACAGGTAGTTATTCGTCGTATTCGAGTTCATCGTCAACTAATTGGCATCAAATTTATAATTCCACATATGATTTTTATGCGTCATATACATATGACGGTGGTAGCACATGGACAAGCGCGATTAAGATTCGAGGAGAAGATGGTGTTGATGCAAATGTGACTGAAGATACGATTTTTGATATTTTAACTAATGGTGGTACTAAATTTGGTATTTTTAGTGATAGTACTACTAGTAAGTTATATATTAATGCCAATTATATTCAGACAGGTATTTTAAATACAGCATTGGTAGATTTTTCTGGAGATTATGGCACAATTGGACAAGGTTATGGCTCTACAGGTGGTGAATATGGTCGCACGACGGGGCTAGTGATGAAGTCTTCGAATACTGAAAGGTATGTGTCTGAAGTTAGAGTTACTGACGGAGGATGTGCGATGACGAAGTGTTTTGAAAGTATTATTCAGGAGATTTACGTGTGTGAATCTGGTATTGGATTTAATGGTGATTTGATAGGTGATTGGTCGGACAAACGTATTAAAAATTCAATTTCTTATGACGTTAATAAGTATGAAGATTTTTATATGCAACTAAAACCGTCTTTTTATAAAATGAATAATAGCCGCTCGGATAGATATCATGTTGGATTTATAGCACAGGACGTAGAAGAAGCTTTAGCTGTAGTAAATCTTAGTACACAAGATTTTGCTGGTATTGTTATAGAAAATAGAACGGATCCTGGAGTTTATGGCTTATGTGACGCACGACATTTAAGATATTATGAATTCATTGCCCTCAACACTCACATGATTCAAAAACTATACAGAGAAATAGACGAACTTAAAAATAAGATACAACAATTGGAGAAGACCTCCACAGAAATGGAGTGATTATATGGCACAAAAATATAGTATACAATTATTAACGGCTTCAACATCCGAATGGAATGCGTCCCAATATGTTGTTCCCAAAGGAGAGTTGATAGCCGAGTTACAAACAGATGGAAAAATACAATTAAAAATCGGTGATGGGTTACATAAATTTTCTGATTTATCATATGTAGCCGATAAGGGTCCAAAGGGAGATACTGGTACACCAGGTACATCACCTACGATCTCAACGTCGAAAGCAAATGGCATTGCCACTATAACAGTTACTGATGCCCTTGGGGAACATTCTTTTCAAATAAATGATGGAAAGTCCCCTACAGTTGCAACAGATAAAGTAGGGAGTGTTGCTACTGTTACTATTATAGACACAGAAGGTGAACACGAATTCACTATAAATGATGGTGTATCTCCAACAGTAGAAACTTCCAAAACAGGTAGTACAGCAACGGTTAAGATTACTGATGCAATCGGAGATCATACTTTTATAATTAAAGACGGCGACAAAGGTGATCCTTTTACATTTAATGACCTAACTGATGAACAAAAGTTAGAGCTAAAGGGCGATACTGGTGAAGGCTTTATTATCAAGGGCACGTATGAAACATTGGCACTTTTGCAAACAGCTGTTACAGCTCCTAATGCTGGAGATGCGTACGCTGTTGGCGCTTCTGCTCCGTATGATATTTATATCTATGATGGCGTAAACTCCGTATGGGTTAATCATGGACAGATTAAAGGAGCTAAAGGAGATCCTTTTACATACAAAGATTTTACAGCTGCACAATTGGAAGCTCTAAAGGGTCAGGATGGGGTGTCCCCTATTGTTACAACCTCTAAAGAAGGTAAGGTAACAACTATTACAATTACTGACGCTGAAGGTGAAAAAAAAGCAACAATTAATGATGGTGCTGATGCTACCGTAACTGTTGACAGTGAGATGAGTGCTACAAGTACCAATCCCGTACAGAACAAAGTGATTAAGACTTATGTAGACAAGTTTAAAGCAAGTCGTTATACACAAAATATAAGTACTACGTGGACAGGAACAGCTGCCCCATATACACAAAATTTATCTGTACTTGGTGTTGATGAAAATAGTATAGTGGATGTTTCTTTAGCATCTACTGCTACAGAAGAACAAGTGAAGGCATATAATACTCTTAATCTTCAAGATGGTGGGCAAAGCGTAGGACAGATAACACTTAAGGCATTTGGAGCAAAGAATACTGTAGCGATACCTATTAATGTTATTGTGAGGGGGGAAGCGTAATGCCTATTCTTATTCGTGGGGGAGGCAAATCTACACAGGACGTACTAAACTTAGCGTCTGGCATAACCAAGTATACTGATTCGTTTGAGATTGAAGGGGAGACACGAGGTAATGTGCTTACGCAACCATCGGACTTTTCAGACGAAAGTACCATAGTATGGAATCCCACTGTTAGTTCATATTTCTCATATTCTATAGAAAATATTGAAGGCAGCGAAAACGGTAACGCTTTGGTTTTAACCCCTGTTAATACAGCGGGGACAAGTATTTATAATACGTTTTGGTTTACATCCACTGTTGATTCAAGTACATCGGATTCAAGAACATACTTAATTGCTGTTAGAGCAAAGGCAAGCGAATCTATTACATCTTATTATCCCAACTTAGCGATTACGTACCGTCCAACAGGAGCCACAAACAGCATAATACTGCATTATTCTTATGCACCGACAACTGAATGGCAGACTTTCTTTGTAATTGCAAACATACCCGAGAATAGATATCTGTATGATGTGACAATGTGTTTTTATAGCAGAGGAATAACGCATTATATAGATTGGATTGCGGCTTATGATATCACCGGGACGAACTTCGGTCATATGACATTTGGAGCAGATGCATCTGCTACTACAAGCGACGTACTTTCGGGCAAGTCTTTCTACAAAAACGGTGTTAAATATATTGGAACTATAAAATCACAAGGCGTCAAAATGGTAACTCCGAGTACTGATCAACAATTAGCTGTTGAGGCGCATAAATACACATCTGGGAATGTATATGTCGCAGGAGACAACAATCTTAAGAGTGGAAATATAAAAAGCGGCATAAGTATATTCGGGGTTTTGGGCACATACGCAGACAAGGCAAAGGTATATGTAGCAAAAGGCATCAACCCGACAGCGATGGGTAGTGGTTCGACTAACCGCAGTTTCCAGATAAGCGCAAGCGGTATCAGCAAGCTGATTGACGCAAGCAATAGTGACACTGCATTTCCTTCGTCTCTATACGGAGTAAGACCGATGGCGGTAATTATAGCAGCATTTTCACAATACAGTACTACTGCGAGTTTGTGCGAAGCCTATTTTACCGATAATACTTACAAATATGGCGGCGCATTATATAGATATGTTGGTAATGGTGTATTTACAACTACGCTCGACCCGAATACCGCAGAGTATTTATCGTGCAATCCCAACGCCAGCACGGGAAATGTCAATATATACGTATATGTGAATAATACTTACAACTTCTCAACAAGTGCGTCGCACAACATATATATCATTTATTGATGCAAGGAGCGATTTTAGACAAATGCCGAAAATAGAACAGGATTTACTAAAAGTGAAAGGCTCGGATGGTTTAGTATCATATGTTATCAACAAGAGTTACTCGACTTATCCGTATGTGACATATTTTGATGGAGAAAGTCGGATTTGGAAGGTAATCAGTGCAGCATATCCTTCATCTATGAGCTACTTTGATATATCGTTTAAGAACGGTACTATAACTACGTCTAACATGGAGTCACGTGGGGAGATAACGGGAAGATTCATGGTATCTAATAATGCAAATGAATATCCCGTCAATGGTGTGCAAGGTGGATATTGGTATCTTAGGACACAAATTGGTTATACCAAATAACACATAGGTTATAAAAAAGGAGAAAATAAAAAATGAAATACATAAATATTATTAAAGCTCAAGCGCCAATACATTATATGGCAAAGATTAAACTTCCTATTAAGGAAAATAAAAAATCTCGTGCTATTTTTAAAATGGTACTTGCAATAGATGAACTTGCAGCATATATCAAAGAGGAAGAAATGAAAATAATCGAAAAATATAAAGGTGTCATTCAATCAGATGGTTCAATCCAGTTTGGCAATGACCAAGATGGCGTTGATAGAGCAAATTTGTGCGTTAAAGAAATTGCCGAATTCGAAAACTCTGACGTGGATTGGAATTATGAAGTTGTGCGACTTTCAGAAGAATCACTGGCTGATGCATCAGATTTTTCTTTATCGCCAGAAGAAATATTCTACTTAGAAGGTTTTATTGAATTTGAATAAAGAGGAGAGGATGGTAATGTACCGTCCTCTCTTTGTTGTTATAGGAGAAAATAATTATGGTTATATGTGGAATTGATGCAAGTACAAATAAGACTGGTATTGCTATATTTATGGACGGTGAGTATATTGTGCATACATTGATTGATTTACACAAGGAATCTAATGCTGATGTGCGTATTCCAAAAATGATGTGCGAGATATGTGCTTTTCTAGATCGGTTTGGTATAGACAAAATTATTATGGAAAAAAGCATTTTAAAAACTAATGTTGATACCGTTCAAAAGCTAAGTAATATCGCTGGGGCGGTAATGTTATATGCGGCACAGCATGATATTGAATTTGAAAACCCTGTGCCTTCTGTGTGGAGAAAACGCATAGGCTTGCAGCAGTCTAATAAGATTAAACGGACAGCACTTAAGCTCGAAGCGGTACAGGCTGTGAAGCAAGAATACGATATGAATGTTACAGACGATGAAGCAGAGAGCATTTTGATTGCTCGAAGTGGCTATAAGTTGCCGACGATTGAGGTAAAAGCTGACAAAGTTTTATGGGGCAATGAATGAATTTGAAATGGAGAAAAGGAGATTTTTTTTATGAAGATTACAGCTAAACAATTTGTTGAAGATTTTCAAGAAAATAATATTCAAAATACAAAAATAAATGAACATGCGGTAGAAGATTATATCAGAAAAAAGTTAGAAATTAAAGAGTATATTCCATTTACGGAAAAATGTAAAATTATTGAAGTGGTGGTAGGCAAGAGTATTGTTGAAGAAAACGGAGTAAAGCGAGTTGACCCTATAAATCAATATATCAGTTTTGTTATTGCCATGCTAGTGGCACATACTTCGTTGGATATCACTCAGGATAATCCAATTAGTGATTATGATACTCTTTGTGAAACAGGGTTGTTAGAGCCAATTGTGATGTTATTCCAAAAAGACTATGACGAATGCAAAGTAGTGCTTGATATGCTTGTATCTCAGGTACTTGAAGATAATAATTTTAATGTTATTGTTGGTAAGTTTTTAAATGGCATTTTAGCTCATATAGATGTTTTTGCTACCACGCTAAAAGAATCTATGGGTAATGTCGATATAGCAAAAATACTAGGAGACAACTTTAAAGAAGAAGATATGGTAAAACTACATAGTTTCTTAGACTCATACAATAAATAATTTTTCGAGGAGTTGATTCAATATGGCACAAATCATAGATGAAAAAGCATTAGATAATGCTATTGATGAATTGTTTAAAGATTATAAGAAAGCACTTCGAGTTGCTGCACAAGAAGCCATTGATAAAGCAAGAGATGATATATATATTAAATCAATTTCTTGTTTGGTTGATTATTATAATGATTACCCACCAGCAAATTACACGTTAAGTTATAATCGCACATACAATTTGATGAAATGTTTAGTGCCATATTCTAATCCAGTAAAAGAAACGGCCGATGGTTATGATTGCGAGGCGGGCATAGAATATAACGGGTCGTTGTTAGAAAATACTTATTCTGGTTCAAAACAATACAGCCCTACTGACCCAAGCTGGATTATAGATAATTACCTTGCTGGTATTCACCCTCGAACTGATGGTAGCAGAGAAATTGGTGGGGGTAATTATGAAGAGGAAAAATATCAAGGAACAGTGGTTCCTTTTAATATAATGAACAACTATATAAATAGTTATAATGATACTTTTAATAAAAATTTAAGATTTTCATTGAGTAAGCAAATTTTAAAACTTACAAGAAAGTGAGGTGAAACTTATGGCAAGTAAAAGACAAGAATTTTATATGTCTGTAAAAGCAATCTTGGATAAGACTCAGGCAAAGAAGGATGCTGCTGAATTACAAGAGCTTTTATCGCAGACTAAAATAGATTTTGATACTCCTGAATTCGAAAGCAAGGTACGAGCTGTAGTTCAAAAAATGAGCAAGGAAACAATGTCTGTTATTGGTCAAAGCTTCAACGAAGCATTAAGGCTACTTGGTAAGGAACAGATTAATATTGACAGTTTAATTCAGATGCCCAATGCCGATATGTGGACAGAAATGGGCAAAATGGCTGGGCGGTTTTATGGCGAAGGGTTACAAGAAGCAGTTAAAAAGGCTCTAGAGGGTATTGATTTATCAGCACTAAACGGTCAGAAAAAAACTCATGGATGGATTAAGAATCTTGGCGAAATAGATCAAGCCCTTAATAGATTAAAAGACAAAAAAGGTAATATTAGCCAAACCAAGGCAAAAAAGATTCAGGAAGGATTTTCTCCTAAACCAAGAAAGCAAGAAGAAGCACTTTATACTCAGATAGAAAAACTCCAAAAGAGTTATTCCGACAAGGATGAATGGGAAGTAAGGTATGCTAACTTAGTAGAATATATTAAATTATATGAATCCTATCAGGAGAAATTTAAAAATGTACCTAAAGAGTTAGCTTCCATAGGTAAATTTACTTATAAACAGGTAAAATCTATTGAACCACAATTACAGACATCATTGCAAAATATATTTAATGTTGCCGCAGGTAAACAGCCAATAGGTTTAACTGAAGGTGGTACTGTCGATGTAAATGTAATTCCACGTGTAATAGAAACATTGGATGTGTATGATATTCTTGGTGGTAAAGATAAAATCAAAGTTCCTGTTGAAGTTAAGGTAGAAAACGAACCAAAGAAGAGCAGAATGACTCCTAACGCGCTTAGAGGTGTTCAGTCACCTGAAGAGACTGCTGGTAATAGATTGTCTTCAAGAGAATATTTAGGTGGTACATACTGGGTTCCAAATGCGTTTAAAGACATTGCCAAGAATTATGGAGATGGTGGTAATGTCTTAAAGGCGGCGCTGAAACCACTTAATGAACTTATAGTATCTGTTGATGGTTTGGAGTTTAAAGACTTAGATAAAAATCAGTTATTGTCATATTTGTTTCCCGGATTTGATAAGTATGAACAGGGTGGACAGCCAGACGATGCTCCACAAAAATTCTTCAACGAGATGGCACGACAGGCGGGCTTTGATTCACTTGTTATTAAAGAAGTTAATGAGGGTGGAAATGAACTAGTTGACACGATTGCTGTACTACAAGAAAGAATCACCCATTATACTGAGGCAATCCCTGAGTATTATGATGTTGAAAAATTAACCCCTGACCAAGAACGGGTTGTTTTATCTCAACAGAAAGGCTCTGCTGAAAGATGGTATGGCGAGACTATAAGTAGATTGCACCAAGAGCGTAATGTAGCTTACGCTAATAGGGATGATATTAAAGAAGAAAATAAGGTAAAAATTATTGATTCGGTTATCCCTATGTTAGAGCAAATGAAGGCAAAAGCAATGGCGGCATTTGACCAAGCGATTCAACCGCTAGGTGGATATCTTAAAGAAGAAATTAAGCGTGGTTTGCCGGAAGTTATAAAGGATGTAGATGATGGGCGAAAGGTTGCTTTGATTCAGGAGGATACTTTAAAATCATATTTATCAGAATATTCTGAACTATCTTCCAGAGAGACTAGAACCAAGGCGGAAAATGCCCGTATAAATGATATTAATAATGCCATTACGTCTGTTGTGTCAGAGAGCGACATTGATAATGTTTATGATTATTTAGATGCGTTGTCTGAAGGTGCTAAAACAATAGATGAAGTGTTTGATTTTTTAGCTCCCAAAATAAGTTTTAAACCTAATAATTTTGTCAATTCTGTGACAGGGCCTAATATATTAGGTACAGAGCAGCCCTCGAATGACAATAATGTTAATAAAACAATTCAGTCTTACGAGGAATTGTGCGAGGTTGTTAAAAGGTATAATGAGCTTGTTCTTAAGAATAAAACGGAAGGACAAACTTTTACGGATGCTGATCGTGAAGAATTGGATGGTTTAACCAATAGAATCCAGGCTACTCGTGATTTAATTGCATCTGATGATATCATTAATGAAATTAATGCTTTTGACCAAACATTGAGTGCCTTGGGTACTACTAATTTGGAACAACTCGCACATTATCTTGGCATAGAAATTCCAGAAGCTGCGCAAAAAGCCAGAGATAGTATTGAGTCTTCAAATGACAGTAATAAAACGAACAGCGAGAACATTCAAACTATTTTAAACGATGCAAATAAATTTTTATCTTCAAATACGGATAAAAAGATTGAAGACTATTTTGAATTAATAGCTACTAATGCCATTGAAATGTCTGATGATGTAAAACACGCAATTGAAGCAACAATAGGTAGCGTAGATTCACTTCAATCTATTGGTATTGGTGCAAACAATCACGGTGGTTTAATTGGAGACAAATCTGCTCTAATTTTAAAGAAACCTCACTGGGACAAAAGTAATAAAAAATGGGCTGTTGATAAGCAGCAGAGTGATGATGCAGTTGAATTGCAAAGTCGGCTACGTGGAACAGATATACCTGATGTTAATTTAGGAAAAATTCAAGAGGTAATTAATGCCGAGAAGTATTTGATTGAGTTGCAAAGCCGAGTTAGTGGGGCTCCAATATCGACAATCGGTGAAGCAGTCGAAAGAATCAATCCAGAAATATTGAACGCAACAGAGAGTTCAATTCAATCTCTGATTTCAGCAATGCACGAGCTATATAATATAGGGGTTGAAACTGATGTTCAAAACTTGGGTAATATTTTGTATGACGGCAAAAATGATCAATTTGGTATTGTTGATATGGACGTCAAACATGATTTTGAATCATTTGAAGCCATGCTTAACGCATTTGCTCAAACTGTGCGGAATCAGGTTGAAGATATCGCTAATACATTAAATGATCCACAAATGGCAGAAGCATGGTCTCGATTCGCAGATATGGTTGACGGTGAAGTTGCAAAAACTGTTGCAACTCAGTCACCAATTGTACCCGTTGACACTCAAGGCGTAGAACCTATTAAAGATAAGCAGGTCTCTATTGACGAAACAGCCCTGAAGAGTATTCTTGATGGCATTACTTATAAGGTACAGATTGTTGGAGACAATGAAGCTTCAGAGCAAGGTACCACAGTTATCAGCGAAGAGTCACTGAAGACAATTTTAAGCTCTGTTACTTTTAATGTTCAAGGTTCGTCCGAGGTATCTACAGAAGAAGCCAATAAGATTGCTATTGATGAAACGTCGTTGGAGAATGTGCTAAACAAAGTGTTTGGTAGTATTTTAACTTCTCATGATGCATCTACAAAAGGCGATAACGCTGGTGCTCCACAAGCACAGTCTACTGAAAAAGTAGATGAAAGTTCACCTCAAGCTCCATGGGCAAGAGAAAGTACTCTTAGTGGTGAGATTAAGTCAACTTTAGAAGATATTAGAAAGAATACTATCTTAGATGAACATAATAAACCAGAAACATCTTTAGGAGAAGATACGGTTACAAGATTAACAGATGCTATTAGTCAAATAAATATTACTTCTGATTTAACTACCGAGGGGTTAGCAACTCAAGATACTGTTAGTGAGATTTCGGGTCTTGTTAAGAGCATTAATGATAAGATTGTTCAGGGAACAAAGGTTATTGAGAAGGGAAAATCTACCTCAGTAGGTGATTTTAAAAATACTCAGAAGCATAATAGTACTATTAATCATGGACAAGCTGAAGGAACATCTGGTTCTGCGCAAAAAATGTTTGATTATTATTATTGGCTTGAAGAACAGATGGAGAAGTTCAAAAATAATACCAAATATTATAATGCATTAAAAAGTGTTCGTGATAGAATTACACCTAAAATTGTAAAATTCAATGACGAACTTGAAATAAGTGGTAAAGAATCTCCTGTTTGGAAAAAATCGCTTGATCAAAAACATGACTTGCATATGGCGCAAATTCAAGGTGGAGAAGAATATTCTGAGAGCCTGTCTACAGAAAAGAAAGCACTTGAATTATTAAAAGAAGAATATCGACTTAAATCAGAAATCTTTAATTTGGAGCAGCAAGGTGCGGTAAAGGAAGACTTAGATCCCCTTTATGAAAAGCTTGGCATATATCAGTCTATTAGAAATATCATTGAAGACGATATGGATGATGAGGCTTTAACTAGGTATGCTGTCCAGGCCGCAGCGGTTCAGGGTAAAGGTGAAGACAAATTAACTGTTGCGAATATTAAGTCTAATATTAAGGCTCGGGCTGAAGAAGTTAAACAAGCTGCACAAAGCGTAAAAGAAGAAGAACAACAGGAAGCTACTGCCCTTAAAGAGCTGAAAAAATTATATAGTGAACTCGGAGTACTTCAGGCTAAAAAACAAGCGTCTGACAAAGGTAGTGCTGTAGCAACAGAATTAAGAGCACAGATTAGTGCTAAAAAATCAGAAATAGCGGCAAAACAAGTTGACCATAACGTCAATCAACAGCTTCTTGAAGATGAACGGCAATTATCATATGAAAAGGAAAAAAGTTCAATTGCTATGCAAAATGCCGCTAGCAAGGATGCTACTGCGACAAAAGAAGAAGCTACTGCCCTTAAAGAACTTAAAAAATTATATGAAACCCTAGGTAAGCAAAAGGCTATTATGGACGCCGCTACACCAGGGGCACAATATGACAAGGCAAAAAGTGATTATGATAAAACTGTTGCCGATATCCAAAACATTCCTAAAGCCTCTAATTTTGAAGCGGAAGATGAAATTGACATTTATAATAAGGCTTATGAGGAACAAAAGAGAGTGCTTGAAAACGAAAAGAAAATTCAAGACGAAAAGCAAAAAACGAATGATACACTTAAACAAACTAAACAAGCACTTGAAGAAATTAAAAAGCTTTATGCCGAGCTTGGTAAATGGCAAGCTATATTAGATACTAGTTATGATGATTCTTACGTTGCTCAGGACGCACAACTTAATATTGATAGACTGAAAGAAGAAATTGCAGCAAAAAAAGAAAAAGTAGATATTTCTGAAGAAGAATTGCAGCAAATATATCAAATTGCTAAGGCAGAAAAGCAACGCGCCATAGCATCACAACAGTCCAAACAAGGCGATAAAAGCGCACTTAAACAGCAAATAAAGCAATCTCGTGAAAATGCTCGTTTTAATCGTGCAAATTCTGTATGGAATACAGGTGTTAGCACGATGGAGTCCTTGTGGGAGATTGATGATGATTCTATTGATATATCACAAATTCCTGCCGTTAGGCAGTTAAATGACGCATTAAATGCACACAAAGCCATTAAAGACAAAATAGCCCAACAAGGTAGCATTATTGACCCAAATGACGAGGCTTTGTTGAAGGCACAAACACAAGATGTTGCAAGACTTACTGTTCAAGTTAAAGAATTGATTCAAAATTATAAGCAATTAAGTGGTAAAAATGCTACAGAAATAAGCAAGCTTGGTGCCGGAGATCTTAAAGAGCAATTAATAGCTGCGGCGAAAGAATTCACACATGGCAAGGGTATAATTGGTGAGTTTAACGCAGAGACTGAAACGTTAGCAGTTAAAGTTCAACGTGGAGCCCATGAGTTTACTAATTATACTATAGCAGTTAGAGATGCGGATCAGCGTATAATGGCTTTAGAAGGTACTACAAAACGTACTGAAACATTCTTTGAAGCAAGTGCTCGTAAAATGAAAGAAATTTCTTCTTACATTACTGGCATGGGACTAATAAGTCGAGGAATGCAAGAAATTCGTCAGGGTATTACTTATGTTAGAGAAATTGACAGTGCTTTAACGGAATTGAAGAAGGTAACTGATGAAACAGAAGAGAGCTATGATCGATTTTTGCAGACGGCATCCAAAACGGCTGCTAAAGTTGGTAGCACGGTTAGGGATGTTGTTAGCTCGACGGCTGACTTTGCAAGGCTTAAATGAATTAGGTCTCCTATATGGTAACATATGGGCAAACAATTAGCTTAAAACGGTGAAACCCAGGCGACTGGCAATACCGTGGGTAAGGTTCCTGATCGGGAACGCCCGTAACGACTAAAAAGTATAATTATGAAAGGTGGAATGAGATATGTTTGTGAATAACATAGCTTTGTCACAAGATGAACAGCAAATAATTTATGGGGGTCTCTTAGGAGATGCTACTTTAAGAAAAAATCAAAATTCAATACGATTTTGTCAATCGATAAAACAAGAAGAATACTTAAAGTGGAAGTATTCTTTTTTTAATGATAATGTTAGTGAAATTACAATACAAAATTATCAACAAGGATGGACAACTATTGCCTTTTCATTACAAAATCATCATCATATTTTAGATCAATTTTATCATCGTATTAGGAAAATTGTGACGGATAAAAATGGTGATAAAAAAATAACAAGAGAATATTTAAATCTTTTAAATCCTCTTGGTTTAGCTATTTGGTGGATGGATGATGGGTGTTTGTCTATACATAAAGGAAACAGATATGGGAAATTGTGTACTCATGGATTTTCATATGAAGAGAATTTAATTATACAACAGTATTTTCAAGAAATATGGGGTATACATGTTGATATAAAAATAGAAAAAAGAAAATATTATTTTTGTAGATTGAATACTGAAAATTTAAAAAAATTAATTTCTATTATATATCCTTATGTAACACAAGTTCCTTCTATGATATATAAAATTGATTTAAATTATACATTGACAAAATATATTGGGGACTTTAAGGAAGTCTATGATTATATCAAAGAAAAATGTTCATGATATATTATACGTGCATATATAGTAATATTATGCATACGCTAATCAACTTATATAAGTTGAAGATATAGTCTGAACTGCACATATAATCTAATAATGAAAGTGCAGAGGTGGGCAGAGATGACCCATCCCTTTCTATTTATAGAAAGAGTAACAAAATTGAGGATATTCTATGCAAGAAGCTGCTACTATGGCTGAAAACGCTCAGTTGTTAATGAATGTATCTGAGTTTGATGATATATCAAAAGCAACTGATACTCTTATTTCGGCTATGCAGGCATTTAATTATAGTGCTGATGAAACGTTACATGTAGTTGATGTTTTTAATACAATAGGTAATAATTACGCAATATCAACAGCAGATTTAGCAGATTCATTAACAAGATCTTCAGCAGCATTAGTAGCAGCAGGTAACTCGCTCGAACAAGCTTCAGCATTAACCGTAGCAGGTAATACCATACTTCAAGACCCGGAATCTGTCGGTAATGCATTAAAAGTCGTTTCTATGCGTATTAGAGGTGTATCAAGTGACCTCGAAAAGGCAGGAGAAGAAACGGACGGTATGATTACTAATACCGCTAAATTACAAGCAAAAATCCAAGGATTAACAGGAGTTAATATCTTACAAGACAATGGTGCTTTTAAAGACACATATACTATTTTATATGAGCTCGGTAAAGCCTATGAAAATCTCGACGACTTGTCTCGTGCAAGTCTTCTTGAATTAATTGCTGGTAAGACTCGCGGCAGTGCAGTAGCAGCAATTTTACAAAATTATGAATTATTAGAAGAAGCATATAATGATGCGTTAGATGCTGAAGGCAGTGCTTGGAAAGAGAATCAAAAATATTTAGATTCTATACAAGGCAAAATTGACCAGTTTACAAACGCTGTCCAAACGATGTGGAACAATACCTTAGATGATAGCTGGATTAAGGGTTTTGTAAGCTTTGGTACTATTATAATTCAAACAATTGATAAAATTGGCTTATTAACTACAGCTTTAATTGCTCTAGGTGCCGTTTCTATGATCAAAAATAAGACGGGGCCAATAGTCTTTTTACAAGATTTGACTAAATTTGCAACTGACGCAAATGCTAAAATAGCAAATTTCCCAAAAACTATTAACACTTTAGTACAAGGTACTCAACGGTTAACTTCAGCGACATTAGAACAAGCAGTAGCAAATGGCTCTTTGACAACTTCGGAAGCTATTCGTCAAGCAACAATGAGTGGATTAGTATTGTCGCAAGTTTCATTAACTGCCGAGGAGGCAAAAGCATTATTGGCGACTACTGCTTTAAACGAGGTTGAACAACAGAATATTATTACAAAATTAGGTTTGTCGTCCTCATCTCAAAAAGTCACTCTTGCTATGCTTCAACAAGCCGTAGCAACTGGTAAATTAACGGCTTCTGAAGCAACACAAATGGCACTTGCCACAGGGTTGGTGGCTAAAGAAACAGCATTAACTGCGGCACGAGCTACTAAGATATTAACTACTAACGGCGTGGCTGCATCGGAAACACAAGCTATTGTATCTGCATTGGGGCTCGGAAAAGCAACTCAAACTTTAACATTGGCAACTATTCAACAAGCAATAGCAAATGGCACTTTAACTGCTTCTCAGGGAGCAGTTGCCATGTCTTTATTAGCAACTCAAGGCGCAGCGACGGGATTGATTGGCACATTAACAGCATTATTGGCAGCAATATGGCCGTTGTTGGCAATTGGTGTAGCTATTTTTGCTATTGTTAAGATAATTGATGCCGTTGTTACAACAACTAAGGAACTTGAGGAAGAACTTTCTGGACTTAAGTCTGAGCTTTCAGATATTCAGTCTGAACTTGATTCTGTAAATAATGAGCTTAAAACAATGAAGGAGCGAATGGACGAGCTTCTTTCTAAAGGTACATTGTCATTTACAGAAGAAGAGGAATTAAAGAAACTAAAGAAAACCAATGACGAACTTGAAAGAGAAAAATATTTATTAGAGCAAAGAGAAAAGAGAAAGAATAAAGAAGTAGCCCAAAAGTTTGTAGAAACAATGGATAGCGCTCATGGGGGTACACTGTTTCGCGATGCAGTAATACTTGAACATTCAATGCCTGCATGGGCAAGCACAACTGAAAAGATTAATAAAAAGAAAGATGAATTAAAAAATGCATCGACTGAAAAAAGAAAATTTCTTTTTCTGGAGCTTGATTCAGAAGCAGATAAAATTCAAAAAGAAATTGACAACTTAGAAAAAGAACGTGATGCTTACGCAAAAAGTACTGATGACACTATTGATAAATATTTAGAATATGCTGAAGGTGTAGAATATTTTGAAGGTGATAATCTTGAAGAATGGCAAAAGGCATCAAACGAGCAACTCGATTTCATCAATAATATGCGTGACAAGTGGGAAATTATGTTGGGGTCCACTAACGCAAAACCAAATGCTATTAGCCGCATATTCAACAAAGAGCAATTCTCTGAAATTTCTGATGAAATTGATAAATTAGTTGAAAAATTAAAAGAAGATCCAGGAAATACGGTATACGAAGAAAAAATAAGAGATATAATTTGCAGTAATGAAGAATTGCAAAATAATCTAAAACAAACTGGATTAACAGTAGATGATGCTGTTGCATCATTTACAAAATTTAGCTCTGGTTTTGATAGTGACAGCATTGATGGAATAACTGAACAATATCAAAATGCTATTGATGTTTTAAGACGAATTACTATTGACAGATTAGAAATTGAAAAAGAATTAAAACAATACGCTTATGGTGGAACTGTAGATTTACTTAATAGACCATTAGTGGATGCTTCAGAACTGTCTAAGGTAGGATGGGAAAATGCTGGCGAAGGTACGGCTACAGTATTTAGTAGTACGTATTCAAATGAAACTGGTACTATTGCAGTAAACTTTACACCTATCTTACCCGATGGTAGTAGGGTGTTGGGCCCAGATGAACTACAAAGATATGCAGAAGATGTTATCTCTGGAGTTCGTCGGGACGATTTGAATCTACAAATTGGAGCGACGTTCGAAGGAGAAGATGCAATAGATCAAGCAGTAAATGCGGCAGAAAAAATACACAATCTTCAAGATATGTATTATTTGCCAATTAAAGTTGAGCTAGATGATGGTACCACAGAAGAAATTAAATGGGATGATTTGTTTGAGTGGGATGAGGCAAGTAAACAATGGAAAGCACAAAGCACTCAGTTTGCTAAAATTTTAAAGGATACTGATGAAACACTTAGACAAGAATTTATAACTTTAGCAGAGAATATTAAGAATAATAAAATAAGTATTGAAGATGCGGTTAATTCTTTGGAATTATCTGGCTTGATTCGTATTACCAAATTAACAGAAAATACATTGTCAACTTTAAACACAGATATGTTTGCTGATGTTAAAGATGATATTTCTGGGCTTATTGATACATTTTCAGAATTAGGTTCCGCTCTTGAAAGCACTGCGTCCGCAATGGATTTGCTACATAGCGCACAGCAACAAATGAACAATAGCGGCAGAATATCTGTTAAAACAGCTCTTGAATTAATTGAATCAACAGATAATTGGGAGAAAATTTTAACTGTTACTGGAGATACAATCACTCTTAATTCTGACGCCGAACAGGTATTGATAGGAACAAAACTTCAATTAATTGAAGAAAATATTGATTTGGCATTAAGCCAAGCTCAGTTGCAACTTGCACAAATTGAAGGTACAGAAGCTACACTTGAAAATGCCGAAGCTGACCTTATTACAGTAGAAGCGCAAAAAACATATGACAATGCAATGCTTCAGAGTTCCGCTGTGTCGGCAGGGTTAGGTGCTGCTGTTGGTGTTCTTGTTCAAAAGCTTAACGCTCTTAGAAATTTAGATTTTGATAATTCAGCATTAAACACATCGTTATTTGATGCATTCAATAGCGCATATGATTCTGTTATTACATTGTCTACGTCTACAGTAGATGCCGCTGTTACGGCGGATGAATTAAAACAAAAAATTAGTGCTTTACAAGAACAAAAAAACCTTATATCACAGATTAATACTCCTGAAACATTCGGGGCTTACTATGATTTCGATAAAACTCCTGGGGATAAATACACCGATAAGAGCAGTACGAAATCAGATTCTGCCCTTGAAAAACTCAAAAAGGAATACGAGAATAAAATTTCCTTACTCGAAAATCAGAAAACATATATTGAAAACGAAATATCTCGTCTAGAAGCATCCGATCAACAAGTTAGTAGAAATTTATACGAAGAACAGATTAAGCTCGAACAGCAAAAGTTGGCACTTTATGAAAAAGAAAGAGAAAAACTACTCGCTCAGATGTCAACTGTAGCTAAAAACTCCGACGAGTGGTATGAATATGCCGATGCCATCTGGGAGGTCGAGCATTCTATTCAAGAGACAGCAATATCCGTCGTAGAGCTTCAAAAAAAGATAGCTCAACTTTATATTGATGTCTTTAACAAAATAGATGAAGCATATAGTAAAGAGCAAAGCTTACATGACAAACGCATAGAAGCTCTTGAAGATGAAATTGAGCTTTTAAAGCTTCGTAATGAATATGCTACTATTTCTCCTGAAACTTATAACCAGTTAAGTGCTGAAGAAGATGCGAAAATTCAAAGTAATCAAAATGAAATTACCAGACTGAAGGCATTACTACAAAAGGGCATTGATGAAAATGGCGAAGCACTGACAGAAGAAGATATCTATGATATGTTGGAAACTATCTATGAAAAAGAGGCAGATATTCGCCAAAGCGAAATTAAAAAAGAACAGTATAAGCAAGACAAGAAACAAGCATATTTAGATAGATTCAATAATACATCAGAAGCATATGATAATTTAGCCAACGTTTATCAAGGTAATTATGATAATGCAGAATATTACAAGAAGTACGCAGACTTATATGGTATAAGTATTCCAAAAGAAATTTTAGATTATCAAACCAGCCAGCTGGAACAACAAGTTCAAGTAACTCTGAACAAAAAAGCCGAGCTGGAAAGACAATTAGCTGAAGCAATTGCCAGCGGCGACATTCAAGTTGGCGATTCTCAATGGCTTGAAATGGTCAACGCAATTAATGATTGCACTTCTGCGGCAAATGAATTCCAGTATCAGATTGCTGAGGTTGCGCAAGAAATAAATGCTTTGTCTGTTGAAAAGTTCAATGACATAAAAGATGCATTCAGTAATGTTAATGACGTATTCAGTGATAGACAGTCATATATAGAAGAATATATGAACTATCTCGAAGCACTGGGCATAACTGTCCCTGCAGAAATGTACGAAGAACTTATTGCTAACGAAGAGCAAAGACAAGCGTCTAATATGGCAAGTCTCGAATCACTTCGTAGTCAACTTGCTGAAATGGAAGCTAATGGCTATACTGCAGAGGACGATGAATGGGTTCAGGCTCAAGCAGATATTCGTGCATTAGAAAAAGAAGTATTAGCGTCTGAAACGGCAATGGCCCAATGGAGCAAGACCATACAAGAAATGAGCTTTGAAAAGTTCGATGAGTTCTTGAAGAGAATCCAGGATGTTTGTGACGAGCTTGAGAATGTTTATGGTCTTATATCTGATGAAGATGTTGCTCTTGAGGATGGTTCTTGGACAGAAGAAGGCATTATGTCTCTTGGACTAATGACTCAGAAGATGGCGATAGCCAAAGAACAGGCGGCCGAATATGCAAAAGAAATAGAAAAACTTGAAGAAGAATACCAAAAAGGTACAATGAGCGAACAGGACTATTATAATAGATTAATGGAACTGAAAGATGGACAATGGGAAAGCATTAACGCATACAAAGATGCAAAAGATGCTATTATTGACATTAATGAAGCTCGTATTGATATGATTGAGCAGGGTATTCAAAAAGAAATTGATGCTTACACTAAACTAATAGACTTGAAGAAAAAAGAGTTAGATGCCGAACGTGATCTATATAATTTTAGAAAAGATATTAAATCTCAGACAAAAGATATAGCCACACTTGAGCGCAAAATAGCAGCAATGTCGGGATCGACAGATGCTGCAACCATTGCACAGAGGTCGAAATTAGAAGCTCAGTTGCGCGAAGCCAGAGAATCACTTAACGATACATACTACGACCATGCTATGGATTCGCAAAGCAATGCATATGATGACGAACTTGACAGCTATACCAAATCAAAAGAAGACTATGTTAAACAACTCCGTGAAGCTTTAAAAGATGTAGAAAAAATAGTAGCTGATAGTATGGCACAAGTGCTTGTCAATGCAGATTCAGTGCTGACAGGCTTGAATAATGTTTCGTCAGAATACGGCGTAACTTTGTCAGATTACCTAATGCTCCCATGGCAAAATGCCGCGCTGCAAGCTACAGCATATAAAGAAAGTGGCATTCTTGATTTAGCCGACTTCACTGACCAAACTGGAATCTACAGTGGCATAATTACTGACCAAATCAATAATCTATTTGGTAATGGTTCATTGGCTGCGGGTCTGTTCCAAACAAGTGTCGAAGGCGTTGTGGAATCTATTAGAGTGACTGTTAATGAAGCTACTTCTCCTTTAACTTCTGATTTACAATTGCCTTGGCAGACAGTTAAAGAGTATGCACAAAATACATTTGCTCCAGAAATAATGTATGCCCTACAAAGTGTAGCTGATGACGCCTCTGGCAAAAAAGAACAGTTAACAAATGATTTAACAATCGCTTTCCAAGAGGGAGTAAATAATGCGGAAGAATTTAATCAAGTGGTTATAGATGCATTGAACGACGTTATAAACAAATCTGATGATTTTGCCGATGTTGTTCCCTCAAATGTCACTGCGCCTTCAGACGATCCCTGGAGCTTGTGGTCTAGTAATGTTCAAAATCTCATTCAAAGGATTATTGATAAAGCAAACGATGCTGTGACAGCTATTAATAGCATGAATAATGCTGCCAATAATGCACAGAGCATAGCTGATACTATTAATAGTACTGGTACGAGTGATAATGGAGGAAAAGGAAATAGTGGAAGTACTAAAACCAGTCAACCTACATCGTCATATCCACCAATTGGATCTCAACATACCAAGTATACGGAAGCCGATGTGAAGGCATTGCAAAGTGTTTTGAATTCATTGTTTAGCACAGGATTGACCGTTGATGGCAAGCTAGGCCCTGCTACTAGTGCAGCTATCAAGAAAGCACAGAGGATTATGTATCAAAACGGAAATGAAACAATGAAAGTGCAAGATGGTTTGTATGGTGTGGCAACTAGAGCTGCTATGATTAGTTATATTGATAAAAAAATTGATAACTTGCGCGGTCAAAGTGGATCGTCTATGATGAGCCAAGGTATTAAAAGATATACTGATATGAAAAAGACATTGCCCAAAGCATTTTATGCAAAAGGTACAATGGGTATCTCTAAAGACCAATGGGCGATTACCGATGAACCACAGTTCGGTGATGAACTTGTTCTTATCCCTGGTGCTTCAGGAAATCTTTCCTTTATGCGTAAAGGTACTAGTGTTGTACCAGCAGATATTACAAAGCGCATATTTGATCTTGCTCAAACCCCAACAAATGAGCTTGGTAACAACTTAGTTAAAGTATCTATTCCAAATGTTTCTACAAATAATAATATTGAATTAACATTTGATACATTATTAAAGGTAGAGAACGCAACAAAAGAAACTATTCCTGAACTTAAGAAGCTTGTACAAGAACAACTTGATGTATTTGCAAGAAAGCTTAACTATGGAATTAAAAGAGTTGGACAATAAAACAACATATGACAATCGGAGGGAGAAATCCCTCCTTTTGTTATATAAATATAGTAGTAGTTAGAAAGGAACGGTGATTGCGACGTGATCAGTCCGTACAAAATTAGATTTAGAAACAAGACTAATATAGATTTTGACGCCATTGTCGATATTGCATTTTCTGATGATAATGGTGAAACTGATAGCTTTTTAAATAAAGAAGTAGTGTCATCCACTAGTTGGGATGGCTCATATAAAAGAATACATGGCTATAAATACAACCAACCTTTAACAGCGACATTGACGTTCGCCAAAAATGATTTTAGTGATTTCAATGACTGGGAAAATAGACGTATGTTATCTTGGCTGTCTGGTAGTAGTGAAATGCAAAAACTTGAAATATACAAAGATGACACCGAAGTTGTATCGTATATCTTGTATGGCAACATCGTTACTTTACAGCAACAAAAAATAACTAATAATCGAGTAATTGGATATGTGTGTGAGTTCGAAAATATATCTCCATATGCTTACTCGCCAATAAAGGTAATAGAAAAAGAAGTAAGTTCTTCAGAGAGTATTTTAATTAAGTGTCATAGTGACGAAGAAGAGAAGAAACTATATCCAAAAATTACACTTACTATTGGCAATAGTATTTATTTGGATACAACGGAAGACCCTATGCAATCTACTTTTGATATGATGCCTAATACGGTCTATAGATATACGTATAAAGACCCAAAAAGTGGTTTAGACAAAATTGTTCTTTGCGTGAATATTGATGGGCAAAAATATACTTTAGCTGGCACTTTTTCTGGTAGTATTGAGAATCAAACTCCTAGTGCTGACACAACAGGCTTATATTATTTGAGTTCTAGTGATATGAGCGTATACAAAGGGGTGCATAGCGATCAAGGTTACGGCTGGCAGCTAATAGGCAAGGTTGGTAATGGTGTAGAAATATCTAATACTTACACCAAAGATGAGAAGATTACTATTGCAAAATCTATCATTACGGGTTGTTATAAAAATGAAGTGATAACTTTGGATGGTACCAATCGAGTTATTGCAAGTTCAAATACGCCCTTGCGAGTTTTTGGTAATGATTTTAATTGGAAGTTTCCTTACTTTATTAATGGAGAAAATAATATTACAGTGTCTGGAAATTGTGTAATTAAAATCGAATGGTCTGAACCACGTAAGGTCGGACAGTTATAATTCCAAGGAGGAGTAGCTATGAATTTACCATCAAATTTATTTGAGAATTATACTCCGCCTTCGGTATTTCTATGTCAACCAAATAAAGAGATTATAGGAGAGCTACAGATTTATGATTTTTCAGGTGCTTTTAAATTTAATACCTATTCTGAGATTCAATTTTCTGTTGCGAAAACGTATAATGATCCAATACAAGGCAAGAGTGTAGAGAACTTATATTATTCATTAATTGATTCTTTGCGTGTCATTTATATTTTCGGTATAGGGCATTTTATGATTCAAGATGTTCAAGAAAATTTAAACGATTATGATAGTAAAACAGTTTCTTGCTTTTCATTAGAGTATTCTACAAGCACAAAATTTCTTGATACATTTAGAGTTAATACTGGTGAAGATGACTCTTTGGAATACATTTATCATATGCAAAAAAATGGTGTGGATTATTCTATAGATAGACCATATGTAAATGCTCCGACTACATTTGACCCATATGAACGATATTTTATTAAGGAATATACAGACAATGATTCCTATGTTTATACCGAAGTGAAAATTACAGACGCAAACGCATTTGCTGAATATGATGAACAATTATATATCAAAGCATTTCCTAATATCAGATTTTATAACCCATCTAATCCGGCTTTAAGTTTATTACACATTGTTTTTAATTATATCCCTGAATGGAAAATTGGAACGGTGGATTCAGACTTATGGTTTCAAGAGCGTACTTTTAGCGAAGATCGAATTTCAGTATATGATTTTTTATGTAATACTGCTGCGGAAGCTTTTCAATATGTGATACAGTGGGACTCGATTAATGGGGTTGCTAATTTTTACGCAACCGAAGAAGACGGAATTACTGATAATAATGAAATTCAAACTCGCTGGGATACTGACGTATTTATTTCTAGAGAAAACTTGGCGTCACAAATTGATATTAAGTATTCTACTGACGAAATAAGGACAAAATTAAAAGTAACTGGTGGAGACGGACTGGCAATTCGTGATGTAAATCTAGGCGAAAGTAACATAATGAATTTATCTTTTTACAATGACCCTATGTGGCTAGGTAATGATTTATATATTGCATATAATAAATATATCAGTCAAGTGGAAAGTAACACAGAGAAATATACGAATTATATGTCCGCGTGGGTGGCTGCTTATAATGAATATAGTGATTTAATGAATGCTATTCCCATATCGCAAGATGTGCTACGCATCGGAGATAAATTTCAATTATTATATTGTTTGTACAGACCTGTGTACGAGGATGGGGCTTCCGATAACGAAAAAGAAACGGCGATTAATGCTGCAAAAACATCCTTAGAAAAGAAATTAGATTTATACCATGTTAAAGAAGATACAAAATGTAATAAAACAGATAACGTACTATTAACTTTAGAAAATGCTGATTCTGATAGTGCAACTATTCGTGTTTATTATAATAGTGAGGAGTCAGTTTATAAAATTCGTAGAACTATAACCAATGCGGCAACAGGTGTTATTTCTTCAGTAGAATATTCTTTAAGACAATGGGTAACAGAAGTATTAACAGCTAATTATTTAGGATTAAATAATTATACCGTTAAATCAATTGGTATTTTGGGTGCTTACTTATGTCTCGTCAAAGACGAAACAAAAAAAGAAAATGTACAAGATTATGGTATTAAACTTCTTCAAGAAAAGCAATCTGTTTATACTAAAATCTTTATTGTGCAAACTGAAGGTTATTATTCAAAAGAAGGGAACCAGTGTGTTGCTAGTGATACACAACCAACTGGAGAAATAGCCGCTGGTACAAAATGGCTTGATACTGATAGCAGTCCATTAAAGCTTTATATCTATAAGAACGGGGCATGGATAGAGTATGACCCAACAAAGAATAATGAGAATCAGAGCGATTATGAAAATTATGCTCGGTATATAGAGAACTATGAAAAATTACAAGTAGTACAGGAAGTTCTACTTGAAAAAGAATTACGAGCATCATATTTATTAAATGGTGTTGCTGTCAAATCCCGCTATTTTACAAAGGATAAGGTCAATTCTGAAAATTTAATGAGCGTTATTGCTGAGTATTTCCCTGAAGAGTATCAGGAGGGAACTATTACGCTTGTTGGGTACGAACAAGAATTTGGTATTGTTCGTTTCACTATTGGAAGAGATTTAAAAAATGAATATGCTGTGTATATTGGTGACAATGGTATTCCATACATTGCTTATAGTCGTTCACAAGGCGTTAATTTATCTAGAATGAATAGTTTAAAAAAGCAATCAGCAATGGAAAATTTCTTTACAGAAGGAGAGCTAATAAGACTATCTCCTTTCATTAGAGAAGATGAATATACTAATGACAATATTATTTTAACAGGGTATGAATCAGAAGAAGAAGAAATTTCAATTAAAAAAACATTGTTGCAAGAGGCAACAAAGGAACTTAAAAAGATTTGCCAACCTAAATTATCATTCAGTATAGATATGGCAAATATTATGGCTATACCTGAATTTTTACCGCTAAGAGAACAATTCCAACTAGGAAGTTTTGTAAAAGTTGAATTAAGAGAGAATTATATTAAGAGAGCTCGTTTATTAGAGGTCTCCATTAATTTTGATAATTTGTCAGATTTTTCTTGCACATTTGGTGATCTAGTTACTACAAAAGATGAAGTTGATAAAACAGCAGATTTGTTGCAACAAGCAGTGACAGCTGGTAAAACTGTTGCAGCGAGTTCGTCAAGTTGGCAAAAGGCGGTTGAAAAAAGTACAGCATTGGATAAAGCTATTAAGGATGGATTAAAAGATGCAGCCTTACAGGTTGGTAGCACGTCTAATCAAAGTATCTCGTGGGATTCTCGGGGAATTTTGGGTCGTAAATTAGTTGAGGGTACTGAGAATACATATGAACCAGAGCAGTTTCTTCTGAGTAACAATAAGCTTGTATTTACGAATGATAACTGGAATACTAGCAAGGGCGTGTTTGGAGCATTTAATGTAAAAGGTGAAAAAAGATGGGGTATTCTTACTGATTGCATGATTGGTGGATATATTGAAGGATCGGAGATTAAAGGTGGTTCGCTAGAAATCGGGGGAGAAGGCGGGACGTTTAAAGTAAATTCAAATGGCTCAGTTGAAATTCTTGGAGCAGATGGTAGTAGTACATATGCAACAAAAAATGATTTTCAACAGGCGGTTAGTTGGACAATTGAAATTGTTTCTGATGGACCAACAGTTTTTACTGATAAAAGTCAAACAGCTACATTAACTTGTAAAATTTACAATCAAGGTGAAGATAAAACAAATACTATTAGTAGTAGCAAATTTAAATGGATTCGTACATCCGCTGATTCTTCAAGCGACAGTATATGGAATTCTAAACATATTGGAATGAAATCAATAGTTGTTACACATCTAGATGTAGAAAAAAATGCAACAATATATTGTAAAGTAGATGTTGAAACTACGTAAATGGAGATTATGATGATGCTAGTTAGTGAACAGTTAGTTGAAGTAAAAATAGGTAGTAAAAATTTTCAACACTATAAGCAGCTTGGGTACGATATTAAAACTGGCACAAATATTAAAGTGCCAGTAGAACATTTAACAGCCGGAAGTCATGCTATAGTTCAAATAGTTTGTGATATATGTGGATGTCTTATCAAAAGACCATATTATGATTATTTAGAAAAACACAACATTGATATACTTGATATTGATGTTTGTATTAAGTGCAAAAATAAAAAAACAGAACAATCAAATCGTTTAAAATATGGTGTGCCATGTGTTTTTCAAGATAATAATATTAAAAATCAAATTAAAAATATTAACTTGCAAAAATATGGTGTTGAAAATCCTTTTCAATCGGAAGAAATTAAAAATAAAATTAAATTAACATGTTTAAACAAATATGGTGTTGAGTATTTTTCACAAACAGATGAATATAAAACCAAAACAAGACAAACATGTCTTGAAAGGTATGGTGTTGATTTTCCCAACCAAAGCATTTTTGTGAAAGAAAAAGCTATGAAAACAATTTCTCAGAATGGAAATATTAAAACCTCAACGCAGCAAATAAAAGTATATGAAATTATTAAAAACAAATATCCAAATGCGGCACTGAACTATGTGTTTAGTAACTGTTTGTTGGATATTTTTGTTTGTGTAAATGATACTAGTATTGATGTTGAATATGATGGGTGGTTTTGGCATCAAGACCAACAACAAGATATTAAAAGAGATAAGTTTTTGCAATCAAAAGGATTTAAAATACTTCGTATCAGGTCTGGGCATTTAATACCAGATGAGCAAGAAATATTTAATAAAATAAATGAATTAGCAGATACTCAGCATTGTTTTAGAGAAATTGTGTTATCAGATTGGAAAGGTCATGATATAGAATATGTACAATAATATTTATTTAATTACTACATAATTACGGAGGAACATAATATGATAGTTGGACTTATGTCAAATCAGCAAACCTTTATTGATATGACAGATTCTCAGAATTTATCAATCAGTATTGCATACAATTTACCTGTAGTGCAGGTTAAAAATAATAGCGAAAATCCAGCAACTTATTCTCCTTCGTGGGAGACGACAAATTTAATTTTGACACCAACAGTATTTTTAAATTCAGCAGACGTTACAACTTCTATTGAATCTATTACATGGAAACGTCAAGATGGTGGGGCAACTCCTGTTAATTTAATTTCAGGAGAAACTGTTTCTAATGGGATTCTAACAGTAAGTACCAACAATTTATCTACTTCTTCAAGTGGAATCATTACATATATTTGTACTGCTACCACAGCAGACGGGTTAACTGCAACTGAAAAAGTATCTTTTTCTTTAATTGTATCTGGTGCAACCTCAACATCAGAAAATGCAAGTGTAACTTTTCAGTTGTATGCCCCTAATGGATATGTTTTATCCAACACAATAGAATCTATTACTCTACAAACTGTTGCATACGTTGGAAGCACACAGATACAAACAGGAGAAGCAACATATAGATGGTATGAGCAAAATGATGCAGAATGGTCGTTGATACAAGAGGGCACTTCATCTTCATATATAGTTACTCGTGATGACGTAAATAAATTTAAAAACTATAAGTGCGACATGATTTACAACGGTAACACGTATACAGCAACTATTATGGTTGAAGATAAAAGTGATACATATAACATCGTTATATGCATATCAAGTAATATTAATATTTTTACTAAAAAATATTATTGGATTATATATATATTAATATACAACCAATACGGAGAAGTAGACCCATTGCTCGGCCCAGTTTCTATTATTGAGCCACAAAATCCTAATACAAATGACTATTGGTATTCCATTGATGGTAACAATGAAACTGTTACGTTGAAAAAATATAATGGAACTACTTGGGAACCATCTGATAATTTACAACAACTATCTTACTATTGGAGCCAAATAAATACCAATGGTAGCGATATTCCAATGGGACAATCTGAAAAAGTTAAAATTATATCAGCAAATGATTTTACATCAACTGCCACTTTTAAGTGTGATGTTGAAAGTCAAGAAAATGGTTTCTTAATAATGGATACATTGACATTAACAGACACGTCCGATCCTATTATTTCTGATACGGCTCCTCAGAATGTACAAGATGGACAAATATGGATTAAAAAGAATGACAATGGCACATATATGATGTTTATTTGGGACGCAGCAGAAGAAAACTGGATTTCAGCAGATGCAGATTCGAACAACAAGATATATACAAGTAGACCTTCGCAATATAATGTTGGTGACTTGTGGATTACTAATTCTGATGAAGACCATGGGACATATTTACAAGGAACATTATTACAGGCACAAACTAGTAATACGACTTATAATGCGGATGATTGGACTCCAACATTAAAGTATGATATGGAATTAGACGATATACATGAAACATTGAACAATTTATCACAATACGTTCGCATTAATTCTCAAGGATTGCAAATAGGTGCAAAAACTGATTCCGGAGAAATTAGTCCGTTTACTAGTTTGTTTACAAATACGGAACTTGCTTTTTATCAGGATTCAGACAAGTTGCTTACCCTTGCGAACAACCAGTTAATTGCTCCAAAGGTAACTGTAGAAAATAATTTAAATGTTCAAGGTACTATTAATCTAGGAAATATGTATATGACAATTGAAGATAACGGTAGTTTTAGCTTTACTGTATTGAACTAATGAGGAGGTAATATTATGGCATCAGGAAATTTTTCGTCACGATCAGTCAATGGATTAAGCCTTTATGTGGCATGGTCGTCAACTGATAATATTAGTGCAAATACGTCTAGCGTGACGGCAAAGGTTTATGTTAAAAGTTACGGTCTAAGGGGTTCTGCACTGTCTGACTCTTATATTACTATTAATGGAAATAAGAAGAATTGGGCATACAGCTTTAATATTAATAACACTTCAGTATTACAAACAACCAAGGTCACAGAATACACTGTCACGGTACCTCATAATAGTGATGGTACAAAAAGTATTACAATTAAAGCCAATATGGAATTTAATGGTACTTATGGTGGAACATACGTGTCTGATTTAACTGCTTCTAAATCAGTTACTTTAGGCACTATACCACGTTCTTCGGCATTATCTATTCCATCAAGTGTAAATACAGGCTCTTCATTAACATCAACAATAACACCATCTAGTTCTACATTTAAGCATAAAATTAGATTTGAAATAGATGGTAGCTCAAAATACACTAGTGGGTGGATTGCAAAAGGTACAACATCATTTGCATATACAATTCCACATAGCTGGTTGCCTAAAACTACAAGCACCAAAATGAAAGTTTTTCTTTATACCTATTTGGATTCTGCAAACAATGATTCTGATTATATTGCTCGTATTTACAAAGAAATAACTGTTAACGTGCCATCTAGTATTAAACCTACGGTGTCATCGGTGAGTACTACATTAGTTAGTGGTTTGAATAATAAGTACGTGCAGGGTAAATCAAAAATTAAATTAGTAGCTTCTGCATCTGCGGGTAGTGGATCTTCAATTAGCTCATATGTCTTTAAGGGCGCAAATATCTCAGGCTCATCAGGCACATATAACAGTACAAGTAACACTCGTACAAGTAGCACTATTCAAACGTCTGGAGCAGTTCAGTATAAGGTTGCAGCCAAAGACGCTAGGGGTAGAATTTCGGATTACAAAACTGTATCCGTAAATGTATATGAATATGCAGCACCACAGATTAATTCTATTTCTGCACAAAGATGTAATGCTAGTGGTGTTTTAGATAATAATGGTACTTATGCAAAAATTGTTATTAAAACTAGTTATGCTTCTGTTGATGGAGCAAATACTCGTACAGTTAAATTATGTAGTAGCAAAGATGATTATGCTTCTACAATAACAGTTTTGGACACAGATAATACATCAAACACTTATACTGGTGTGTACAATGGAGATTTTGCAACATCTTCAAGCTACACTGTCAAGGCAATTATTCAAGATTCATATAATACAAACAATAAATCCATAGTTTTAGGCGTGTCTGAACGCACGATTAACATTGCCAAATATGGTAATGGCGTTGCTATTGGCGGTCTAAGCACAGTAGTTGATTCGACTGCTTCTGGTCTATTTGAATGTAACTGGCAGACACATTTTAAAGAAGGAGTTAATATAGACAATTCTACACAAGAATACGTTACTGTAACTCGTAGGAGTGTTTCTGATGATATCAATCAAGATGGTACTAATGAAACTGCAGATATTAGGGTGCAATTATATGTGAACGGTAGTGGAAACGTTACTTGTCGTAGAAGATATTCTGTAGATAATTCTGCGTTTACTACACAAGGATATTGGCAGTTAAGAGATAGTGATTTTTATGTAAATGAGAATATAGTATCTTATAAAGAATTATTTACTAATGGGAAAACAGACGCATATGATGGTAAACAGGGTGCGTGTATAAGCAATAATGGTAGAGTATATTTAGTAGGAACTACAGAAGGAAAAACTGGCGCAATATCTCCGTACAAACCAGGCATCGTATTTGCATATGACAATGCAACAAATGGTACCTCTTCTATATTAGAAACCGCTTCCGGGGTACTTACATTTGATTGCACAGCAAACGTCACGGGCAATGTTGCAACAGATGGAAAATTTGGGTCAACGTCTACATATAATGATTTAGTTTTTGCCATGTATTGCCAATGGAAGGACAATGCAAATCATGATATTATCAATCGAGATATTGACGGATTAACAGCGGGTATTGGCTGGGCTGGATCATCTTCATACTCTACAGTTTTAAATCTAAGAGGTCAAACTGTAAGGGCACCTAACAATAGTGGCGTAGCTGTAACTTCAGACGAGCGACTGAAGAATAGTTTTATCGATTTGAATCAGTATGAATCATTTTTTGATAAATTACATCCCGTTGCATTTAAATATAATGATGGGGCATCTGGAAGGTATCATATTGGTTTTGGAGCACAGTCTGTTGAAAACGCATTAACAGAAAGTGGTCTTGATAACACTAAATTTGGTGGCATACTACGCTACCCAGTAAAAGAAGATTCAGGTGATTATCGTGGATACAGTGAAGAGTATGGTCTTATATATAATGAATTTATTGCACTTAATACACATATGATTCAGAAGCTAAAACAAGAAAACGAAGCACTAAAACAGACAATGTATGAATTAGAAAATAAATTGAACTATGTTTTATCAGAAATAAAAGGAGAATGACTAAAATGAATATTAATTATATTTAAGGAGAATGTGATATGGAAATATTTAAAAACATTGCTACAGTTGTCGGTTGTATCTCAGCTTGTATAGCATTATTAATCACAATTATTAAACCTTTGAGGCAGATACTTGTAAATTCTATTGCTCATAAATCTCAATATCAAAAAATGATTGATAATATTGAAAAATTAAATAATAAACTCGACGAGTCGTTAACTAACGATGCAAAAATACAAGAGCGTCTTGAAAAAGTTGAAAAGAATGTACTGGAAAATGAAGCGGAAAGACTAAAATCAGAACTATCAACTTATTATAATAAGTGTTGTAGGGGGTTGCAGATATTCCCAGAAGAAATGCTTAGAATAGATGAAGTATACGATAAATATCATAACAAATTAGGGCTAAATCATATCGGAACAAAAATGTATGACGCAATTGAAAAATATTATAAACAACAGGATTTTATCAAGATACACAATGATTAAATTACATGGCAAAATAATTGAGGTGGTTCTATGAAAAACAAGAAAATGGAAACTTCAAAAAAGATTATATTATTTATTGGTATTCTATTCGCTGTAGCTATAGTATATACAATCATATCTTGTTCCATATCGTTGATTATGAATACGTATACTGACTGGACATCCATTGTAGCATTGTTAACATCCACTGGAGGTGCCTTTGGCACAGCTTGTGGATTTTATTATTCAAAAGCTAAATCAGAGAATAATTACAAATTACGTATGGCTTTTTTAAAGGAAAAATATACGATTTTAAAAGAGATTGGTGCGATAGACGAAAATCGTGCAAAAATGGAAATTGAGAATGAGCTTGACACGATAAATGGAAAACTTGATATGGAAGCTGAAGAAGCGATGTCGATTGATAATTCTATATATCAAGATGCGTCGTCTACGACAATATAATTTTAGGAGGATTTTAATTATGGAAAAATATTCGATGTGGATTGAACTTGTAGTAGCTATATGTGGGGCTTTGGCTGTATGTCTACCACTTGTTACTAAACTATGTAGTACAATTGTAGCATTTGTAAAAGAAAAGAATTGGAATAAGATTATTGAAATGACTATGGAGTATATGGCTACAGCAGAAACAATGTTTGAGACTGGGGCTGAACGTAAAGAATGGGTACTGGAAATGGTTAAAGCAAGCGCAAAAGTTTCTAATTTTAACTTAACAGAAGAATCTCTTGCGAAAGTTAGTGAACTGATCGATCAGATTTGCAAGACAAGCAAAAAGATTAATACAAAATCTAAAGAAACTGTTTAATATTATAGGGTGCAATATAAAAGTTGCACCCTATTTTTTTTGACTTTCAAGATGCTGTTTAATTAAATTTATAATCCATGAATTTATAGTACGATTATCTTTGTTTGCAGCTTTGTCAATTTGAAATTTTAGCTCAGGAGATACACGAATTGTAATCGCTTTTCGTTCATCTTTCACTATAATCACCTCTCCCCTGCATATTATCATAAAGCTAAAATGCCGTCAATATTGGGGTATTTGATAGCAAAAAAAATAAAAATGCCAATAGGGGATTATGTGGAATAAATTGGTCGATAACGGCAATAATATAAATACCATATCTCAATCACCACATTTTGTACTTCCAAATATTTAAGGGACTATCTTTTGATAGTCCCTTATTTTTTATGCTCGTAACAAGTGTCTTCAGATGGGGAAAGTTCTACACGTGGCACCAATGGCAAGTTTAAAACTTGCTCCACTCGAAACACAGAATCTTCGGCTGTTACGAGCCTATAGAAAATTTACTTTAATATCAATATTGTCACCTTGTTTTGTCCATATAATACTTGAAATTATGGTCTTATACAAGTCGTTAAGTTCTTTATCGTCAAGCTCATCTTCCCATCTACTTCTTCTAAATTCTTCTATATAATGAAGTTTTTCGTGGTTTGTTATAGATTGTGCTTTTTGTAATTTTAAATTTTCTATACTCAATTGACTCTCTAATTCATCCACTTCTTTGAGTATTCGTTCTTTTGCGGATCTATATTCGTCTAATGTATCAACACCTTCATCATAGGCTATTCTTGCCCTTTTTAAAGCTATATCTTTTTTATTTAATTTATCCATAATAGTTTTTATTTGAAGCTGAATCAAATCAGTTGATTGGTCCTCACAGCTTTCTATTTCTTTTCTTATTTGTTCTTCATACTCTTTTAATTGTTCATCTATTGCATCAATTATATATTGAGCTTTTCCGCTAGAGTTTGGACACTTATTACCAAGATAATCTTTATGCCAGCATTTTTTTACAATTAAATCTTTGCCTCTCTTATATTCTAATGGTAAACCATATCCACACAATCCACATTTAATCAGTCCTTTTAGTGGGTAGTAATGATCACTCCGTCTATATGGTGATTTTAAATTTTTTTGAATTCCTATTAATATTGTTTCATGTTCGTCTTGTGTTTTTATTGCTTCATGTCTATTTTCAACGACAGTCCATTGTTCCTTTGGTATTTTTTGAAATGGTTGTTTATTAGGAGATTTGTTTTTATGCCCATCGCCTTTAGTTTTGTTAGATATAATTTTCCCAAGATGTGTTTCATCTACAAGCAATCTACGAACTGTCATATTACACCAACGACCACCACGTGGAGAAGGTATATTACGCCTATTTAATTCCCAAGCAATTTCATTTGTACTCTTTTTGTCTTTTATAAATGAATCAACCATAAATCTATATATTGATAATTTCTGTAAATTAACAACAAGTCCTTTTTCGTTGTAATATCTTTTATTTGTTGCTGGGTCTATCCACTCTTGATATTCATATGGCATTGGAGGTGTGCCGTTTGTCCACGCGCCAAGTTTCGCGCCAACCTTCTTACCCATAGATAATCGATGGGTAATTTTCTTATATTCTCTACGCGCAAATAAGGTTTGTAAATCAACGGCAAATTCTTCATTGTCGTCATTTAGATTATATAAAGAACTTGGAGTCACCATATAAGTGTTAGTTTTTTGAAATACTCTTTTTATTTGTCCCCAATCTACTAAATCTCCTCTACCCAATCTATCTAAATCAACACATACAACTGCATCGTAAATATTATCTTCAACGTCTCTTAATAATTGTTGCATAACTGGTCTTGCAAATAATGATTCTCCAGTTTCTACTTCTTCGTATACAACATAAACCCATCCTCTAGATTTACACAGTTCTTCTAAAATCGTTTTGTGTTTTATTAAGTCTTCTGTAGTTTCTCCTCTAGATTTTCTCAAATATTCTGCAACATATTTTATAATAATTGGATTGTATTCATTTCGCATTTCCAACGAATATCACCTTCTCTATTGATTTTATAAATATATGTTAACTCTGAATGCTTTTGCTGTCAATTGTCTGCTTTAATTTTTGGGCATACTGCTTGATAGCCTCTAAAGAAGGTTCGTTGTTGTATGTAATAACCACCGTAGTGTTATTAGAATATTTTTTAATTATAGTTTTTGCCATTTGTCTCTCCTTGGTCGTTTTATATTATTGTGTATAAAAATAGCGATGATATTTTACTACCACCGCTATTTTATTTTTTTATTTTTTATCTTTTTCTATATAGCCGAAGCATGTAGAATCTATTTTTTGATACGCCTTATAGCCCTTCCATTTAAAATGATAATCTGCTCGGAAAAATAATACATACTCAGGTATCGTGCATCCATTTTGAATAACTTCATCTACTGCTTCGTAATTAGTTTCATTTGGTGTGGTACAATACAGTAAGCTAGCGGGTGTAAACTGATCTTTAGCATGCACCACTTCTTCTAATGTATCTCCCCATCGACCATCTTGCCACCTGTTAATTACTACAGATACAATAGCTTCTTGACATTCAATGCTTTCTGTGTTTGCTTCTCTATAAACTAGTCGTGCAAGCATTTCACGCTCAACAGAAGTGATTGTATAAACAGGTTCTTGTTCTCTGCCAATACTCGCAGATGCTTCAACAATTGGGTATTCCGGCGTATCAGCTTCACAACTACAAACACATATAAGTGTAATAATGAATATAATTGCTAATACTGTACATATACAAATCACCTTGGTTATATTTCTCATTTTATACTCCTGTTGAACCGTGTCCGCCACGATCTATGTTGTCTTCTAGCGTATTAGTAATAAATTCTATGCTTGGTTGATGCTCCATGATACGGAACTGGCAAATTCTATCGTTTTTACTGATTCTAGTATCTCTCATAGCTAATGCTGGGAAAAACCATTGGTCATTGGGTCCACAATATGATTCATCAACAACTCCCATGTGATTTGTTTGGATAATACCAAAATTCTTAAAAGTTGAGCTTCTTGGAACTATATGTGCCTCATACCCTTTTGGGAGAGCCATAGCTACTCCAAGTGGAATCAGTTTAAACTCTCCCTTTTTCATTTCAACCGTTTCTGCCGCACGAAGGTCAATCCAATCCGACTTGCCATCAACATATCGAAGCTTATCGATGTCTTCTGTAAAGTATTTTATTTTAATATCCATACAGTCACCTCAATTAAAAGAACAGATGCCACAGATATGAAAATGGGTCTGATTCACTAGAATAACTATAGCAACCATAGTCATTTACATATGCCTTTTCGAGCTTTTCAAGTTCGTGCATCTTATCTTCAATCTCTTTTCTACGGGCTGCTTTCTCTGATGCGAGTGCAGCTTCTTTTTTCTTTACTTCTTCCGCCTCTTTCTTTTTAATAATTTCCTTCAGCGTGTTATATTGATTCTGTGTAGTTTCAAATTCCTTTTTGAGTTCTTCAAGTGTTTTTTCTCTCTTAAGTTCTTCCATAGTTTTAGTCTCCTTTTCAATCACTTTGTTCTGTTTAGTCTTCAATTTTAATTATTTTGTATTTGCCACAGTCACATTCTTTTTCTTCTCCCTTATCTAGGGATTCTCTGAATTTTTTGCAACAACATTTCGTATCATTGTTCCATACAAGAGCACAAGGGCAATAGCCACGTGTCTCTTGAAGTTGACGATTTACTTCAGCTACTAGTTCCAAATCGTCATTTAATACAATTTTATATTTAGCCATTTACTTTATCTTCTTTCCAAAATTTATACGTGATATCTTCCCATATATTAGATGGTTTATTGATTTGTCGATACATTCTTTGGTTTGTTGTTTTTGAAGCCAAGCCACCAAGACTGCTATTATATACTCCAACTTTGACATAATCAAAATATACTGCAATGCCATATAATGATAATCTAGATGGTAAACCACTGTATAATGCAACTTTCAACCCATAATGGTCAACTATATGAGCTAATTGTGCTAGTTCTACCCAATTTTGATCTCCACCCATAAAGCATACGCAAGTAATTAGTCCTTTGTATTTTTTAATTAGTCCTATTAAATCATCAGATATATAATTGCCTTCATATTCCCACAAATATTGACTGTGGCAACCCTCACATCGGTGAGGGCAGCCACTAATATTTATGGCAAGTGTTACTTCGTCTGGTACTTCTTGAAAAACGATACTGTATCCGAGGTATTTTAGTCGTTGTTCATTCATAATACCTTTTCGCCGCCTCTTTTTGTCGAGCTTCTGAAAAAGCAGATACTCGCTTTAAATATCCAATTACTCTAGTTAAATAGTCTATATTTGTACTACCACATTTTTCGCAATGGTCGAGATGATGCTTGCTAATATGTCCACAATCATTGCAAATAGTGTTCGGAATATTAAATGTAAAATAAGAACAACCAGTTTTAATAGCATCTTTCATAATCACTTTGTACTGTTCCTTAGAAAGATGTTCGTTAAGATTTCCATGGAGTGCGGAGCCTCCGTCCAAGTATTTTGTTAATTTATTGCCATGAAGAATGAACTTATCAATTAGATTCGTTCTGTCATCCTCGACAACATAAAAATAGCTATTGTAGCAATCTCTTGGTACGAAGTACCCGTCTTCTTTATCCCACTTGGCGTTTTTAACTCCTAAGTTTTCTGCGGGGACAAATTCTGTATTAAACATTAATTCATCAGTCCTTTCAGCTCTATTTAGGTCATAAATGGGTTTTAAAATTTGCTCACAATAGTCAAAATACTGTTCGTTTGGAGTAATTGGTATACCAAGAAATTCTGCACCTTCGACAAATCCGTTTACCGTGTTTGTCTGCTATTTCTAGCAGCACTGACTATTTCTTATTATTATCCATTGATAATAATACTATCATTTCGAATTGCGTATCAATAGCAACCCTACTCCACTATACGTGGATAGTCGATACAGGGGTTTATATTTTTCTCAAAGGATATGTATATTTGTTGTCTCTATATTTAATAATTTTTCCACTATTAATTCCTTGGACTGTGCTAGGATGACAAATAACTTCTTGCGCAATTTGTATACAAGACTTATTTGTGTGTAACAAATTGTCGATAATGGTGTTAACTTCATTTGGAGATAGAGTTCTTTTTGTTTTGGTTGATTGTTGATTTTCTCTAATTGGATAATTAATGTTATTCTTTTTGTATGTTTTTCCAGTATTGATGGCGGAAACAACGCTGAATGAGACATTGAATTTTTGAGCAATTTCCTTTTGAGATAATTTTGTATTACATAGTGCATCTACAATATTATCAAATTCTTTGCATCCAACCCTATGACAAAAAGATTCTCTTAATGGATATTGTAGATAAGAACGCCATCTTTCTGATCCTGAATTGATTTCTATAACATAACTCAAGTCTAATTCGTACTCTTTAGCAATATCCCTTAGTGACTTATCCAATTCGTGTTGAATACTATATATTAATCTCTTGTAAAATTCAGTAGTATATTTTGTCTCTCTAAGTGGATATTCCAAATCTTCTTGTCTATAATAAATTCCGTTATTAATTTCGCTCACAGATGTTGGTGTTATATTATATATTTTCGCAATATTATTAAAGTTTGTTTTGGAATTACGAATATCATCAATAATTTTATTTAGTGTGTCTTGGTCGTCGATTTTTGCTCTTGGGTTTTGCACTCCAACCCCCACACTTCCACCCCCGACGCACACATTGTACCCAATATCGTGATTTGTTGAATTATAATAAGTAATCCAATATCGTTCTTGTTCGTCGTACTGCTCCGTTTTTTCAATTACCTCAACCCCAAAATTTTCTTCTCCATATTTTTTTATTGCCCTATCAACAATTGTCCTTGGATTATGCTTAGATGCAGAAACATGTTGTTCCCATCTATGTTTTGCATTTACGCTTTGTCCAATATATATTTTGTTATTAATTAAATTTGTAATTTTATAAATATCCTTTATCATAAGTAAACCTCCCACGAGATTGCCATACCTTTCGGCTTAGGTTTCCTCGTTAGCCACCACTGTGACCCCAGCGATAACTGGAAAAATAGTATTAGGCATAATTACATACCTACTGTTAAAAATTGCTTTTCTAATGAAATATATCCAGCATCATACACAGGAAGTAGTTTTGCTTTAAAGTTGTCTTTCATAATTTCATTAAAAGCTTTAAGATAGCAATGAACTTTCTTAACCTGTTCTGCTACTGCTTCTGATATATCTCTATTGCCCCGTTTTGCATTTTGCACGAGTCGATTGATATTGATTGTAATTACTCCCTTAGAACCAGTTGACACACCACCCGCTCCTAAAGTGAATGAGAATGTATTATCCTGAAGCTCATTACGCAAACGACAGCACGAAGCAAGGGAATCAACGCTACTACTTCTATAGGTAAAGAAGGAGTGTCCTTCTGCATACATTTCCGCAGCAAAGTCTGCCCATTCGTGGTCTACGTAATCCGAACCATCATCTAAAAGATTCATAGTTTCAACTGGGAACGTAAGAGGTTTCTTAAGTCTTTCTGCATTGAACCACTTCATAAATCGTTTCTGTAGCCAGCTAACGCTCTCCCACTGTGGTTCTGTATCGTCCGGGAAGATAAAATCATGAAAAATGCCGTCAAAATAATTTGTATCGAAATAGGCTAAATTCCAGAATACACTTTGAAAATTACGTGCGGCTGCAGGCTGATTTAAAGAATATGCAACCTGGCTAAATTTATCTGTAATAACATCATCAATAGTTCTTTTTCTCCTACTAAGAGATGCGCTCTCGTTTGTATGTAGGTAATAATTATCTCCATATTCTTTGCGAATAAAATAGTCCAAATAAGTTAGAAACTCTGGAGTTGATACGGCTCCTGCAAACTGTGCTGCGATAGCGAAAACAAGATTAATGAAAGAACCACAAAACGAATCAAGGTTCTGTGGTGGTTCAGACATGCCACCGATTGACTTAAGCCCTTCAAACAAAAATGGGTACATTGTAATACTGACACAGTACGGCATCACTGAAGTTTCGTCATGCTTATAAATTTCATGTGACTCTAATTGCCGAATATACTCATAAGCCATTTCTTCTCCGAACATTTCAGTAATTTTATTAATCATCAAAAGCCTGTTCGTGCCAATAATTTCTCTTTTAGTCAATTCCCCTTGCATTGTTGCAATATTTTTATTATCAACATTTGCATTTGAATCGACTTCACTACCACTAGATGCGTTACTTGCCTTTTTATACTTATTAATAAAATTAATATATTTTTCGTAGCTACTATATTTTGCCATATTATTACTGCTCCTTAATCCACTCCGCTGCTTCTTTAAAATTCATCATTGTTCCGTCCACTTCAAGTGCCGGAGCCGTTTCAAGACCCTTCGAAAGCATAAGCTGTACGTCGTTACATTCTTCATATTTAACGCCTTTAGCTTGAAGCTTCTTTTCAAGAACCAGACAACGAGGGCACTTACTCGAATAAAATATTACTTTCTTGCTCATATAATTCTTGTTCCTTTCGTTCTATATTGTTAATAATATCTATAATATCCACCCAGTTATAAGCTCTGTGGAGATCATATACATAATCTTTAGTTTTATCGCGATTCCATGGGTAGTCTAACACAACCCTATTACACAAATTCTTAGTTAAGTTATCTAATTTATCATCCACCATAATATCCGTATTAAGTAAACTTTTATCCTGAATACGTATAATATCATCTGAGGTTATACAAGGAAAATGCCTACAAACCCAATCTACTTTATTAGCAAAACTACGATATGGTGTAGCTGTTGCCAAAAACACTCGATGTCCTTGTTTCATTAATGTTTCAAGTCCCCACTGAGCATCTGGAATAGGGTTAAGGTAATTATAAATTGTTTGTCCCTCAAAGATATTTAGAATCATATCTGCATCTTGGGGGTCAAGACATTCGTGTAGATGAAAAGACGTAATATCATCAAGTGTGATATTCTTTCCCATTTTAGTATTATATAACTTAATACCTGTTGAAACTAAATCACACAGAATATCATCTATATCTAATGCAATTTTAATATATCATCACTCCTTTGCTCCATCTATATGATTCTTCCAAACCCCCTCAACGTCACAAATCCATTTTAATACCGAATATGCGGTCGCAAAATCAACGTTTGGAATAACATAATCTACATCCATATTCTTTTTCATATCCCTAAATTGCTGTTTTTCCGATAGACAACGGCTTCTATATGTCATAAGATTATCACCTCGTGCCATAGCACGTTCTTTGCGCATATCTTCTGGAACATTGACGTACACAGAAACAATACGTAGATTTGGCAAGTCCAATGCTTTCAATGATGCTACGCCTAGTGGGTCTACCGTATAAAAATCTGAGTCGTAAAGCTGCTCAGTTGTTGACCAATAATGCTGATTATTAATGTAAGTATAGGCAGCAATTTCACCGTTTTCTCTCATTGCCTTATAAGTATCCACCCCTACAAAAATATGTGTTATACCTTCATTTTTTCTCTGTTCACGAGTAGTATATGATATTAGTTGACTCCAACCATTTCGCTTACAAAGCTCGTGAATCAAAGTGTCTTTACCTGCTGCCGACTCTGCCATTATACACATCAACACATGTTTATTCTGCATTAGTTTCACCACCTTGATAGGTTTGATTAAATCCACAGCAATTAAACTCGTCACATTTACCATTCTTCCAATAGCACATTGGTACTAAAAATTCAGTAAACTCTGGGTTGACTTTAATCACTGCTTCGCAAATAGCTTGAACCACTTGACGAGTTTCATATGCTGCTTGTCTACATAATCGCTTATTAGCGATAACCATAAGTTCTTCAGCATTGACAAACCAGCACATATTAACTGGAGTATCCTGTCTATCTGCTCCTCTATCATGACCATTATTTCTGTCAGATCGTTGTGTTTTAACGAATGGGGTAGCATGGACGTGCCGTACAAGATGCGTCGCGCACCAGCTTGGTATGCCATTTAATCTAAAACAAAATTCAAGCGTTCTTATAGGAGAATGTCTTGCTTTAAGTATTTTCTTTTTCCATTCTTCTGTAGGCGGTTTTGAGCTTTCTTTTCCTACCGTAACTAACGTACAAGTTTTACATAATTGCCAATCATCTTCGGTAGGGTGTTTCAAAATTTCAACCGTAAAATCCATTTAACTCTTTCTCCTTGAAAAAATAATATCGAGTAAATTCTTTAGCGTATAATATATCGCATATTTCATAATCAATCCTTATTTGACACCATACTATCTTCAGCTTTCTGTATACCATAAAATCTTAATGCACATTCAAGACAACAGAAATAATAACCATCTTCGCTGATGTAAATCTCGGTATTATCATCATAGATGTCTTCATCACATTCTTCACAAACGCCTATTTTTCGGATATCATCCATATCCTTGTCTAAGTTGTCATAATAATCTTCATTCATTTGTGCCACTCCCTTCATTCTCAAACTTTTCTTTTTCATATAAAATTGAATTTTTAGGTGCTCTATCAATCACGTCCATTGGCATCAGTCTTGCTCCAATAGGATTTTCTTTATATGCCTCGCTCATCGTAGAGTCCCACTGAGATTTTGATAACTTGCACACTACCTTATCAGAGTAAACGGGGATACAATAAGGCATCATCTCATGGTCAAAGTGGGTAAAATTATATTCTCTTTTACGAATACGTTCCACCAATGCCTTTTTACGTTCTAGTGTAAAATTAACCGTTGGATAAACATCATCATAAGGAGAAGTCCAGCCGACAACTACCAATGCCATAATTAACTATTCGTCCTTTCGTTTAAATATTTTTTAATCAACGCATTTGCTGGCTGCTTAAAATAATTATTTTGCATCCAATACAAATACCCTATTTCTTCTTTTGCAACTTCGGGAATTGTTTTATCCTTAAACTTACCAAAATTAAATTTCCACTCATTTATGTCTGGAAGAATTTCTGGCTCTGTACCAAGAACTGTCTCAAGATATTCTGATGGAAGCATATCAATGTCTGAACGACTACTTAAAATATCACATTCGTGTACTAGAATTTCCATTTCATTTTCTGGTTCGGGAAGAACTATATTGCTGTGCTTACTGGTCGTCCATTCTCCACTATGTCGTTCGCACATACGAGCAATTCGTTCCTTAATCTTTTCGTCAATATCGTGCTCGACGTGGGCTTCTCTTACCCATTTACCAGCTAACATTGGATGTTCATGTACAGAATATTCAGACTTTTCCCAATTACATTTCAATGCATCGTGAAATATGGGGACACATCTCATAGCATCTCTTTGTACGGGAGATGGGAACTTTTCCTGATTGCATTTGAGTTCCAAAAGATAGTTCATAATTTTACCAAACATAACAATGTGATAAACTTGACCATGCGGTTTACATTGTGTGGCATTATGAAATCTAATACTTGTTGAACTAGGCATTGTAAAAATGTAATCTGGAATTTGCTCAATCATATCTTCACAATACAAACGCATATCTTCTGTCTCAAATTTATCAAGGAGCTCCTTAAATACTGCTCGTTTATTCATTTCTTATATCTCCTGTTGTTTCAGAATCACTTTGTTCTGTAGATTGTGTAGCTTTTTCTTCCTCTGCTTTCTTCAGTGGAACAGATATGACTGTGACAATTTCAGTCATACATCTCTTATAGTCACGTAAGCTTACTTTAGCTGGCTGGTTAAGATGCTTGTCGATAATCTGTAATATAACATTACACATCATCCTTGCTCCGTAGATCATAGCATCGTTGCGAATTTTTTTCGCCATGTTCTCGGCAGCTTCTTTAATTACTTTTGTCTGCTCGGATTCTTCGGCAATTTTTTCTTGGGGCTTTTTATTTTCGTCCATAAGTTTTGTCCTTTCTTAAGATGGTACACATATTATACATCAATCACTTTGTTTTGTCTATGGGCAAAATATACAAAAATTAATGAGATTTATCAGTAAAATCTGTTATATATTTAGTCCAAATTTCTGATTTATACCCATTATCAACTAGTAGGCTTGAAAAAAGACTAACTAAAGTGTTGACTACGATACTATTACCTGCCTGTTTATACCTTGCACTCGCTGAAACATATTGTGCAGCCCTATTATGATCCTCATCAGTAAATCCCATAAGCCTCCAACATTCAACAGGCGTAAGCTTTCTAATTCTCCATCTAGTTATAGGTTGCTCTTTTTCAACAACGCCCTCGTAGCCCAACCCATTAATAATATTCTCTTCTATATTACGGGCTCCTTGCTTGTAAATTGAAGCTCGTATAGCTGACGCTACCTGTTTACCACGAGTGCTACAAGGAAATTCTTCTGCTACTTCAAGACCTATACGTTCACTTCTTAGCGTCGGTGCAGTTTCTGAATATATTCTTGCTTCTCTACTCTTATAAAAATCTTCAATGATAACTGGTTCACAAATGTAATTGTCTTTAGCGACGCTTGTGAGACAATTTGTTGTGCCACTAAAGTTAGTTTCAAATCTTTGCTCAGTCGGTGCTCCAGTTGTTCTATCAGATGGATTCTCTGGATTTCGACCACGAGAGGCAACCACAAAAGGTTCTGTATTTGTGTTTTTAGATAAATTTAAAAGTTTCTCAATACGTTCATCGGGTAAATAATATTTATCATCAACATTGATTTCAAGAATATCTTTGAGACGAGTTGTGAGAGGAATGGGTTCGGGGAAAGTAAAGTCTTCCCAAATCTTTATGTTTGGATGTTTTCCTCTAATTTCTTTCATAGTGCTAAGAACTTGCTTATTAGAACTGTTGCATTCCCTGATAGTTGTGCTACGACTTTCTTCATTTTCAATTTTTCTACTTACGCAGAAAATTCTCAAACGGTTCTGTGGTACTCCATAATTTTTACTATTTAGTAGTTCAAATGCACTTTCATATCCCATCTCACTAAGTCTTTCAAGATATTTAATGAAGTTATGTCTATGTTTCCCACTCAACACAGCAGCCACGTTCTCCCAGACTATGAACCGGGGCATAGATGTGCCAATTAGCCTAAGAGATTCCCACATTAGTGAACTTGTGGTACCACTACCCTCGTCTCCACCTTCTCCCTTTCCAGCGCAACTGAAACTTTGACAAGGCGAACTGTGACAAATGATATCGACATAAGGTAAACTATCTACCTTCGATATATCTCCAAGGTTTCTACTAAGATAATCTGCTATATAGTATTGCTTCAACTTGTTAATTGGTGTTCTCTTTATGATGCTATGTTTTCCGTTTTGGAAATTATATCCTAGATTCTTCGCCTGAAGTTCTTCAATCATTTTGTCTTGTGAAGGGAACTCGAATGTCTCCATTTCTTTTTCTAAATCCCACCTCATTGCGGCATAGCTAAGAACTGCGTTGGGGTCACAGTCGCAAGTATAGGTTATTTCATAAGGCAATTTTAACTGACGAAGTGAACGTTCCTGGGCTCCGATTCCGGAAAATAATTCTATCATAGAAATTTGTTCTGTCATGACTCGGATGCCTCCCTTTCAATCACTTTGTCTTGTAGTCCTCGTTCATATAAAGAAACTATATAATCGCATAAAGCATCAGGAATTCTAGATCGATTCTTAGAGCCTTTAATCCCCTGTGTCCCAGTTTTACTACCTCTCGGTGCTCTTTCATGACAACTATCACCATTTTTGCAACATGGAAAGTAGACATCTGGATAATTAGTAAACAAATCGGTAGGTTTCATGCGTTTGTCGCCCCATTGACAATATGTCGTAGTATATCGATTAAACTCCTGTATCCAATTCATTTTTCTAAGACAACCACGAGGATTTTCAATCCATATATATTTGGGATTTAACTGATGATAAAGTTCAATAACATGTTGGTCTACCTTATCACAAAATTTAGCATAATCGCTAACAGGATCTAAATTGCCTGTAATAGGATTTTTCTTACGATGATGGCTAACTGCCGCCACGCTGAATGTGGTACAATCAAAACTTGCCCATATGACATCGGGGACTCCATCGCACAGTTTAATAATGTCTTCAACGGTCAATTCTCCAATATCTGCCTTTAATGTTGGCTCAAATTGTTCGCCCCAATCAACTGTATAAGTTTCCCATCCCGCTCTTTCAAAGGCCTTAGCCATAGATTTTGTGCCACAAAATAAATCTAGCATCTTTTTCATATCTGCAACCTCCATTTAGCAATGTTAAAATATTCTTCACTCAATTCGATACCAATTGCATTTCTGTTGTTTTTATATGCAACTAATAAATGACTGCCACTACTAGCACAAGGATCGAACACGATGTCTCCTTCGTTGGTATTGTCAAGAATGAGCTCTTGTAGCAAGTTGTGATTCTTCTCCGTTGGATGTAGTTTGCTACTGCCGTTAGGGTATCTAAAAACTGTATTTTTACAATGTGCATTAAATACTTTTGCTCCCCGCTTTTTAAACCAAACAGCAAACTCAACACCACTTAAATAAATATATTGTCCATTCATTGGACTGGGATTGCTTTTTTGCCATACGATAGGACGTGTAGTTCCTTGTTTATTGGCAAAATATTTATAAATGTCACTAAATTGTTCTTTTCCACAGAAAATACAAATACTGTTTTTAGTGACTCGATAAACTTCATCGAGAAAACTCTCTAAGTCAAAAGTCAAAACATCTGCATTGCCCTTATCTAATGTTCTAAGACCATTATCTTTCCTGTTAACCACATTGTATGGTATATCCGTTAATGTAAAATCAACACTGTCATTTAACATAGATTGCATTTTCACCATACAATCACCGTGTAGTAAATCTATCATTTTATTGCTCCTTAATCATTCTGTCTTGCTTAAACTTTCCGTTATAATTTGTTTCGGCAAAAAGTTCCAACAATAATAACTGCTTTTGGGGGACTGAATTATTCAACCATGTATTTGCCATTATTAACGCAAATTTGTACTAATCACTTTGTTCTGTTATCTTTTTATGTCTTGCAACCACTGTGCATAAGGTTTTATCTTATCAACAATAACTTTATCGTCATCTTCTTTTTTGCACAGAACTGCAACCTGAGTGCCTTTGACTATTAAGTCCTGAAATTTCTTTAGTGCATCAGGCCAGCACGTAGCTTCTATCAAACCACCTGTACCAGTATAGATATTAATGAAACAGAATTGGTCTCCTTTTTTTGTTTTCTTTTTTTGTATCTTGGAGATAATACCAACAATCGTGCATTTATTACCAACTGGCACATCCTCAAAATCATCTAGAATTTCTAGAGCTTTTTCAAAAGGATTTGCGTCACTAATAAAAGTTTCAAGTGTTTGAAATTCCCAAAATTCTTCGTCCTGTAAATACTTCTCTTCACACTCATTGATATAAGCTTTGTATTTTTCCATTTGCTCTATATCATATTTCTCTTTACGTTTAGCATTATAAAGTGCTAATACCTTTTCTTTATCAATCTTTTTTCCAACTATAAAATCATCGGCATTAATACCCCATTCATCTAACAGTTTTGCTTTTGTACCGTATGACTGCACGGGAGTATATTCTTTTATTTCATAGTTATTTTTAAAATAGTTAATCAAAAAATTTCGTTTATTTTTAGCAGGAATTGCACCAGATTTAACTAAACTAATTACTTGTGTTCTGGTAGGGCATATTCTTGCAGTAAAATCTTTAAAATTAAGAAATTTACCATTAGCATTGCGTTCTGAAATCAAGACCTCCGCCAATGTCTCGCCTATACCCGTAATAGCTGATAAGCCATATAAGATTTTACCCTCTGATACCGAGAAATTTATATCAGACTTATTGATATTGGGAGGCAAAACTTCCACTCCGCACTGTTTAGCATCAATGATGATTTTATTAACCTTACCTGCTTTGTCTTTGTTTAAGTTTAACATTGCCTTAAAGAAAGCAGTTTTATGATATGCCTTTAAATATGCAGTTTGCATACAAATCACAGCATAGGCCGCCGCATGGCTCCTATTAAAGCCATATCCTCCCTTGGTTGAGAGCTCCTTGCATATATACTCTGCAATATCTTCGGTATATCCGTTATTTAGTATTTCTTGATGAAGCAATGTAACTTCTTCTTTAACCTTTTCGGGCTGCTTTTTTGCAAGGCATTTACGCATTCGATCTGCTCCTGCATCACTTCTACCGCCAAAAACTTTTGTCAGTCTCATACTCTGTTCCTGATATAGGTTCTGACCAAAAGTTGAGTTAAAAATAGTAGCCATATTCGGATGAGGATAATGTATGTGTTCGGGGTGATTCTTACAATCCACATAAGCATCTATTGCTGGCATAGCATCTGGACGATACAAGGCGATCAGGGCTGTTAACTCATTTAACGATCTTGGTTGCAATCTTGCAATCAAATCTTTCATTCCTTGACTTTCTATCTGAAAAACTGAATCGGTGCGACCACTGCAAATTAAATCAAAAATACCCTCGTTATATTCAAATTTAGGGTTGTTGATATCAATTTCCCACAAATCAATATTGTCTTCTTGCATTGCTTCATTAATTGCAATAAGCGAAGCAACAGACAATATATCGAATTTAACAAGAGAAATTTTTTCATCCATAACCTTATCAACTGAAATTACATGTTCGCCATTCTGTCCTCGTCTTATACCAATATAATGGTCATATGAGTTACGACAAACAATACAACCTCCTGCATGAATACCATAACCTCTTGGACGGTTAGTAATATGTCCAGCGATTTCTAAAAGTTCTTTATACTTAGGATTGTTAGCAATTTCTTTATTGTTATTTAAGCACTCCTCCCAAGTATCTTGTATGAATCCCTTACTTATACGTTCCATTTCTTTATAAGGAAAACCAAGTATTTTGCCTACATCTCTAATGCTTGTAATCGGAGATGTATATACTACGTTCATAACCTGAACTACCCTATCTTCACCATATTTATTCGTAAGATATTCGATAACTTTTGCCCTATCACTTACGTCAACATCAACATCAGGAAGGTCTTTTCTCTCAATAGTTAAAAAACGACCAAAATCCAAATCGTATTTGATGGAATCAAGTTGTGTAATACCAAGTAAATAACATATTAATGAACCACAAGCACTACCTCGTCCTGGACCAACAATAACACTATTTTGGCGACACCATCCAATGTAGTCTACAAGAATTAAAAAGTAGTCACAAAAATCTTTCTTTTCAATGACATTAAGCTCTTCTTCAATTCTCTTCTTGTAGATGTCTTGTTTTTCCTGTGACCATTTATCCATACCTCGACGAGTATACCCTTCCCACGCCAGCTTACGAAGATATTCAGCTGAATTAGCATATTTTATAGGAATTTCAATTTTTGGAAGCTCAGGTTCATGCCATGGCATATCAATATCATCACATAAGTCAGTGACTAAATCCGTATTTTTAAGACATTCACAAACGGCATCATAGCCAATTTGTTTATCAAGCACTTTATGAACTTCTTCATCTGACATTAAGTAACATCCATCATAAATTTCTGATGCAGTTTCCTTATCCTGTGCAATACGAAGAAAATAATTCTGATAATATAAGTCCTCTTTGGTAGCAGCATGGACGTCATTTGTTACTACCACTTTTGTGTTAGTATCTTTAGCAAGTCGCATAATTTTTTGGTTATACAACATCTGCTGTTCATTATCGTGTGCTTGTATCTCTAAGAAATAATATGGGAACAGCATTTTATATTCTTGCACAAACTTAAGACATTCATCATAGTTTTCTGTTCTAGATAATTTACTGGCAAGACATGCCGATAAAATAATAAGATTTTCTGCCCCTTCTTTTGCAATGTCAAAACGAGTTACACGTGGCTTATAATAAAACCCATGTAAGTGTCCGAGAGTTGAAATACGATTTATTGCACGACGTCCTTCTTCATTACGAGCAATAATAATCATATGATAATATTTATTATTCGGATCTTTTATTGCCCTATCGTCACATTCATATGCCTCAATACCAAACATCTGTTTTACATCTGGGTATTTACTTTGCAATTCGGCATAATATGGATGAGATGTAAGCTCACCATGCTCTGTAATAGCAAGACCCCTAAGACCCAATTCCGAGGCTCGTTTTAGATTTTCTTCTGGAGAACTATATGCATCCAAAATCGAAAAATATGAATGTGTATGTAAGCTACTAGACATTCCGTCACCCTCCTAAAAATTAATCACTTTGTGCTGTGCATATTATACTCTTTTATTTTCTATAAATCAATAGTCAAAAAAGGAGTTAACAAATTTTTTACAATTTGCAACTCCATTTTTTTATAAAATGCTTTTATCAAATACGGGCGAATCCTTAGTTTCTATTTTAGTTAATGTGCCATCATCATTAACATTATATAAATGCCATTTCTTTTTCATTTCATCGCTAGTGACGACCTGTTTAATAGTACCATCAATAGCACATAGCGACTGCCAATGAATTTGACCTTTTGGAATTTTCATTTTCATATATCACCTAGTAGAGAGTTGTATTTATTATTGTAAAAAGCAATCAGTTGGTCGAGCGTTACTGGAATATAACCATGAATCATACAACCTACGTTAATGATATGTCCCCACGAATCAGAATTATTCATCTTAGTGCTTATTAGTTCTCTAGTCCAAGTCTCCACAAAACCTTGTTCTCTTGTTGTATGGGTATGCCCATGTAACATCCATGTTTTTGGATCATAAGAACCTTTATAACACAGGAGAGGGTAATGACACATAATGACGTGCCGACCGTTATCCGTAATTTCTTTGTACTCTTTAATATCTGCAAATTCATTTTTCAATGCTCTAGACATACTCCAGAGATCATGATTGCCTCGAATAAGTTGCTTCTTGCCTTTAAGCTGCCATAAATACTCCAACCATTTATCTTCTTTAAGCCAACAAAAGTCTCCAAGAATATATACCGTATCTTCATTGGATACTATACTATTCCAGTTGTTAATTAGTGCTTCGTCCATTTCTTGAACATTTTTATACGGACGGTGATCGAAGTTAATAATGTTAGAATGCCCGAAGTGTGTATCAGAAATATAATAATTACTCATTTAATTATCTCCGTTCTTATCAGTCATTGCCTATCTCCACCAAATACTTAATTGTACATTGATCCTCTTTATAAATAACAATTTCATCATTTTTTAAAGAAGAATGTCCTAAGCTTGCCCCAGCATGAGCATGAAGACAATTAGCTCCTTTTTGATATGATTGTAGCTTTTCATAGTTTAAATTATAATACTGTGAATCAAAATCATACACATCATATGGTGTGCCATATGCAACTTCCATAACCGCCATATAGGCAGTATTGGCGGAGCCTCCTGCCCAATAACTACCAGTCAAGCTCGTATAACCAATAGATTTTTGCGCCTTCGGTGCAAAATAAATTCCAATGCCATATAATTTTCCTGTAATCACAGCATTAGTTGGTCTAAGTACAAGCCCAGTTTTAATAATGGACCAAAAGTTTTCGCTACGGCTACCATGGAAAAGAAGCTTTGTATTAGTGATACTATTATCTTTAACGAATTTATCGAATCTTTTCTGAGTTTGTAAGTTAGTAACTTTCCAAGCATTTCTAAACTTACTAGCCGATTCGTTCATTAGGGTTTTAATTAGGGCAACATCATTTTTATTAACTTCCTCAAACACTAAACCAAATTCTTCAAGAATAGTTTTATCTTTCTTATCAACAGGGCTACTAGCTTCTACGATAGGTTTTATATAAACCTGTCCTTTCATAACATCGAGCAAATCCTGTTCTTTAGAAATAATCTTTCCAAAATCATCTTTCGAAGATGCTAGATAATCAGCAACATTGCCCATTCTTCGAGGAATAATCATGAAGAGCTTTAAAAGAATATCATTAAACTCTTCTACTGACGAATTGTTATTTGCCAGCTCATTAATAGTTGTCTGTGCTGCGTTAATCATATCAGATGTAACAGTAGAAGCTTTAACTGTATAGTTTCTATTAATAGTGTCTTTGGCGAGAGACTGTAACTTATCCACAATAGTCTTAATAGCCTTGTTTTCAATCTCTTTATATGGACTATCAGGATTGGTAGAAGAGATTTCTTCTACCAAGTCCTGTTTAAGATCGGTTACATCGACGTAGCCTTTCTTCAACTTATTTTTAATTTGCGATTCCCATTTGTTTATGGGATATCTAGTTATTGTTTTGGTAGCATCAATTCTTCCATACTCGACTCGAAATTCATTATTTTCAGGAAAAAGATTATAGTACTTATTATTGTTTGCTGCACTAACCATAACTAGGTATGTAGGTCTAATCTCTATCATCTTTGTTCTCCACAATTATTCCATATTGTTCGTATAAATGTTTTTGCAGCGCAAATTCTTTAAAATATTTTTGTTCAGCATATAATCTTGCCTTAATTGCATCGTCTTTGTTATCAAAATACCCTAAATGAATCACTTTTTTATTTATGTAAATTCTCGATTGCCATTTATTGAGAGTTTTATGCCATCCAACCCCAATAACACCAGACGTATTAATACTAGATTTTGAATGATTGCGATTATTTTCTTGTTGATTTGCTGGTCTAAGATTATGCCTTCTATTATTTAGTGGATTCCTGTCTTTATGGTCATAATATTTACAACCAATCATATCTGACATAGCAATAATTTTCTTATCTATTTTTGTTATTAATCGACGATATCCACTTGCGTAAATATGTTCGCTCCAACAATAATCTTTTATTTTGTCAAAATCATCTGCGTCAACAAAAAATTTTGCATTTGTACTATTTGTATATCCAATATAATATTTTCCATATTGATCTTCACATACAGTGGAATATTTATTAGTTTTACGATTATTACGACATCTTTCCGCAGCCACTTCTTTGCGAAGACAACCGCAAGAAAGTGTTCTTTGTCCTCTTATGTTACTGCCTCTAAGTATAACTATATTATGATCTTCACAAGAACACTCACACATCCACTGATCATAATGCTTTCCATTTGAACCAATATAGTCATCTACCTGTTTGATAACAATTAATCTTCCAACTTTTCTTCCAACTAAGTCTTCCTTGGTTTTAACCATTAAATATCATCACCTTATAGTTCACATATCAAAATATCCACGTCAGTATCCTTAAAAACATCACAAATGATATCATAAACCTTGTCCCACTGTAGACGATCAAGTCCACAACCTATCTTTGGCATTGCCAACTTAGTAATGTCCAAGTATTCCATTTGTGTTCTCATAGCTTCAAGTGCTTCTCTTAAAGTATCATATGTTGGTTTATTGTAACACTGAGGCTTAGTTACCAAGTTAAATACATTATCAATCAATAATGCTTCTCCACCATCGAACTCAAAATTATCATAATTATCATCATAATTCTTGAATAGCTTGAATTTCATGTTATATACTTCATCAAACTTCTTGGCAATTCCTGCTCCAAGCGCAAAGTCTGCCGAGATGCAATGAGCAAGATAGTATCCCTGTGGTACTGTAAAAAGGTCTCTCTGTTCTTCATGAATAGTCATAATTTTATCCTCCAATTAAATTTAAAAATTCTTCTTCTGTTATGATTTTGGTGCCAAACTTTCTAGCGTTATTATTTTTTGAGCTATTGCTATTGGGGTCGTTATTTATCAAAAAATCAGTTTTAGATGTCACGCCAGAAGCTACTTTTGCTCCAAGTTCTACAATCTTTTCATTTATAGAATCACGAGTAAAGTGTTCTAATTTTCCAGTGCAACAAATGGATTTTCCTATAAATGGGTTATCTTTTATTTTTTTCTTTTCTTCGATGGTAAAATGCATTTCATCTGATAGTCTATTAATATCATTAATATGTTCATCAAAAAATTTAACTAGGCTATCTGCGGTAATTTCTCCAATATCATCAAGCTGTGTGAAATCGTATTCATGATTCCACATATCCCACAAAATATCCCAGCTTCCATTACAAGCCTCAGAAATAGTCTTAGCGGCCGACGAACCAATTCCCGGAATCGAAAGTGCTGTGATAAAGTGAGCCAAATCAACATTACGACTTTTTTCAATGGCATCAAGGATTTTCTCTACGGACTTTTTACCAAAGCCATCGCATTTTTGCCATTCTGACTTATACTCTATAAGATGATATAAGTCTTTAAAAGTATGTATCCATCCTTTGTTGATTAAGAATTCAATTGTGGCTTCTGATAAACCATCGATATTGAGAGCCTTTTTACTTACGAAGTGTTCAAAAAGAGCAAGCTTTCTTGACGGGCACCTTTCGTTAGGGCAGTAAAGCACATCTGCTGTGCCCGTATTTTTTAGTTCAAGCTCTGTGCCACACGATGGACAATGAGTTGGTAAAGTAAGCGTATTACTCCTCGTGTTATTTTCTATAATTTTTGGTATTACCATATTAGAACGAATCAGTACAATTTCGTCTCCAATACCAAGTTCCAACTGTCTAATAATTGAAACGTTATGAAGCGTTGCTCTAGTTGTTAACGCCCCTGATAAATCAACTTCGTCAAATATGGCCACGGGAGCAACGATACCAGATTTTGTTGTAGACCATTCAACCCTGCGAAGAGTGGTACTATATTCATCATCTGACCACTTCAATGCCATGCGACAGCCTTCGTGATGAGTCGTTGCTGAAAGAGATTTAGAATAACTATCACTATTTAGCTCAAATATAAGTCCGTCCACTGGGAATTCGTATAACTCTGGCGACATTTCTCTCACACAATCATCAACATTACCAATACATCTTTTGACCGTTGTAAATCCAAGATGGTCTAAATAGGCAAGCTGTTCCCATTTAGAATCCCAATCTTTATCACTGGTTTCTTCATCATATAAGCCAGAAACGCATTCAAAGACTATATAGGAAAGTTTTCTCCGTCTAGTAATATTAGTATCAAGATTTCTTAACGAGCCTGCGGCAAGATTTCTAGGATGAGAATAAGGTTCTGTGAGACTTTCGTTAATTTTATTAAAATTATCCCAAGATACAACACACTCACCACGAAGTTCTATATAATTATCATAAGGAATAGTCATAGGAAGATTTTCAATCATTTTGGCTTGTTCTGTAACGTCTTCACCTATAAGCCCCGTACCTCTCGTGATTGCCTGAACAAATTTGCCATTCTGATATCGAGTACAAAGTGTTAGGCCGTCGAGTTTATAGCTACAATAAAAACCATTGTCACCAATAAACTTTTTGATTTCATTGACATCTTTTGTTTTAGCCGCAGAAAGCATAGGCTTAGAATGAGTTATCTTTTGGAAACTTTCAAGTACCTGCCCTGGCATTTTTCTCGTAGGACTATTAGCAAGCCAAAAATTAGCTTCATCTTCGAGATGTTTCAACTCGTCAAATTTTTTATCATACTCAGCATCGCTAATTTCAGGGGCATCTAAATCATAATAAAGATGACAATGATATAGTAATTCTTCAGTAAGCTCTTTAATTTTCTGAATCTTGCCCATTAAATATACTCTCCCTTCACGTGTCCACTTAATATACCAAACGTCTGAAGCCATTCCATCTCTCTTTCGACCTTCTCGGCAATATCAAAAGCAAACTGAGGTGGATTTTCTTTTGTCTCAAGTATCATCTGATAATCATAAGGCTGAAGAAAATTTTCATCCAGCACATCAATTGAGATGTCACTCCCATCAAGAGGAATAAATACATTGAATGTAATATCATTACCAAGAGACTTACAATAATACCAACCCTCATTTCTGTTATTACTAAATCTAGCTTCCCGCATTTGTTCATCAGATAAAATGTGTGCTTTGATTGCGGCATTAACGCCATTCTTGTTAAGCTTAACCAATCTTATAGCCCTCCTTAATCACTTTGTTTTGCATTGGAATTATAACACAAAAGCACTTGTGTGTCAAGTGCCTTGTTAAATTATTTACATTTTATTCATAAATTACATTACAATTACAACCTGTTCAACAGCTCTAGTACAGGCTGTGTATAACCATTTTGCAAAATACTCTCTGTCCCCCAACCTTTCGGCATACACAAGCACTTTATTTGCTTGGCTACCTTGAAACTTATGTACAGTAACAACATATCCATATGCAAATTCTTTAGGTTTCTGAACCTTATAAAAATCCATATAATTTTCCTTAGTCACTGTAGGGATGCCTGTACGTAACAATTTGTAGTCTATACATACTTTGCGGAACACCCCACTAGTATCACTCCAAAATTGCGCAGTCATTTTTGGTTTAAGCAATTTAGTATTTTGGGTACGAATATTACGAATTTCACCAAGCTCACCATTTATTAATGCTTCACCGGTATCACTAGAAAACCACCAATCGTTTTTGAGGGCAATAATCCTGTCACCTTCAATAGGAGCATCTTGATAATTATTACCCCATTTTAGCTTTCTAATATGTGAATTTAATGTCATTCTCGTATCGTTACGTCCACACAATACAATGTCTGCACCAAGTAATAATTTATTAGATACTTTTTCTTTTGGTATTATTCTTGCTTCTTTGGGACCACCATAAGACAATGTTTTTCCTTCTCTGATATCCATACTAAGCCGAATAATAGGATTATCTAGAGCCTGTCTCATAATTTCTGTAAGCACCACATGAGGATGCTCTAAAACTGTTGCATTGCCTGAAATTGGTGGTAACTGAAACATATCTCCCAATGCAATAACATATATCTGATGGGACAATAATAGCTCCCACATTTTTTGAGGCACCATAGAAACTTCATCTACAACAACTATTTTATAATCGTACTCAAGGGTAGCTCGCTCCTCAAATTCAACATCTCCGTTAGATAATGTCTTTGGAATATATAAAAGTCGATGTAATGTCATTGCGTTATGGCATCCTTTGTTGCGTAGAACTAGACTTGCCTTGCCTGTGAATGTTGCAAAAACGACATCACTCATGTCTACGTTCAATGCGTCCACAATATACCTGACTGTGGTCGTCTTGCCGGATCCGGCTGCCCCCGCAATAACAGTATATTTTTCATTATCTTTATACCTTTGTACCGCTACTTTTATAGCTTCTTCTTGTCCTTTAGTTAATGTAATATTCTCCATAATATAATATTTCCTTAATCACTTTGTTCTGTTATCTGTGCATCTTTAATAATACATTGTGGCTGTAGCACTCCCTGATAATCATTTAACGCACAGGTAGCTACCACATCAAAAGTAATCTTATCTTCAGGGTCTCCCCAACTATTAACATATTGAAGTAGTGGTGCATCTTCAGGCATTTTAAATTGAACATATTTTATCCCATTACACTCAAAAGCTACACTGTTGTTATCTTTGCCCTGAACGTAAATATCTTTACGGCGTAGGGTGATGTTGGTGATGGCAAATAACGGTTCTTCAACTTCTTTAGCCCAAACTGATTTATATTTATCTACCTCATTACATACATATGCATCAATCTTGCTACTATTTACTTCGAAATCCACTCTATAAATTTTTGCAAAATCAACGTCGGACAACTTGTCATTAAACCAAAGAGTTGCATTATTCACATCCTTAGTAGGTATTTCTACACCGAATGCTGCTGGATGTCCTTGAGCTAAAGTAACATAGGGGCAACTTTCCACTAGCCCCCTAAAATCTTCAATAGGACAATAGTCAAATGCCCTACCAGAGCCACCATACAAATCAGGGTGTTCTACTTGTTGTCTTAATAACAGAGTGGGACGATTATACTTCTCAGCAACCTTAATAGCTACCAAGCCCGTCATTGATTGTTCTAAGTCTTTAGTGCAATCACACATAATGATTTTATTATCCGTACCCTGAGCATCTATGATTTTTGTAATAGCATTAAAACCCTTTTCTTTCAATCGATCTTGCTTACCTTTATATGACTTCATAAGACGAACGCAGTGTTCATAAATATTTTCTGTAATAGGTTCTGTCGTTCCTCTTTTGGTATATTCAAATGTCTTTGACTCATCTTCACAGAAGGCTTTTAATAGCAGCTCACGTTCATCTTTCGTTGCCATACGTAGAAAACTGTTAATCAAAGGTGCAATATAGAAACTGATCGTAAAGGGATTGATGATACCTTTTGTACTAAACTCTTGTGCTTCGAAAATTTTAAGTAGCATTTTATTTTTTAAATTACATAATCCCCAATTAACAGAAGCTCGTGTTTCTATTGATTTAAGTGACATTACATCAGCTATGTTGGCTATCGCAACCAAGTCTATATATTTGTCAGCATAGTCTGTCCAGTTTTCATCATCGAAAGCTCTACAAAACTGCCATGTAATTGCCGCACCGCATTCATCTTTATTATAATTTGGACTACATTGATTGTTAACAACTATAGCGTCGGGAATTACCTCAGCTGACTGCTCATGATGATCTAAACAAACAACATCAATACCTTGGTCTTTAAGCTGTCTGTGAGCAATAATATCATTCGTAGCCGAATCTGGGCATATCAATAGGGCTGTATTAGTCGGTATGTCAAAATCGCCACAAAGACCATGAGACTTATTTTGCGTATGAATAATAAGCTGGACATCGACATCTGGTTTGACGTCCTTCAAATATTTATATATAATCGTAGAGCTGCAGACACCGTCAACGTCTGTGTCAGATAAGATACAAATTTTATTATCATTATTCAAATGTTTTTTTACACATTGTACAGCTGAATATATATTATTGAGATTTTGCCAATCTGCAACATCTTTTTTGGATGACTGAATATATTTTTTTACATCAACGATACCTCTATTTTTTAATGTTGTTCCAATAATATCATTAATATTATTTTCAGAGTTATTAATTAACTTGTATTTCAAACTATCACCTCAATCATAATTAGCACAATATTGCAATTATTCTGCAAATATGCTATAATATCTCAATATCGAACAAGATTCTACAAGGAGGAAAATTAACAATGGCTAACAATAACGGAACTAGTGGAGCCATGGTTGTGTTTCATATTTTTATGACAATCATTACAGGTGGCGTATGGATAGGTATATTACTCATCTGGATTATCATCAAAGCTTGCTCAGGCAAATAATATCTGCTTTGGCTATTAACTGTACCAGTTAGTAGCTTTTTTCTTTTTATGTTTCTATTTGGAACAATGAACCATTTTTGTCGGGGACGGCTTCAAATGTTACGTCTGTAGTCAGAATTTGGTTTGTAACACATGAACACAATCTTTCATTATATCTTCCGTAAGCGTAGGCGCATTCATTATTCAATGTAAGACCTCCGAACTTTGGTACCACAAGCTGTGTTACATAGATGGTTTTGCCATTCATTTTAGTTTTGATTTTCAGATAGAACGGCTCTCCGTCTTCAAAGTCTATGGCTGACATATCGTAGTAGCTTGTTCCACAATACGGACATTTATTTTTATCAATTTCATATACTGCTCCACAGTTTGGGTAATTTTTACCTTTTGGCATATGCACTCCTTATCAAACAAAAAAAATGGAGCGTAGTTCCCCCACTCCACCATTCACTCTTCTAAAATATCGTGTTTTGTATAACAGTTTTCGCAAAAACATTCTTCTGTTTTTATCTTAATAAAGTCACCCTCAATGTATTCACCACAACAATCACACTGGATAGCTTTGACAAACTCATCTGAATGACAATAAGGACACACACTAACCATTGGACCATCTGGGTAAGGGTCTACCACTATAATGTCTTTGCAGTATTTAGGAGAATCAAAAACGTGATGACAATTTAAGCAATACCACATAATATTTATTCCTGCTTAGGCAAGAACTGTAGTGTATATCCACAATGATTCTTGAGGTAATCTGCCGCACTACAAGCCGTAAGTCCGGCGAAACCATCACGCACAATAATGATTTTATCTTTGATCTCATAGTTTCCTGAAAGGGCTGCGAGTGCTGTCTGGGGTGTCCAAGTGTGTTTCATAAATTTCAGTCTCCTTTTGTTGAATATGTTTAAAATGAATTGGGGATACAGGTTACGATCCTGTGCTTAAAGTTTCAAAGACTTTCTTGCTCCCATTACAACAATCCCCATTATGTGTGGCATTGTTATGCTACCCTTAGCCACTAGCAGCACCACATTTAAATGGTATGTGATAACCTTGCCGATTGGTTTTTACGAGTTCTTGTATAATAAGACCGCCTTTATCGCCAATCAAGATTAATTACAACCTCACCACTAAGATAATGTACACTTTCTCAGAAGAAAACTAAGAAACTTTCGTGGCTCAATACCCTAATCGATTCTTTACAAAAGCCTTAGTTGCATGACTTTTCAAGCGATATATCAGACTCGAACTGACGCTTTTAGCTTGGGAAGCTAACGTGCTAACCACTAACACTAATATCGCATAATCAAATAGCGTATTTCGGATTCGAACCGAAACTGCCGTGTGTTTGAGACACGTCTCTCTGCCTGTTGGAGTAATACGCCATATTGGATTGAGCTTTGCAACTCAATCACTTTGTTGTGTATGAATTATATCATAACTTATTTATTTTGTCAACAAGTATTTTATGTTATTCATGATTTATTTACAATTATTAACAAGGCACTTTGGTATTATAGATTACAAGTCTATTCCAGTGAATTTGCTGTACGTGCCTTTTCATCAAATTATATTACATTTTTAAAGCTTCTTCGACGGGTTTGTATCTATCATCCTGCAAGGCCTTTACCAAACACTTGTAGGGATCTGTCTCCCCAGACATAATCATCTTAACGAGATTCTGGCTGTATCCAGAAATAAGCACTACACCAAGTTCGTTTTGTTGAATAGATACTACATTTTTATAAACCTCATTAACGTTCCAGAAAATTAAACGTCCTATTTTATATCCGTACCTCTCATACTTCTTAGCAATACTTTCAAACAATGGCTGAGTGAAATTAAACGCCTGTCCGTCAAACTGCATATCAGATATAATAACAATATTCTTCGGCATATCCTCCTGAGACATATTGCTATTAACAGCAGTTCTAAGAATCAAATCGAACACAGCCTCAATATTAGTATTACTACAATCAGTCTCCTGATAAGTCTTTACAAGCTTTTCTCTCAAGGTATCCATGCCATCAAGACTAATCAGCTTCGGCTTTGCACCAAAAGTAATAAACTGATTATGGAGCTCACCAGTGCTTCTTTCAGCCATATAAATTGCCATAGCAGTACTTACGTCCATTGGCTTACCATACATCGAACCAGAGCCATCACGCACAACTAAGGTATTCTCCGTAGTGAGTGTCGGCAGTGCTTTCCACAGTCCTTCAAGGGTTTCATCGTACTTTGTAACATAATTGCCCCAACCCTCAGTATACCTATGAACTATATCGTCTGGGAACAATACAGATGCATTGATCTTAGCTTCTCCCTTAGAAAGGGCACCAAGATATGATCTTCTACGCTCCTCGTCATTTCTAAGAAACGCATTGTTGTAAATCAGATTTGCACGAGAAGGCACAGCTTCATAGTTAATTTCATTCCACTGTTTGGCAGACATTTTGCATTCTACTACATCAAGATATTTACGCATCCGAGAAAGCGTCTGACGGTACTGTTTAGAAGTCATCCCCAAATACTTACGAATGGTTGCAGCATATCTTTTTGTTATATTAGACGAGGCCACTTCGGACGGAAGCCATTTCGGAAGTAAGGAAATGGACTGACCATCATTCATATGTGCAATGTCTATAGATAACTGTGTAGCAATTAATGCCTTAACTTCATCCTTAACAGGAGTATCAAGCAAACACAACAAGTCATCCCATCGTCCATAGTCACTAATCAGATGTAAAACACTACGTACCATGTCGGGTTTAAGAGTTGCGAGGTATGTCATGACTACCCTAAATAGTCTGCGCTCACCGATTCCATATCTACAATCCCTACAGTAAAATAACCAACGCATAGCCACAACAGGATCTTCGTAATAAGCATCCATAAACTTATTAATGATTTCTCGCTCCGGTTGCTTTCTCAGTGAAGTTACTGAAAAGTTTAAATCGAGCAGCTTTTTACCAGAAGTTACGTATCCAACAGCACCATTAGTCGTTAAACATTTCTCGTCATTTAACTCGTTCTTAAGAGCATTTATAAAAGCCATTTTCCTTTTTCTCCTTTAAAATTGATTTTATTTTTTTATAAAATCCAAGACACCTTTGGTTATATGAATTAATAGTTCATTCCAATTAAGTTGCTGTAAGTGTCTTAGGAGTTTACAAGAGACCGTATTGATTATTTGATGTTTTTTAAATATAGAATTACAAATATAAAATTTGCTGTTGGTCTCTTTGAATTTAGCAAGACGCATTTTTTTCCACTATGCAAGAAAAAATTTGCTGTTAGCGTCTTAGAGGAAGATAGATAGGACTCGAACCTACGATTACAGCTTGCCTTTTAACATTGCTGTATAAGATTTTAGCAAACCTTATTATTTTGCTGTTGTCTTACCACTTGACTACTATCTCCAAATTGTGGACAGGAGCAAGACTCGAACTTGCGACCACGGCTTTACCAGAGCATTATAACATTGCAGTTTAGGCTTATAACTAAGCCCGATTATTACGTGCTCTAACCAACTGAGCTATCCTGTCCATAAACGCAGAGCACAGCAATCGAAGCTGATACTTTTTACAGTACGCACCGCTTAGCAGGCGGGCTCCGAACCTCTCGGATTTACTCTACATATTTACTGCGAAGAAGGGGACTCGAACCCCCAATCCCTTACAGGCAATGATTTTTAAGACCATTTTGTATTCCAATTCCAACACCTTCGCATATACAGTGGTTTTTAAAGTGAACCACCAAACACATAATCACTTTGTATTATAATTAGCCTACATTATCAAGGATTTCTTTAATTCCTATCAGTCCAGCGTAAGCATCTCCGTCACCTGATGTAATAATCGTTTTAACCGAACCATTAATCGCCTTTACGGCCTCGGACTGTACATCAAGTTCTTTGTCTCTAAAATACTCATCAGTATAAGCTTTCTGTTTTTCCAGCTCCGCTTCTTTAGTAAGTTTAGCAATCTGAAGTTCCTGTTCCGCAATCTTTATATTCGCTTCAGAAACCGCCAGTTCCGCTTCAGCAGCTTTCTGTTTTTCGTAAGCCGCAGCATCAGCTTCATTCTGACGCTTAATCAGTTCCACTTTCGAATTAGCTTCCTGCTCATCAACTATTTTCTGATTTATTTCATTCTGCTTATCTCTATCAAGTTTTGCAAGCTCCACCTCATTCTGAGCCTGTGTTTTCTGGTCAATCTTTTCCTGAATATCTGCCGGAAGAATCAACGTACCAATTTCAAATCTAACAAGTTCCACACCATAAATCTCATTCAAAGTTTGTGAAAGAATTTCAAATACCTGATTCTGTATTTCAGATCGAGACGATTGAATGTCATATACCGAATAAGCCTGTGATACTGTCGAGAGTTTACCTTTAGTAAGACCATAAATGTCATTGTCTACAATACTGTCAAACGACTTCGTTCCAAAAGACTTAATAATTCTTTCGATATCCACTGGACGAATACTTATATAAATATCAGCATCAATATTCTTGCCTTCCTGCGAAGCAATCTGCATTGACATATCCTTACTGTTGTCGCCTTCAGCAAGACTCGTCCAGTTTTTCGAAATGATTGTGGTCGGGTAGGTTAGTACATCCTGGGTAATAGGATTTATACGAATACGACCTGTGCGTTCAACATTAATTACCGAAGTGCCTTCAATGACATTATCATCAGTAGGAGATGCTGTCCTGTCATAAACATAACCTACATAACCTGCATCAATTGTTTCATGAGTTACCCCGTACCCAATCAGCCCACCAATAACAATTACAATTGCTAATATTAATGATATTATAACTTTATTCATCTTCGTCCTCATCTTTTTCATTTGTAAAAAATTTTTTAATTTCAATATAAATTTCGTTGTGGAATAACAACGCCACAACAACAGCGATTAATAATAGAAGAATAATTCCCTTAATAGGCATATTACTTCTCCTTGCCCTCACATAATATATTAATTTCTGTCCATGCTCTCACATATGCCTCTTTCTGAGCCTCAATACTTTTTTCACGCTTTGCAGCTTCACGACGCGCTTTCTTTTCTTCATTCTTCTTTTTGCGTTCCTTGCGATCTTCCTCTATCTTTATCTTTTCGGTTCTTTTGGCATCATTCTTAAGAAAAACTCTGATAGCTCTATCAATCAGCTTATTATAAATTGAGCTACCACCAACAAACTTCTTAGTGATACAAATTGAAATGCCCTGTTCTACAGAGAATTCATCGCACTGATGAACTACTGCTTTTTCGGTTGTACCATCCATAAACTCTACAACAATTGCACAATTATTATAAATTCTTACATCTTTGATATCAGGAATCAGTTTCTTAGTGGATTGTAGGAATCCATCTTTATAAAATTTAGCGACTAGCTTACCGTCATGATCATCCCTCGTAAGCATTGTTTTTACTTCGGGGTTAACATCTGGTTTAACGTTTGCTTTCACCAAAATATCATCAAAGTTATCTTTTGTGCTATAATCAATGGTAGTACTTATACTAGTAATAGTGTTACTAATTGGAACTGTAGTCGCATTTACAGTTGCAGTTGTAGTTTCGCCATTATCAAAATAAATTGTTCTACCCGTCGCATAAAAACTATTAATATTCTTATCGTTGTTAGTGCCCATAATTAATTCTCCCACCTATTTTTTTATTAAACATAGCAACTGTTATCATCGTCGCCACCAGAGTTAAAGAATTTTAAAATTATCCACATTATTAGTAGCAAAAGCCCTATTGATCCTAGTGCCGCTAATATACTCCATACGACCTCTCCCATATTGTTTGCCCCCAACCTCTTTGTTTTGTGTATATATTATATCATACTATCTTTTATTTGTCAATACGGTATTTCCGTAATTCACAATTTATTTACAATTTACCTAATTCGTTGCAAATCATGATTCAATAGATTAAACCACTTGTCTGGCTCGTCACTGGGACTTTCTTTTTCATCCAGAATGTCATCAGCATCGATAATCGCCCAAACAGGAACACCTTCTAAAAACTGATTAGCAATGTCTTGAATAGTTTCTCTATTAATATCTTTATCATACGCAAAAATAATTTGCACACCCAGTCTAATTAACATTTGGATTTGATGCTTAGAAATCTTACTACCACCCGTAGATACACCATAAAACCCCATCTCGTATAGCTGCATTACTGCTTTTTCTGACTCGACTACGAACACTCTACCTTGTTGAATAATATTATTAAGTAGCTTATCAAGCCCATATAGCAAGCGTGACTTTGAACAAGGTTCAAGATAAATGTACTTCATATCAGACGAATCTAATTTCTCTTTAAAAATACGTCCCTTAACACCTACCAAGTCCCCTATCTCTGATCTAATAGGAATGGTAATATAATTGGTCTGAGGATCATACCCAACTTCAAAGAAACGCTGAGTGCTCAAAGAAATATTGTCTTTCTCAAAAAGATGATTCCCTATTGGTAGATAATAGTTCAATATCTTCTCGCTAATCGGTTTAACTAGGATGTCATCTGAACTGTTAATACAGTCACCTGATTGCATATCCTTTAATAGTTTTAAAATTTGCAAGCTCTCAGGAATTGGCTCTTCTTTTTCATAATAATCAATAGCACAAATATTACAAAGATGCCTGAGGGCATCAATGAAATTTAAATCTTTAGCCCACATTACAAGGTCAAGAATATCTGCTGTGCGATTCTGCTCCTGAGGTAATATATCACGAGTGTAATCAATTACAGTCAAATTGTCATTTAAATATACTGTAATAGCGCTCTTGTTATCACCATCAGGATTCGAGCATGTAATATACCCATTACTATGACGTCGAATAAAGCGACAACCAATGTCTTCGAGAATTTCTTCAATCTTATTTTCTTCTAAGATTTTTTCTTTTAAAATCTCGACCCTCATCGATTATCCATCCTCTCTTTTAGTGTGACATTATTATATCACAATCACTTTGTACTGTCTATGGACAATGCCGCTAAATTATTCGACAATGAATTCTTTTAATTTGTTATATATATCTATATCAGAAACACACCAAAGTTCATTCCACTCCAGAGAACATAATGCTCCAAGTATTGACTTTGCACTGACAGTGTAATTATTACCATCAGTAAGATAAATATTCTCTCTTTCAGCAGAGCATATATTAACAAACTTATTAATGTCTTCCATCTTATCCAATCTAATCTTCACTCTCATATTCTTATTGCCACCTTTCTTCAGCAAATCCATTTTCTATCGTATAAAATACTTTTTTGATGCCAAGCGAACGAATAACTCTTTCGCAACCCTCACAGGGTCTAGCTATCGCAGGTTCTCCATTCTTATGTTGGCGAAAAATATAAATAGACGCATTGCTTAAATCTATTTTATTTTTAATCAACGGAAGTAATGCGTCTATTTCTGCATGACATTTACCAGGACATTCTATGCCATATCTTTCCGTATCAAGCTTCGCCTGTAGTGGATTGCATTTAACATTGCTATTACACCCACTAGAAATAATTCTGTGTTTAAGTACTACAACTGCCCCAAGGGGTTGCTTGTGGTCTGAGAGTTTTGATACCGCCTTGGCGGCAGCAAAATAGGCTTTCTGTGTCCTAGTCATATCTAATTATCCTTTTTACTTTTTCTTTGTGTACTTGAGCGAAATCCATCCAGCACCAGATTTTAATTTTCCCCAACCATTCTTCTCTTCAACAATAGTATATACTTCGTTCTTTTTGATAGAAGTTGTTACTTTATACCTTGTCCCCGGACCAGACCGAACATTAAGTACATTCGCTGTTACTCGCACTGTATAAGGCATAAATGTCTTTACTGCAATTTCCTGTAGGTCAGTTGCGTCCACCCAACCATATGCTGTAGAGCCACCACCAGAAACGGCTATAACCATATATGGATGTCTACTTTTTCCTACTCGATAAACATTATTAACCTTTACTTTGCCTGGTTTACAAATATAACCTTGAATTGCGTCGGAAGACTTGTAATGCTTAGTACCATTGAACTGTACAACCTGCCCTACTTTAAAAACTGGTACTATAGTATTAGTTGTATTAGAAGACGAAGAAGAATTAGTTACTCCGTAATATTTCTGTACTGCCTGAAGAAAATTATTCCAAAGCCCCTTGTCTCTAATTGTTTGAGGACAGTTCTTTCCATCAGGAGCAAAGTCATGATGTTGTTTAACAGCACCAATAGTTAGGTTATGTTCTTTAAGAAGCTTTGCAGTAAGCCATGCAGCATTATCTCTAGCTTTGTCAAAGTTTCCATCAGAGTTGACGCAGATTTCTATGCCTATTGATGCCATATTACCACCACCCTCTACTCTACCATCAGAAGCATGATACGCAATTTCGTTGTCTGGAATATGGTGATAAATTGCATGATCGTCAACGGTGTAGTGCCAAGAGACATAAGTTGTATTTGCCTTGGCAAGATTCTTTAAATAAGTAGAATGGTTCTTTGCATCGGCACCTTTAGATGAATTACCTGTTTCGTGAATTACAATCCACTTCTTTTGTCGCACATCTCCTGGTCTAACTTTTCCACCTTTCTGTGGAATTATATCTTCAATAATATTCACTTTACCCACTCCTTTATTATTATTCATTTCTATTGGATTTTTGGTTGGCGTGGTGCTCGAAGATGTTTTGAGATAAATTACCAACATATTATCAACTGCCCTATTTTCCAATCCATTCGTAATGGTCTTGCCATCATAAATCATACGACTCGAACCACCACCATCAGCATTTAACATAAAACTCAAACCAAGAGATAATCCAAGATTTTGAAGTTCATCATAAGTCATACCTGGAGAGTCAACGCAAATTACATAAATATAATTCGCATCATATCCTATACAAGTACGTCTTGTTTTGTATGCCAGTTCTGTCGCATATGTAATGATAGTCTTCTTACCATCCTTAATAAGCATCGGGTACGCACTACAAAAATCTTTCCAATCTCGTTCTTTATGCCGCCCATATAAAAGCTCATTGGAATCAGTGATTCCAAAGCCTTCGGTTCGTAACCCGTCATATGCATACTGTTGATGATTGCTCACTAACGAAAAACATGGTAAACCAGCACTATTCATGCCGAAGAGCCCAAGATTCGTAACTAAATTGGGTTTTTTGGCCTGCCTATCGTAGAAAGACTGCAACGTCTCGCGAGGCTGTTGCCCTATTTCAATGCCAATTTTGTCAATTTCCTTTTTAGAAATTTTAACAATATGAACGTATTTTTTGTTTGTAGGTTCATATAATTCCATAAATACTACTCCTTCATAGTCTCACAGACAACCACTTTGTTCTGTTTGCTGTATTTTATCATAATTATTTTGCCCTGTCAATATGCACAACATACAAATATTTTAATGAGCTGCTAAATCACATTCGTGCAATTCATCAATCATCTTTCTGAGATAGGGTGATAAACTGTTATAGTACCTTGTATCTAAAAACGGATCCATATGTGTCGATACAAGCCATGCTATCTCTATCGCAGATTCACCAAGACCATATATCATATAAGCCGAAACACATTGATGCTGATAATAATGTGCTGAATCAGACAATTCTCCTTTTGTATTTCGAAATGATTTTACATAAGGTTTTCCTATGTCATGATAGAGCGCAGCACTGTACACGTCCCAATCAAATGCTTTTGTTACCCCATAAGAATATGCCTTCATACAATGATCATATATACTCAACGTATGATGTGGGTTATCATGTGGAATTTTTGCGCTATTCAAAACTTGCCTGATGTACATTGTTTCATTAAAATCGTCAGGACGAACAACTTTAATTTTAGAAATTCCTTCGTCGTAATAAGGTGCCTGAAAACGCTTAAGCATTCTATCAATCACCTCTTTGCCAACAGTACGCTCCCTCGCCGCATCACGAGTAACACAAACTTCAATCGGAGCCCATATGATATGACATTCAATTTTGGCAAACTTCGGGCATACATTAATAATGCAAGACCGATCTTTGCGAGTCATATTTGTGGCGTCATACCAGACAGTTCGTCCGTCATTTAATGCTTCCACAGCCCTCTTTTGCATAGTAGTAAATACTTCTACTGGGTTTTTCTGAATTGATTCATCTCCATAAAATTCTTTACGAATAGAGTCAGAGCTTAAGATAATATCATCTTCAAATGCGTTTGTTTTAGCATATATAGTCTTGCCACTTCCTGGAATTCCACATAGCAAGATTAATCTAGGTCTATTCATTTTTATTCTTTTCTCTTGAGTAAATACTCGCGGCTTACGTTCTTAAATGACCTCTGACCATCAAGACTTCTATAAACCCAACCTTCTCTTAGTCCTTCTCCAACTAAACAAGAACCATCAGCGTCTTTTTTTAATTCTTCCATCGTATCAGGAAGAATATAATGTTCGTCGGCAATCGGCACCCACGGAATACCATTTCTGTTACAAATCTTCGCAGCATCAATAGAATTTATTCTACCAATATCAGAACGAATAAGGTTGTATCCAAAGAAACAAATTTCTTTAAGCTTGTGAGGATTGCCCTGAATGTTTGGTCCCGCAGTTTCTCCCTGTATACACACATAACTAAGATGATTTCTTTCTAGATATTTTTTCAAGAAATCAAATATGTGATATTTCTCCGCCATCATCCAATATACATTACCATCAATATCTTTATGATAATTTGCCTGCGATGGAGTCAGCTGTCTTACATTTCTAGAGCATACATATTGTTCGTATTTTTTGCCCTTTTTCTCAAGAATGTAGGTACTACTTGTTCCGTCCACCTTCTGCGTTTTAATCCACGGTTCTTTATTTTCGAGAATATACGGAAGATTTTCGCATCTTTCCTCGTCGGTGACTTTAATAAAAGGAAAATGTTTTGGAAAACCTTTGGGTGCATCTTTCTTCTTTCCGAGAAAAACAAAAATAAGTTTTCTAAACCATTCATACTTCATCAATTTCTTAACAAACTTGTTACTAAAAAACTTGGGATGACGTGCCTTCATAGACTTATACTTAGCATTAGGATTTCCATTACTTTTTCTAATATTATCTTCTTCAACTGAATATTTAATACCCAAAATATCAGTAACATCAGTTCCCTCTCTGAGCCCATCCAATTCTTTGAACACAGACTGTGGCAGTGCAAGTCCCTGTGAAATACAATTAAACTTACCAAGCTTCATAGTCTTAACCTTAAATCCCTTGGTACGCAAAAATTCAAACTCTTCTCTTTCAGGTACTTTTGAATCAATCTCAATATATACGCAAGGATCTCCCTCTTTGAATTCACCCTTCTTACATATCAGATTCCAACCAAGAACATAACATTGTTCGATATTATCTGCTCCTTCAATAGGCCTGATATTGGTGACTTTTTCAATATGAGCCAATGCTCTCTTTCCGTTTACAATCATATTTATCTCCTTATTTCATTACATTTTTAAACTCTTTCGTAGCTAACGTGAACTACCGACTGTCTAAAGCCAGTCGGCTTCTTGCTTCATCGTCTTCGCAACCTACTAACTCCACAAGCGTAAATTCCGATAGTTCCTACCGTACTATATTATTATTTAGGCTGATTTAATCAACCTTAATCCTTCATTCAGAATATTCATAGCTGCGTTTATATCTCTGTCGTGATGTGTATTACAACAAGGACAAACCCACTCTCTTACAGAAAGGTCTTTTGTTTCCTTGTTTACATAACCACATACGTTACAAGTCTGACTGCTTGGAAAATAAGTGTCAACCTTGATATACTGCCTACCATTCCATTCAGCCTTGTACTGTAATTGTCTTGTAAGTTCATACCAACTACAATCAGAAATACTCTTTGCAAGATTATGATTTTTAACCATATTGCTAATTTTCAAGTCCTCACTCACTATCAGTTGGTTTTCCTGAATTAGTTTGTGAGAAATTTTATGTAAATTATCAATACGAATATTTGTTATCTTCTCATAAAGCCTTGCTATCTTAATACGTTGTTTGTTTCTATTGTTGCTATCCTTTGTCTTTTTAGCAAGTTTTCTTTGTTCCTTTGCAAGTTTCTTTTCATACTTGTAAAGAGTTTTAGAGTTGTGAAACTTTTCGCCATCAAATGTGATAACTAAATCCTTGATGCCTAAATCAATACCAACCATAGCATCAGTAGACTTCATCTGAAAATTCTCACAATCTACAAGAACAGAAACAAAATATTTATCACTTGATGTTTGAGATATAGTAGCTGATTTAACAATACCAACAAATTCTCTATGAACTTTAGCTTTTATCCATTTAAGTTTTGGGAGCTTAATTTTGTTATTCTCAAAATCAACCTCTATGTTGTTGTTTGTACTATTTGTAGAATAAGACTTACAATTATTCTTCTTACTTTTGAATTTAGGATAGCCAGAATGTTCTTTGAAAAATTTCTGATATGCACTATCCATATTATAAACAGAATTAGTAAGAGCAAATTTGTCTACTTCTTTGAGCCATTCATATTCTTTTTTAAGAACTTGATTGACATAGTTGTTACAACCCATCTTGTTCATAGATTCTTTTTCTGTTTCATAAAGATTTTTTCTATAAGCAAGTGTCTGATTATAAACAAATCTACAACAACCAAATGTTTTTTGAATTTGTATTTCCTGTGTTTTGTTTGGATAAAGTCTATATTTGAATGATTTAAGCATTAGATTGTCACCACCTTTCTACATCACTATTATATCACAGTGATAGCACCTTGTCAAGAGGTTCTAAAAGTTTTTATATCACCTTGACATCACCTTTTGATATGCTATACTATCATCAAAGGAGATGATATAGATATGGGAATATCTAAGGATAATACAAGGATAGCACTCACTATTCCTAAAGAATTAAAAACTGAATTAGAAAAACTTGCACAAAAAGAAAATCGTAGTTTGAACAATTTAATTTTAACTTTGATTAAAAAATCCCTTAATGAAAAGTAATTTTATAACCAGCCTAACCCGTCGTCTAAAGCCAATGGGATTGCGGCTGGTCTTTCATTTCAATAATAGTACCAATGTGCTGCGTCCACCTACCACTATCACCTTCGATTTCGTCAACCCTAACACCATTCCACACAAGGGTGTCAATTTCCCTCTCGTTTAACTTTTCACCCTTCTTAAGCTTGGCTACAGTTTCATCATAATCTGCCCAAAATCCCATAATTAATTCCTTTCTATTTTATTGTGTTCATCACACCACTTTTGACATTCTTCCATAGACTCAAAGCACATATCTTCTCTGTGCCGTGGTCTAAAATCATTTTTCACCTGATAAGTTACATTCATAGTGTTTTTCTCAATTTCAATAAAAATTTTTGCTATCTCAAATGGTCGCTTGGGTGAAGTCCATTCATCCCAATATATTGGAATGTAAACCTTGCTCCCAATATGATACTTAACTTCCATCTTTGTATCCTCTCAATCTTGTTGATTTCTCTTGTGCTTATTGACGGCTCTGAGCGTTCCTGGTACCTGCTGCCAAACATTCCTATCTAAATCCGCTTCTAACGCAAACATATCCTTACCACCATTTCTATTTTTTATCAAATTGCATAATACATATTTCTTCTTTTTGTCTAATGGTGTACTAGCAACCTCATCAGTCCAACCCACAAGTGGTTTATCAGTATTAACTATTTCGTAATCATCATATTGATTAGACTTCAAATGAAGCATCATGACCATATTCGAAAATAAATGGAATATATGCTTTGCAGTAGCAACAGAAGTACTATTTACATCTTCAATCTTTAAAGCATTCGCTGCATCTGCCATCTGAAAGCTCATAATGGCAGCAACATTCAAAGAAACATTTAATTCCGTCAGAAGCGTTGTAGTTTTTACAAAATCAGACCATGATGACATATCTGAATTAGACGAATGCTTTAGAGTGTCATAAAACCAACACTGTGTTTTATTTACACGCACAGTTTGCCTTACTAAACGTGTGATATTCTCATCAGAGTAATTCGCCGCAACATTCTTGAATAAAATCATATCTTTACGCTCTTCAAGCCATTTCATAGCATCTTTTACATTGCGATATTCTTCTGATTCATTCTGTAGCCGCTTGATGAACTGTTCTACTGTTTCTTTTTCGGGATTGCGATAGATTATTTCTTTATTGCTATTTAAATACAATCCATGTTTAAATCTCTCTTCTGTGATAGAAATTTCGTGCCCAAAAAGCTTCTGAATCGCCGGAGAATTTAACACAGACACGTGAATGCATCGTAACATCTTATCTGTCTGCATTTCGTTAGCAAAAAATGCGCACTTAACGTTCTCTACTAAAGCCAAATGTGTGCATAGATAAATCAATGATCTACCTTTACCTGAGTTGCTTAAAGCTCCAATTCCGTATGTATCGCCCGGTAATATGCCACTACAATATTTAGTAATAAAATCCCATGCACAATTATAACCTTGAGCAGGTGTTTTGAAATACTCATCCATAATAGAGCTTGCATTTGCAACTGCATCTATTGGCTCATCAAGACCAGTAATTACTCTAGAGCATATAGTATCAAGTCCTCCACGAACAATATTGGCACAATCATCTGCCGTTAATTGCTCGAACTTAGGATGAGATAGTACTTTTGTTACATCATAGGTCTTGTTGAGTGAACGTAATAAACTATATTTTTTAAGCTTATCTACGAATTTGCCTAGCTCATACTGCTCAACGGCTACGCTCATAACTCCTTCGATGAACTTAAAACCACCAAATTTTTTATACCCCTGTAACCGTACCTCTGATGATGCCGCAAACATATTGGCTTTTGCAGCAGTGAATGTATCAGAACAATTTAAAATATAATCTTGAAAGAACTGATAGAAAAAAGCGCAACCTTTATCGAAAAAGTCATCATTTTTAATGACGCTAGTATAAGAAAAAGATACTAAAGAATCTTTAAAAAATGTTCCAAGCACAATCATTTCTGTTTGCGTAGAACATAATTGTAGTTCAAGTTCTTCATTCATAAACACACCGCCATCTTATATAAAATCGTCAAGAATATTACTCAAATTTACATTATTATCCTGTGTATGGGTTCCTTTGAGACCTTGCACCTTACTGTAGTCAATATGCTCTTTTGTTGCTTCTTCTCTTACCCTTTCTTGTTCCGCTATCTCTCGTTTACGCATGTCTTCTCTATATCTTGCATTCCAGTCTACTAATATACTCAAATCATACAAGATTGCGTTAATACCACCTTTTATATTTCGCCGATAATGGATTGCTTTTAAATCATCTATATAATATTTCCATTCTTTAAGCAGTTCTTTGGGAGAAATTTCATAGATTTGCCCTTTGGCTTTCCCCTTGTAAACCTGATCGAGTTTTTCAAATACTCTATCGTTTACTTTAGAAATATTATATTCCTTGCTAATCCAGACAAAAATATTATCTTTGTCTATCAGCGCATTTATCTTTGATTTAAACTCTGCAACAAACAATGGAATGCCACTTAAAGCCTGTTTCCAGATAGCTATTCTTGCCCTTGGACTACTAATTTTTATTTCGCACATTTTCTTAAAGCAGTCTATATGATAGTACTGATTTTTATAAAACAATATATCATCGGGGATATTATCTTTATCTATAGCAATATTTTTTTTACACTCATTACATATTCTATTAATCATTAAACCCCTCCAAATCTAAAAAAATATGAGAGTGGGAGTAATCACTCCACGCTCCCATTTAGTGTTTAATTTATGCCTTGAGAACTGTAAGAATTTCCTGAAGAGTTGCTGCGTCAGATTTCTTCATTGCTGCTGGGGTTGAGGGGAGGTTTGCTGAGGCGAGAGCGGACTTTTTCTTATCCTGTTCTACCTTTGAAAGTCCTCTCATAATGTTACAAACTTCGTTATACAACTCTTCAGCTGATTTTTCTCCTGTGGTAGTACTAGGTGCGTCGTCGCTTGCAAGATCACCAAGCACTTCCTTTTCAAAAATCTTTCTATCCTTTTGAATAGCATCATCAAGGTCATTTCTGATTGAATATTCCTTACGTCCAGCTCCCTTATTTAAGGTCTCTTCGAATGCCAGAAGTGATGGATTAACAACAACCTGTCCAACTTCAAATGTCTTGGTTCTGTCCTTTTCTACAGAGTAGCACACTTGGTCTTCGTCATTTCTAAACATTCTAATTAAGGATTTTACATTATAATCCACATTTTTGAAAGAGTCTGGTAGAGTTTTTCCCGTAGGAGTACTTACAAATTGCCCATCTGCATTCTTCGAAGATACGGTTTCTTCCTTTTCTCTTGCTGTCATAATTACATGCACTGGCAATGCCATTAGTGAAAGAACAAGTCTTTGTCCTGCATAGTTCATTGCTGCGTAATCTTTAAATTCAAGTCCTGCATTCTGTGTAGCCACATAAATTTCTTCTGCAGTTCCACCGTTATTCTTAGCCTTAATTCGATTCCTTTTTTGTGAAAGCTGAAGAAGTGACTGAGTATTTGTTAACTTTAAAACAGAAGTTCCATCTACTATTACTGCATCGGGAACGAATGGCTCTCCATAAGCATCTAGAATTGGCTCGTTAGTCTCTTCTCCGTCCTCATCAAGATAACAAAGTTCTTCTCCTTTAGCTATCTTATTAACATACAACTCTACTTCTGAAAGACTCTGAGTATAAGCCACAAAGACATTTCTTGTATCTATCCCCTGTATTTCAAGTTCTTCAAGCACTTCATCTGCGCCCCCCGACTCGATATCAAAGGCCCAAACTCTAAACGGAGTACCGTCTTCTCTTTTAAATTTTGCAATTTCAAAAGCCTGTGTAGATTTGCCAGTTCCTGGAGCACCATAAAATAGCATATTCAATTTGGGTTTAATTAGTCCACCTTGTCTAATTTTCATATATTACTATCTCCTTTGTATCTATTATAAAACATTTCTTCAATCACTTTGTGCCATATGGGGTAGATACTAAAACCTACCCAAACAACACGATTCTTACTCCACTGATTACCAATCTACCTCATCTTCGTTACTACTTACATCATCGCTCCAAGGTAGTTCATTGTTACTTGCTGATGTTGATGCTGTTCCCCATGTATCTGCATCCTTTTTAGGAGCTTCACCGAACTGCTTATCAGCTTTCTTATTCTCCTCAATAGCTTTTCTCGCCGCAGCAATTGAGTCTTCTGCATAAGTCTCCTTATCAATTGTGCTAGGCTTTGCATTTTTAATAACAAGCTCAGAAATTCTTCTGCCAGTAGGTCTATCAAATGTGGTTTTCTCAGTGCCCCAAGAATCTTCCACTTCTACAGTCTCAGTAGGCACAAAGCTAGATATTGAACCAGCAATCTCAATAGAATTAAAAGGCTTGAGTCCTTTCTTTATATTCGTTGCCAGCGAACCATCTGTAGCAACGAATGTCGTCGGAACGATATCAGCGTAAGCAACATGCAGTGCGTCAATTACAAATCTACCAGTTGCCTTATCTTTATCATCTTTCTCTTTATCAATGCCCTGGTAAATAATTGTAGCCCTAAAATCTGCCGTAGGCTGAAAATCATCTGCGTCAAAATCTATAGGCTTAGATAAGAGAGAAATCTGCGTTGGTACAAACTTAGTGCTTCTTTTAGGATTACCATCTTTATCAACGTAAAGACTAAAATCAATTGTGCCACGAATATATATAGGCACATCGTCCTTGAGATGATTTCTAACATATTCGCAAGCATCATATTCCGTCATGTTGCGATTGATATTCTTGCCAGACGCAACATCTTTTTCAAGACCAACCTTAATACCAATTAACTGTCCATTATGAGACTCATTTCTATCTGCCCAAGCTACAGTTTCTGTTTTCTTTGACTTCGAATCGTAGAAATATACATTCTGTCTTGGCATACCATTTAAAGATATATACTCAGTCTGTCCTGGAGCAAATTCTACTCCGAAATTGATTGCTCTAAATCTAGAGCCATTTTTGGTATCCTTTTCAGTATAAAAACCGTTTTTTGCAGTGCCACTTACTATGCCTGAAAGCACAAATTCTGTTTTTGTAACAGGTAAATCAAAAATTCTTTTGCTAGCCATATTTATCTCCTTATTAAATATAAAATTTTAATCACTTTGTTCTGTATGATACGTATAATAACGGTCATCCGATACTACATCGTATAATTCATATCTTTCTAATATGTCATTGCCTACATAAAGATGAGATGTAACTGCCCTACATTCTGAGCAGTATACATCAATATATAATTCATCTTTAATTTGGTTGTAATTTATATTAGAACAATGTATGTGTCCACATATACATTGGAAATAACTCTTATTATGTTTCAAATCTGACATTTCTCATTGCTGTCCCCCTTAGCCTCTTTGTCTTATGTACTGCAATGATTATACTACACTTTCACGTTTTTGTCAAGAGTCATTTTATAATATTCACAATTTATTTACAAATACCTTAATTAGCTGCTTGTCTGACTTAATTAAAAAAACATTTTTGTCATATGCAAACTCGATGACATCATTCATTGGGATATATAAATCTTGATCCTTAAACCTCACTCCTATCTTGTCTTCATTGCAAATAATATGAATACAATCAGTTTTATATCTTTTGCCGCCAAATAGCTTATGATAAATATGAATAAGTCCTGGTGAATTATTGATTGAATTAAATAATGTTAAAAAATCTTGCATTTTCTGCCCTCCTCATTTGTCAATTCAAATAATATTTTGTATTCAGATTATACATTTTTTAAAAGACCATTGTCAATAAATATATATATGGTAAATTTTGGCTAAAATAATATAATCACTTTGTGTTGTGTGTAATGCTAAAACTTGCTAAGGACAATAACGTCCTTAGCAAACTATACATATTGCTCAAATTTTGCTTTTAAAATCTGTGGATATAAGTCAGAATAAATATCATATCTCCTAGCTATTTTCTTACAATTTTGAGTTGTAATAAAATTATTGAATGTCATATTTTCTTTTTGCATTTCAAGTTTAATGCAATGCAATAAACCACTTTCTTGAATACTTGTTGGTGTCATATTAATATCTAAATACTTTCGAATTGTTATAAAGCGTTTCTGGCACCATCTATAACGATGCTCGGCATCAGAGGGATTATTTGAGTCTGAATATGTGTCTTTTACATTCGCATTCATTTTGTAGATACCTAAATTTTTTACTTTTCGCACAATTACCGGATCAGTAGAATTATATGATACTAATTCCATTTCACGAAGGGATTTTTCTAAAATGACATATGCACGTTCATCTAAAGGAACAACCTTTCCTGTTTTAAAGTAAATACACATATTATTTAAACTAACTTGTGTTCTTTCTAAGTAACATAATTCCTTAAGCCATTGTCCTCCTACCCCCAAAAATAACAATTCTAATATAGCTTTATCTGTCCAATTAAGCAATTCATTTTGAATATCTATTAGCTGCTCCCTTGACAGTATCATACTACGTTTTTTATCCTTATTTACACAAGGAATCAAATCCGCTTTAGTAATTTCATCATATACATTTAATATCTCTGACCCTTTTTTATTCTTTGCCCATCGTGCAAAATATTTGGCAATCATATTAAAATTTTGCAAATACTTTACTGAAATTGTGTTTGTCTCTCGATAAATATTTAATACTTCTTCTCTAGAAAAATCATAAAAATATTTTTGATATTGATCCTCATATGATACAAGTTTATATATTTTTGCCTTAACAGATTCTTCAATATCAAATCTACTACGCATATATTCCTCTAAAAAATCTTTTAATTCCACCTCTGTTGTATAATTCATTTCGCTTCCACACTCCTTGTGGGTATTTTTAATTTATTATTCTATCATCACTATACAATATTATCAATCATTTTGTACTATATCAGAACAAATTATCCAAAACTTTAATTGTCTTTTCTTTCTCTTCTTTTAATACATCAACATATCTTTGTGTAATTGCTATATTGCTATGTCCTAATTGTTTAGCTATTGCTTGAATACTTACACCTGCTGCCGCCAAATTAGTTGCACTTGAACTACGTAATTTATGTGCAGTAATATGTTTTGCTATACCAGCTTCTTTAGTATATTTTTGAATCATATTGTTAATTGCGTCAGGAGATATTCGATTGTGCTTTTGGGAGATAAATAACGCATTAGTATCAACATCCTTAAAAGCCCTACCTCTGACAGCAATCCAGTCACGTAGCAGTTCCGCTGTTTGTTCTCCAATTTCAATATTACGAACCTTGTTGCGTTTTTCAATAACATGGATAACATTGTTATCGAAATCTATATCCTCTATATTTAAGCCAATAATTGCTCCTGCTCTTAAACCAGTAGCTAATCCAAGCCCAATAATTGTTTTATCTCGTGCGGCAGTAATCTTATATGGATTTTTATCAACAACATCCATAATTTTTTTAATTTCTTGTTTAGTTAGATAGGTGACATTATGCTCGTTATTAGTGGTGCTAGGTCTCGATGTCTTATCAATGGGATTAGAAACATAATAACCACGTTTTACTAAAAAATCATAAAAGTTTTTTAGACCACTCCATCTAGCGGCCTGAATATCTGTATTAATACGTTTAATTGTTCCATCTGCTTTTCTTGACGTTTCCATAGAAATCAAATACTCTTCAATGCTTTCAATATTAACTTTATAAAAATTTTCATCATAAGAATTATGAGTAACAAATTTCATAAAACTTATCACATAATTTAAATAAACATCAATAGAAGAAAATGCTTTCTTATTTGCACGAAGATAGGTGTAATAAGTGCGTAAAATTTCTGGTTGCCCTTTAAGTTTTTCCTCTATTCTATTTTGAAGTTTTTGTTCTTTCTCTAGTCTACCATTCATAGTAATACACCTCCACTTTTTTATTGATGTCTAGTTCTAAATTTTACATACACAATTGTTGCCACAATCCAAATTATATATCTATCCTTAAAAATACAGCCACCAACCATAGTGGCAATATAGAACAATAATGCCGTACCATTTGCCATAGTCCCAGGACGATCCATATATTTATAATTCCAATGGTTGTTATATACGTCTTGCTGCTGTAACTGGCATTCTTCATTACTAGTATCCTGATTTTCTAATACTTTTCTTTTTTGCTTGCCTATATACTCCCGGCTCTTTATCGCATCTTTAAGAGCGTCCACTATACATCCTCCCTAAATATTTTATTAGCTTTTTTTGTTGCCTTTTTCTGTTCTCTTTGCCTCCAATAATCATTTTCTTCGTGCTTTTTAAGTGCATGACAATTCTTTTTAAGACATTCATGTCTTTTAAGTGTCGCTACAGTTAAATGAGCGTGATGTTTACGACAATAACCAACCGCTTTCGTTCGAGATATATAACTACCGTATAATCCAACTAAAGGCTGTGAATTTATCATTTCCATTTGTATTCCTCCATATCACATCTGTGCATCCGAAATGTAATCTATTGCTTCGTTTATTGAGTCCATTGCAGAATCTAAATTATCAATTGCTTCCTCCATTGCTGAACCTCGCATTGTTGCTTGAAGACCTTCTGATAAATTATCAAAAGAAAGCTGCTCGTCATCCATAACGTTCTCAAGTTCATTTTTTGATTTTATCAAGTCTTCGATAATTTTCTGCAATTTTTGACGTCTTATCTTATTCATCTTCATCATCCTCATCCTTAGTCCAATAATTGCCAATTATTCTATCTGAACAATCACCGAGATCCCATACATATCCAGCAAGTAAAAGTGTTACATGCTCCTTGCCCGCATTCGCAACGGCAATTCCTTTGAAGTTATCGAGAAATTCTGATATCTTTATCTTAGTACCATCTTCATGAACAGGTTGCTTATGTTTTACCCATCCGTTATCTTCGAGGTATCTACCATATATATTTGCCACAAACATAATCTCTCCATATTTTACTGAATATTCGGTTAAGTCTCTTAGCACCTTTTCCCAAGGTGTATCCATTGCAATACATAATGCTCTGATAACACAATCATCGGTAAATTTATGTTTTGGATTAGCATTTACAAACTTCCAATATTTACTTTTACTTTTATTTTCCATATTGATGCATACCTCCGATATTTTTATTGTATTATATCATATTTTTTTGCGTTTGTCAATCACTTTGTCTGGTGTTTACATTTTATTTACAATGACCTTTGTCAGTTAATAAACGGTTTTATAGCTCTAAACAATGGTGCCGATTTTGTACCACCAACTCGCTCTATATTATTATGGAACAAAGCCTTAAGTATATTACACATCTCATTCGCAGACATATCTAGCTTTCTCGGTGTCTCTGGATAGTTCGCAATAAATTCTCCACCCGGCTCAAGACTATCGTAAATCTGCTTAATAGTTTCAACAAACATCCCCAAACTAGACTGGACATTCAGAACATTACTTGCGAAAATCACTTTATATTGTTTAGAAAGCGCGTTTTTATTATGAATTCCATTAATACAATTGTCACCAAAGTCGTAAGCTGTACAATCAAAACCCCGATCTTGTAGCCACTGTGTATGAATTGCTTCCTTTCCTGCCCCATAGTCTAGAATTGTACTCTGCTTATCAATATGTTCTGCGATATAACGTGGAACTATCGCCCTGATGCTACCATCTTTGTTTATTGCCGAAGCTCCACGAGAACGGCTTGTTGCATTAGCTATACGAATTTCTTCAGCTGTAAACATTTGTTTTCCTCCTTATTAAAAGACCCATGATTATTCACAGGTCTCTTTTTCAAAACTATCCAGTACACCAAATTTTTCTATCAAGCTATAATACGCTTCCATAAATGGACATTTAAGACAATCCATATCCAATTTCTGCATTTCTTCAAAAGCACAACCAGAGCGACACGGATTTGTATCAAACATAATTACTTCGAGCGCACGTTGTTCATTTTTTGTAAGTGTGATATTAATTTTTTTCATATTTACTTCCTTAATTCTGTTTCATATACTTTCCATTCGTAATAAATACTAGAATCTGCTACATAAATACCATACCCATCGAAACAAGGTGTATATCTTTGTTCCTCAAGTACCTTTGAAATACCACCTGTTCCACAAGCTGGTTCTAAAATATCTTTACTGAAAGTCTCTAATTCACAAAGCATCTCTGTTGCAATTTTTGGTGTTTCATAAAAATCATTTTCCTCTCTCTCTGTATCGGAATGATTCGAAGCCCCGTGGCAACTATAAATTGCTTTACTATTACCAGTCCAATCTTTTTTGCTCTTCATGATATCGTTCATTGACCATATACCTCTCTTTCTAGTTAAATACCTAAGTTAATTCTTAATTCTTTCATAAATTCTGCTTTAGCTTCTGCATCTAACAACTCTCCCTGTGGACTAAACGGATCGTGATTGGTGCCCTCTAAATCTTTGATTACCATTTGCCATACATTTTCATCATCATCGGTATCCAATTCATTTGCCCAAAATTCATAGCACGTCCACGCAAATTCTTTTAATAATGATTTTGTTTCTTTTGCATCTAACATTAATTACACAACCTCCCTATTTTTTAAACCACTTTGTACTGTAGGAATAAAGCTAAAACACCATTTAATTACAGGCAAGCACCAACCATCTCCGAGAACTCCACTTGCTTCATTTCTATTTAAGCAAGACGTATATCCATCAGAAACACCCTGGCATCTTTCAAGTTCAATTTGATTTAAATATCTAACTCCATCAAAAATATGTCCTTCGTACCCATCGAGGTCTTTCGCAGTAACTTTTCTTCTACCACCACTAATTCTATGATACTCATTAACACAAGCCCTATAGTGTTCTTCATCTTTAAATATCAAAGTCGTAAATCCTGAGCTCAAATATCTATGAACCATCTTCGCAGGAGTTGTCAAAGGTCTTGAATCGCTAACTAGAAGCGCACGTGCTCTATCCCTATCAGTATATCCATTCATTAATATGTTCTGAAGTTTCGTACCGTGGTCTTCAGGTAAGTCAATTTTCCAATTTGCCCAATACAATCTATCTCTCAGGGCTGCTGTAAAATACGAACCATTAATTCGTACAGGTTGTACGCCAAGCATATTAGATATTGCATCCTGATCTTCTTTTTTCATAATTACATTTTCCATAAAATAAAAATCCGGGTTACATTCCTGAAGAATTCTAAGACATTCATAGAACAGGCTTGATTTGCTGCCTTCGAGCCCCATTCTGTCTTCTGTATGCATGGCACGACTGAAATTTTGGCAAGGGCTTCCAAATATTACCATATCTATATGGTCTAATTGATAATCACCAAGCTCCGAATGTAGCACACCATCATTATACGAAACCTTAGTTACATCTCCCAAATTATGACTATCAGAAAATTGTGTTATAGCAACCCTATTTGCTGTTTCCTTAATTTCGGCACGGTAATAATCTACTTCATATCCTAGCTGTTCTAAGGCATATCTTCCAATTGAAATGCCATCGCATAAACTAACTACCACAATTTTTTTCATTCTTTCGTCCTCCGCAAATCACTTTGTTTTATCTTTAGTGTAAAATTATATCCCAACCACTTTGTTCTGTATAGTACTTATTTTATCTCTTCATTAATAACCTTTACTCGTCCACCTTTCTTGTAGCAAGCCAAACATTCTATGCACTTTCTGCCACCACAATTAATCTCAACATTCTTTGCGGCTTCTTTGTCCCAAACCGTAAAAGTCTTAACCTTTAACCCAATTGCCTCAAACGGTGCCGGATTAATAGGTTTATTAACCATTAAACTTGAGATAATTATATTCATATTCTTAGGCTGTTTATGTGTCTTAAAATAATCCAGAACAATCTTATATTGCTTGGTCCACAACGCAAACTGACAATGAGGATTCTTCTTTGCAATATTCACAAAGTTCTCAAGATGAATTGCATTATGTAAATCTCCATGGCTTTCAAATCTACAATATTGACTATTAATAAAGGGTAGCTGCTCTTTCGGAATAATATTACCACTCAAAATCTCTCCGTTTGCTTCATAACACCTTCTTACGTTCGGACGATAACTAAGTGCCGATTTTGAATAACAATGCTGACAAATAGTTCCGTTACACTTAGATAGTTTCTGACAATTTGCGTTATTTGTCATTGAACTACTTATTACAGTCATGTCTTCCATTTTACCTGTCAACTTTGTGCTAACTTTTAATAACTGTGCCATTTACATAACCTCCTATATCATAATCACTTTGTTTTGTTATTCTTACGTGAAAGAGCCATATCATTAATCACTGTTGTTTTATCTGTATATGTCTTTTTCTCAAATTTTGTTAAATCCTGATCGAGCAATTTGATTACGTTTTTACCCTGAAAGGAATCATATACGCTTCGTAGTTTATCACACTCTATTTTACATACTCTACGCTGTTGTTGAATATTTTTAAGTTGAACTGCTATTCTCACAAGATCTACTGCGTCACAAGGTTCGATTTCCATATAATGAAGCAAATCCTGTATTTGCAAGTCATAATGAGATATTTGGGCTGACAATTTTTCCCTATGGTCTACTATACTTTCGAGGGTTTGTTTTAATTGTGTCTGTAATTCTTTTGCTGTCATACTAAGCTCCTTTTTTGTGTTTTATCATTCGTAAATAAAATTATCTCTTCCTATATACTCACCGTCAACATAATCTTCGTCAGTTACTCCTGAGTACCAAACTAAATTTCCATGCTGCTTTTGTTTTTCAATTAACTCACACATACAATCTTCTTCGTCATTTCCACCGACTATGATTTCTTCGTCATCTGCATATCTTCCGATCATTTTCCATGGATAAATAACTTTGAGCATTTTTCAATTTCCTCCATCTAAAATAATTCTTTTAATCTACTTTTAGCCAATATTTTTTAAGTTCATTTATTGATACTTCTACATCAGTTCCATTTTCTGTTGAGTGCATATATCCATCTTTATATTCGTAGACCTTACCACAAAGAAAATCTACTCCATATTCTTCAATTTCATCATTGTAAGTTTTCATGCACATGTATTTTCCATCCATTTTATGTCTTAATGCTGCCATTTCTTTGCCCCTCTTTCAATCCAATATTTTATGTTCGTTAGCTTGTATCCAATTGAACGATAGTAATTAACTATATGCCATTTTTTATAGTAGTCAAAATCAACGCCATATCCAAAATAAACTTTATATTTGTCTCCTTTATAATTCCATCGACAAACATAATAACCATTACGTTTAGTTACTATGATATCGCCGTATCTAGTAAGATGTTTCCACTTTGACCATATATAATCTGAGGAATTTAAAATTTCTATTTCGTGCCAAAATTCATCGTTAATCCTCCGTACCATCACTATTGTGCATTTATAGAATGCCACGGTGTATTCTTGGTCGCCAATGTACGCAAAGTAGTTTCCTTTAAGACGTAGGGGTCTATCTTCCTTTGTATCGAAGTCGTAGTATGTATCATGTTCGTCATCTTCCCATCCTACCATATCTTTCATTGGCGTAAACGCTTCCGTTGAGATGAGCTTTCCATTTTTAAAAGCTATTGCTCCATAATCTATCATTGCCATAAACTACCACCTCTTTTATTTAAAATATTCGTTAATAGGTTTATCATTATCATCTGTCGGCTCTCCCTGAGCATTCACCACTCCAAGTAACCACAATACGCACTCACCATAGTTATCAAATTCTTCCATCCAGGCATCTCCCCCAGAATTGTCCATAGCTATATATTTTCTGTCATCCATTGAGTAGTAATAAAATAATCCGTATGATTCTTTGTATTTACCATTACATTCAGTTTCTAGGATATTATCTATAAACTTTTTTGTAACATGTTGAATTGTTGTTGTACCTAAAATTCCATTCATTTTATCTTTCCTCCTTAATAAGTTCAATTTCTTCTTCTTTAATAAGTGCTTGAATCCAATCATCAAAATCTTCATCATACTCACCATATATCCACTCTTGCTCTAATTCTCTTTCGGTCAATATTCTATCAAATTGTTTATCTTTGTACTTTAACATTATTCAATCACCTCATTCTCTAATAATCAATGCTGTATTTCCAACTCTCACTACCCATTCGTCTCCGTATTCTTCGCGGAGTTCGCTTATCGTTTCTTCATTACCACAGAATGGTTCAACTTTGAAGATATCAAATATACATTCTATCCATTCACACAATCGTTCTTCAGGCAGATTCTTAAGCTCATCTACGTATTGGTCAGCTAATGCTTCTGCGTCATCTCCCTCATCTTCAGCGTAGAAGAAATAATCAATAAACTCCCCGTCAGAATCGAGCAGGTCAAGTCTATCGTTATTCCATACAATTGAAATTAAATCATTTTTAAATAACACTTTATAGTTAGCATTCATTTCTGATTCTCCTTTATAAATTCCCGTTCAAGAGATTTTTGAATATCCCATCGAAACTCTTCTGTTTTTACCCAATATTTGTCTTTATCAATTGCAATAATATAAGATGGTTTTATTTTGATAATATCATCAATAATTTTAATATAATGATAACAATTTGGAATACTATCTGAGCCAAATCCTCCGAAATCAAACTTATTATCTGATTCTAAACAGGCTGCATAATTTGCAGCAATAGCAATGCCAATTAAACGAACTTCTTGAATATCCATACTTTATTCCTCCTCAAAATCATGTTCGTCAATCTTAAACTTATGTGTATAATCTTCATTGTCCTCATCTGCCCACACAAGAACTTCGGTGCCAATGTTGACATCATCCACAATACCTATACCCTTTTCGTTTGCTCTTACTAACACAATATCCTGTAGTGCAACACCTTCTTCATCTTGAATACATACCACAATTTCAGGTGGAATTTCGTGACCATAATCGCACAGCTCTGCGACAATCTTGTGTCCATTTGCTAATTTAATTTCCAATTTGTTCATCGCTCATACCTTCCTTTTTTCAATGACTTCTTCACAACAATATGCAAGCTGGTAAAACCAATCTTCTGATTCATATCTATCGCGGTATCTTTCTATAACTGTTTCTTTTTCATCTTCCGTTAAGTCATACTCATTTACTTCACACACATTTTCAAGATCTTCCATATCATATTTGTGTTCCATTTCGCGATAGGCGTCGTAAAGTTCTTCTCTTGTTAGCTCAAATTCTTGTCCATTACGAATGATTTTCATAGGTTAGTCCTCCTTAATATAATCTTGCAATGTCTTTTGTCAAGTTAATTAAATCTGTATAATGATTATCACCACCCGTCTGGTCTTTTTCGTGCTTCATTGTACGGATTAAGATGTTATCTATCCAGTTATTGATAAAATATCTTACATCACTAATACTCATATAAATGTATCTGCCAACATTGTCTTTAATTACTGCCGAGCAATCATAATGTCCCTTATTCCAAGAATGAATTTCATATCCATTAGGCAACAATTTCCTGATTGCATTTTTATACTTTATATTAAATGACTTGAAGTCATCGCCACTATAAACTCCACTTGAGAACACATAATTTACAAATGGCCACAACGACTTTGGAAGTTCAGACTTGTAATGATACATATGATCGCTCCTTGTATAAAATCGTGTTGTGTTTCCATATCGTTCCATAAATTTTACTCCTCCTCAATATCTTCGTGATATTCAAGATATGTAATTTCTTTAATGCCCATTTCATTAGCAAGGCTTAAAATTAAATTCATCAGTTCAATTACTTCTTCTTCTGTCGAATTTCTTTCTTCAACATCGAGCTGAGTTTCATCCTGTTTACCATCTATGTTAATAAATCCTACATTATAAGTTACCATTATTCATCCCTCCTCATCTTCTAAAATTAAGTATCCATATCCTAACTGAACAAGCTCGTCATTACTAAAATCAGCATCCTTAAGTGCATTATATGTCATAGTAACTTCATCTTCACCGTTATGTTCTATGATACAGTCTATCAAATTCGTCAATAGTTTAATTGCTTTCTGATAATCAAGCCCACCTTCGAGCGACCAATACATTTCCTTTTGAATATATATCAGCAAGTCATATGTTGAAATTTCAGCCAATTCCTTGGCACAATTTAGAAATGCTATATCTAATCTTCTTGCTATGAGTGTAATTTTGCCATTTGCTTCACATTCATCGTGATAATCATTAACCTGTTTTATTTTCTCAGCAAATGTTTCTTCATTTTGAAATGCTTTCTGTCCATCCTCTAAAAGATACTGGAACGCAACTTTCATAATAAGATTGCCAGCGCAACTGTATTTTGCTGCTATTTTATCAAGTGCTTTTTTGCTTTCTGTGTAGTTTTGCATATTTATATCTCCTTTTTTATAAAGTTATTGCCGCTTGCACCATATTTATTAAATATTTCATAGTGCAAGGTTCGTAAACATTTCCACAATTAATAATATTTTCATCATGATATACAGTCCATGTATTATGACCGAGAGAGTAATGATAGTCTCCCCAAATTTCATTTGTTTTTGGATCATAATTTACTTGTATATATTTCCCACTATAATATCCTGAGAGATTTTTTGTTTCTGATGAGAGCTTCTTAAGTCCTTTTAATTTCAATTCCATAATATATCCTCCAATCACTTTGTTTCCTTTCTGCCGGAGAATAACCGCTCCAGCTCGGTTAATATAAAATAGTAGTTTTATGTAGTTGCAATTTTATTTAATTGATTATTCGTCAACTTCTTATATACTCCAAGAATTTCTACATTATCATCTTTTATCATTTGTCGATAATTCAATTCAAAAGCGCACCCCAAAGTCCAAGTATTTATAGTGTTATATCTTTTATCTTTATAAATAATCAAGTATTCAAATCGTGTATCTAAATCTAAACTTCCAAGGTCCATTTTCCACCTCTTAAAATGTAATTTTTATTTGCTTCCGGCAAATCTTTCAACTTCCGTGATTATTTAATTTCCGTTATTCGCTCGTTCTCAACGTTATCAAAGTCGAGTGTTGCAGTGTTTTTAAAACCACCACATTCGACTTTTCCGCGCTTGATATCTTTCAAAAACTGGTCGAGCTGATTTCCCGTGATGATGTATTCACGGCGGGGTATTAGTATGATGTGCTCGGCGTATTTTACAAGATATTTCGCGGATTCTCCTTGCTTGATATCTAGCTTTGATTTGAGGATATCGCGCTCTTCTGCGATTTTCGCGTGCTCCTCGATGAGATGATACGTTGTCGAGGTTCGCTCCGATCCGTCTTTGGCTATTGCTGTTCGTGTGATTTCATATATTGTGAGTTGTTTCTTTTCCACTGTGAAAACAGCATCCTCACCAAAATAATCAATGTTTTCAATTGTTTGTACTTTCATATAAATATCCTCCCTTATTAATCAATAAATTTAATTTCCATAGGTAACTCGTCTAATATGCCATTGCTTTCAAGTTCATCCCCATAAAATCCACTACAACCGTCAATCACCTCCCAATCATCATCATCATGTATTTCAATTACTTCACCACAATGAGGACATTTTGTTTCATTGTGAACGTGAACCTTCTCTTCCAAAGTGTAGCAAAAAACTTCTCCTCTGAGATAATCATCAAGTGTTTTAACTTCGCTATCTATAATATCCATTGCCCGACATTTCCAATCTTTATCAGCACCACAATTAGTCTCAAACGTTTCTTTGTCTATGAAAGCAAATCCTATAACGCCTGAATCCCATCTGTCATTATAAGGATAAGTAGTTATTGCTGTAGATATTGTAATTCCTGAATGTTCATAACATGAAATATACTTAATTACAATATCTTTCGCTTGCTGAAGTTCTCTTATCATATCATTTTCGGAAGCTGCGTCAATATCATCGGCTTCCATATCAGTATATTCCTTGCACATATCTGCGAGTACGTCCCATGCTGTTTTCCCTTTGGGCTTGTCATCTCCGATTGCATAATGCTTATGCCAGCAATAGATAGTTGAAATGTTATCATACATATCACGAGGACTCTCTGTGTAGTCATCTTGTTCAACTGTCAGAAGATATTCTTTTCCATCTTTATCAATCATATTAAAGGATCCTGGTGCATAGTGTTTCATAATTATTTACTCCTTTTTTATTTTAATTGTAAGTTACTGTTTTGCCGTATTTCTTTCATCAACGTCAAGCAAGAACAATGCTCTTTCGTTGATGTCCATATTATTCCATGCTGTATTAACAATCTGACAAAAGATTCGTTTTAAAGATATTTTGCCCATTCCTCGAATTGGCTGCTTGTTGGATATAGCGTTAATAAATTCTCCATACGTTGTTATTCTATTTCGTAACAATCCATTCTTAAGTTTTCCATCCAAGTTAGCATCTACTATAGACATATTACAAATCTTGTCATTCAAACGAAATCTAATTTTTGAAGTAGAGTAAGTCTGAAGAATTGCTGAACTGATGGTTGAGCCACTTGCTACGAAATTCATTACCTTTTCAATAGAATTTGTCATAATTTTAATTCCTTTCTTGTTTCTCAATGAAATACATTGTTCCAGGCCGCTTCTGCTATTGCACCAAGACTATTTCCTGTAACACATATATACCTACCACCTGCGTCTGTTTCATTAGGATACAGTGCAATAAATGCTTCCGAACTATGCCCACACCGAATAACATGATATTTGCAATGATCCCAACCGCATTTTGCGTAATGAATAGATGGTGATAAATATTGTTCTACATATGCACTTGCTTCAAGCTGTGTATCAGAATAATCACGCCATTTTAATTCCTCTTTATATCCTTTAGCCTCAAGCTCCCATTTCCAATAATACTTACTCATTTCCATCATCCTTTCGTGTATATTCTTGTAGCATTTCTTCATCACATGTTTGTCCACGCCAGACTTCATACTGAGTTATCTTTACATAACTTACACCGTCTTTAATACAGTCATAGTACCAATCCCACGCAAATCCTTCATCTCTAAACAGATTAGATTCTCCATACTCGTTATAGTAATCACTTTTCTCCGGAAACTCCCAATAAACTACCCAATACATTGTTCTTTATCGTCCTCCTGTTTATCGTTGTACCATTCTCTTAAATAATTTTCATCAAAACAATCAACTTCCCAAGAACCATCTAGAAAATCTCCATTATCTGGAAGAGGAATAACTCCGTCTTCGTCTTGTGCAATATTGATTGCTTCCTTGAGGGTATTTGCTTCTACTGTTATCATACCCATCATAGTCCATACTACAGGAATTTTCCAAGTTTTCATTTTATTCATTATCTCCTTCATTAAGAATTAAGCCATCTTTGCTAATTTTAAACTTTGATAAAGTCTGATACTCTTTCCAGAACCATTCAACAATTGCTTTATAGTTATTATCCAATGATACTGTCAAATCATTACACCACACATCTCCATTTGAATAATATGGACTATTAATCCAATCAAAGTCAGTTCTGAGATAATCGCTAGTCCATACCTTAATTCCTGCAGTAATACAAAACGTAGGATTTTCTTTTGAATGAATGCCCCGTGCGTCGTTCGGGTCATATCCATCACTCCATCCAACGCACACAGCAAGTTTATCATCGAGCTTAATTGTTGAACAACCACAATCTCCTTCGATGAGCCATTTTACAGCATATTGAATTTCTTTTGCGAGTGTTTCTTTTGTCATGATTAAACCTCCTTGTTATACGCTATATAGCATTCCATTTTTAATTCTATCTTCTTATTGACCATTCGCTCGGATGCAACAGTTCTGGAACGTCACTATGCTTAATATATTCCTTTGCTGCTTCTTCTGTAGCAAATACACCTTCTATTTCCCATGGGTCTGAGCTATATAAACTTCCACGTTCAATAATCCATACTGTTTTTGTTTCCTCCTTATCAATATCAGCAATTGCATCAAGATATCTTTTGGCATATCCATTGAGAATTGCTCGTTTATCAAGTTCCGCTTGTTCTTTGAAGAGCTTTAAATTTGATTGACAACCCTTTGCATTTTTATCAATTCCTGCGCCACCTATTGGTTTACCTTTGTAGTAGAACATGTAACCCTTTGTGTTGTACGAGTAAGAAATGTCGTTTGCGTTAACCATCTTGTTTCCTCCAATCATTATGTATTGTTACTGAATTTCCTGCATTGCCTCAATTTGTTCTTCTGTGAAGCAGCGGCAAACATCATTGTATTCTTTCACTACAGCGTTGTAGATATTCTGAATTCTTTTTACGTCGGCCCATTCATTAACATAGTATCCAAAATCACTCATAAAGTCATCAATGCTTCCGACATCGTATTTTTGCAAACATGCAAGAATGTCATATACTGTGGGATAAATTCGTACTCTATTAGGATATGAGTTTTTAATTGTGTTACTGATACTATCCCAGAATTTAACTTGCATGTTTCCTTTGGGAGTTACAATGTTTACCATATAAGTATCCCGTTCTTTATTATCATTCCAATCTGCATTTGCTTCTTTTCCGAGATACATAAATTTCATTGTTGCATTACAATCTTGCATAAATTTTCTTGCTTGTTCTGTATATACTGACATATGATTTAACCTCCTATAACAGTTGATTCTTTTTCAACTTTTTCTCTGCGACATTTCATTCTTGAAGCAAATCTACCACAAGAATTATCTCTATATTCCCTAAGTCTTTGCCAAGCCTCGCTATAAGTGTATTCAGAACATTCTATTTCCCATCCATAGCCCCAGTTGGTTTCTATGTCGTAGCGATCACGAGTTTTACGTTTATACATTGTTATTTCCTTTCCTCCTGTTAATATAGCCCGTATAGCCGATAGCACAGCTTTGATTTATCTTACCAACTTGAACGGTAGCTGATTACTTGCTTGTCAAAATCTGTTTCTGATATTATTTTCGGAAGCAATTCAAATGTGTATTTGACATCTTCCATATAATATTCATCATAGTCTGTACCTCCAAAGAAGAATCCACTCTGTGTCGGCAAGAGTTTTGCGGCTAATTCTGGATTGGTGATAATGTATCCATCTTCATAGATATTTTCCCATTCTCCATCTTTATTGCATTGCTGTCCACTTACTATTTTGTTTGGTGCAAGAGTTGATTCTGTGACGATGGTCTTACAAATCAAATAGAGTTTCATTAGCTGCTCTTTGCTTACTTCGTGTGATTGACAATTATCTATGTTATTTTGTACATTCTTTACGAACCACGCATGAATTGCATTTGCCTTTCTCCAATAACCAATATCCTCAAAGACTGAATTAAATCCATATTTGTGTTCTTTGTCCCATGCTTGATATCGCTTTATAAAGTATGGTTCAAGCTGCTTAATTGCTTTCTTGTTTAAGTCTTTATATGAAGTGCCACACCATTTTTCAAGAGTGCATTTTTCTCCCTGAGTTTTTGCGTCTTTCCAACTGAAATAGCTCTCTACCGCTTCGATGTCCTGTAGTGTGCAATTTTCAATTTTTGGTGTTCTTTGTAAGTACATATCAAGTCCCATTTTGAATCCTCCTTATTCAATCACTTTGTTCTATTATAGCTTCAAATTATTTCTAAAATTACTGCATTTTATGACTGTGATGTAAATTTCTCATCCCACCAAGCCATATTAGCGAATGGGATATCATACCATAATTCGTGGTCAATGTTATCTTTGAAAGTCGTAACATTTCCCTTGAATTCATACTGTTCAATTAGTGCCTTTGATGTAGGTGTGACTTTGAGATACAAGTCACTTCCTAATTCGTGCTGACTGTCTATTTCCTCTGGTGTCATTAGCTCTTTTGCCTTGTTGAACAATTCTCGTGCATTCATTCACTTAATCCTCCTTGAAAGCATTGAAGCACTGTTTGAAAAGATTCATTTTTGCTTCATATTCCTGATTTTTCTTTTCAAGCAATGCAATTTTTTTCATTGCTTCATCATTCATTTCTTTCGCTTTATGTGCTTTTTCCATAGCGTTAGAGATATCTATTATGTGAGATGACATATCCGAAACCAAGCAAAGCTGTTTGCCTTTTACAGTCTTGCATTTACCCGAACAACAATTGCTAATTGTACTGTTGTTAACCCCAAGTGTTTTAGCCGCTTCTTTCTGAGAAGGGAATATTTCTCCTGTTGTAATGCAAAATACAGGCTTGCTGTTTCTTGTGTTGTACCCATCAATAACGAGTTCTTTTGTGATAATCATGTGCTTCATAAAGCTAATCCTCTTTTCTGCCATATGTTGGCTTATTTATCTTTTGTTAATTAATTTGTTTGTTTATGCAAACTAATATATATCCACAAAATTTGAGTGGTCTATAGGAATATATTTGTCATCCACATTAGGCCATTCAATTTCCTTGTCGGTAATGAATGTGCCACAAAAGTTAACTACTACGAACGGTTCAATTGTCACAGGTTCACACCAATCTCCATTATCATCGTGACGACAATGATACATATATTTCCCTTCGGGAATAGTTGCTTTGTCTATGCGTAGGTCAATGAAGTCTCCTTTGTATTCAGTTCCGTCCTCGGCTGTGAGGATAATGGACTGTAAGTACCTTTGTACTTCTTTGCTGTTGTAATCATATTTCATTTAATTTTCCTCCTTTTTGCTGTTTCTGAGAGTTAGCCATTCGTGGGCAGAAGTACTATAATATACTTCATTAAGAGTAACTTGCACCTTTGCTGGATAATATTCATCTGGCTCAAAGTCAATTTTTACTGAATAAATTACTCTGTATGTTGAATCTAATTCCTGTGGAATTTTAGTTGCAATATATGCGTTATTATCAACTCCGTATCTTCTAAATCCTATGTATAATGTTTCTGATTTTTGCGCTTCAAGGTGATGTTCAATGCTCTGGATATCATAAAGCAAATCACTTGCAAAACGGTCACAATAGCGACCTGCTTCTTGTATGAGCTTTGAATAAATGCTGCTCATGTTGATTTCTGTTTTACCCTCGTAAACATATCCTGTCGCTGTGATTTCTGGTTGAGATGTATTTTTAAAGCATTCAAAGTAAATCATTTATATTTCCTCCCATTCAGATTCTTCTTCACCATCTTCTGTTATTGCGTGCATAAGCACAACTGTTGGAGTTGATGGTTCTACTACAAATTCTCCGTCTTCATATTTTTCTCTGGCAAGTTCCATTGCTTTCTTAATATCTTCAGCTTCTATTTCAAAATCCTGTGAAATGGTTTCTTCTATCGTGATTATCCATTTTTTCTTTTCCATTACCAAATTCTCCTTCCTATTCTCATTACTGTATTAACGAGTTTGCCGTTATTCATTTCGCACATTTCCTGTGTGAAGCTTGAAACTGCCCATACTTCATCAACGCATTTACTCATTGTTGCTGTTTCTGATTTCCATCCGCGCATGGTTTTATTGTGGAGCTTTTGAAGTCCCTGATTGCCACAGGGCACACGCATTCTACCATTTCCGAAATTTACAATTCCTACAGCATACATTTTTTAATTCCTCCATTCCATAATCACTTTGTGCTGTATATTGCTTAGAAAAAAGGGCTGCTTTGTGCAACCCTTATGTTATGCTTTGTAATTTAATTTGTCGTTGATAAGTGAAAACTCTAAGTCATATTTCTTTGCGTCGCTTTGCATTAGTCTTACAGAGTTAGTAAGTCTGTCAACTTTTGTTTCCAATGTATCAAGTCTTGTTTCCATTTTGTCAAGTCGGTTTTCAATTCCGTCAAGTCGCTTGCCCAAAGTTGTCATTTGCTCTGTTACATTCATAAGCTGTTCCATAATTGCATCGAATTGTTTATCTTGCATTAAATCACCTCTTTTATGTTATTATATTATTTGCTCAGAGAATAATCAACTTCCTTATGTGCTTCATATCCTCTGACAAAAGCATCAGTGTATAATTCTAATTCCCTCATAGTCATATAGCCATTTATTTCCGACAGAATGCCATGATAGATGATATATAATTCCTTTGAGTTGAGATAGAAGTATGTGCTTCGTAAATAATTCCAAACGGTTTTTGAATCCCTTGTTTGGAAGTCGGCAATATCATCCCATATCCAACAGCTATTTCCTATGGGATAAAGATGGAGTGTTTTGCCATTAATAGTGAAATCCTCGCCTTTGAATTCCTCCGTTTCGGCTTCGTCATAGCCATAGAAGATAAATGTATCTTCTGTTTTATTATAGATTGCATATGCTTTATTGTTAGGTAGCAATGCGTTGAATTCGTTCATAAGTGCATTATGTGCGTCGGCAATTTCTAAAGCTGTTTCCTTTGTAAACCAAGGACAAGCCCATCCATTCCAATGAGTGCCATCGGTATATCCGTCATAGATTGCTATGTTATCATCAATTTCAAATGCTGATTCGTGCATTTCTGAATTCCTCCTCTTTTAATCGTTTCTGTGATTATAGGCATATGCTCTTTGTGAAAAAGCATAGTATTCTTTTGGACTTAAGCTGTTAAGAAAATCCTTTTTTGATGAGCCGTTATCGCAAGCTGAAGTTATGCTGCCTATGATTGCTATAACTACGAGTACAAGAGCTATTTGTCCAAAGATATTGTGTTTGTTATTGTTATTGTTATTCATATTTCTATCTCCTTTATAGCAATTCATCATAATCGAAGTCAAGTATAAGAATCGGATTATTTGCTAAATTGCGTTCCATGCGAACGGTAATAGATTTTACGGCTTCTAAGTCATCCTGTACAATGACTACACGTGCCGTGCGTGAATGCTCATTTTCACGAATTGCTTGCAAAGCAAGAGCCTTTTCGAGCATGGTTTTTTGCGATTCGAGCTTCGCAATGCGACGCTGCAATGTTGTAATATCTGTATTCATAGCTATATTCTCCTTTAGTTCATTGATTCAGAGCATATGTTGTAGTACTTTAATGGTACCCATTCATTGCCCTTGATGTGAAACAAAATTTTTGCAAGTGTGCTAATAACTTCTCCCGTATAGACGTTAATCCATATAGGCGTAGTGTGATGAGTGAGAAAATTCCAAAGCATTGTTTTAAGTTTTAGTTTTATTATTGGCATGGATACTCCTTATAATTAATGCTGAGAATGATATCGTCTGTGATATCAATCATTGTGCCGTTGTTATCAAAGCGTACTACGACAGCTATACCGTCTCCGTTAATGGTATCTGTGTCATAGTCCCATTTATTGCCGTCCTCTGTTATAACTGTGCCGTCAAGGTAATATGTTCCGTCTGTGGTGTACTGTCTGTGCTTTGTACACCCTACGGAAGCTGATAATACAAGAATAAGTGCAAGGGCAAGAATTGAGCGTTTCATAGTTTTCTCTCCTTTTTCTACTATGTTGTCGGTTAAATTTCGTCAGCTATCAGTTTATGATAACCAACATATTCCACCTCTTTGACTGCTTTGGTTCTCAGCAATCCAAGCATGGTATCCCCTTTGACTTCGTTGTCGTCAGCAAGACGGAGTGCTCCGTTGTTGACAATGAATCTTTTATAGAGGTACAAATCCCGTGGGGAAGACGGGATGTCGAGCTCACCCTCGAATATGAGCTTATAAATGCTCATATTCACGTCCTCGTATAACTCAGGGTTATCATCGCCTCTGCCGCATTGATTAATACAGTCGGCAATTTCTGAAGCGAAATCAATCGCTTCAGAAATATTGTAGAAACAGTTCTCGTAAAAGGAGCCTGTCTTATATTCTCTTACGACTGCTAAATATTGTGTGTGTTTCATAGTGTTATCTCCTTATTATTTTGTATTTGACGCTTGAGTGTTGCAAGACGTTGTGATATAATACTATTGTTGTGCAAGATATTGCTTCTGTCTCGCTACAGCTCCTCAGCTATGGACTTTCACCGTAGGACAGAAGAGTAGTTTTATGACGTGCTCAGGTCAAGCATAGTTATTATGCGTTGAGATAATCTACAGAGAAGTCAAAAGGCTTAATAGTGCCTGCTTTTGCCATCATATCAGCAAGAACGCTATAGAAAAGGTCTATGTAAGGCTTTTTTGCATAGACAGCTGTAAAGTTCTTGCCCTCTGACTTGATAAGCTGAGTACTCGAAGCCTTTTTCTTGCCTATATCGGCAATAATAGCGTTGATGGTGTCAACGTGAGCTTTTACCTTATGGGCAATGAACCATTCGGCAATAGCACGGACATACTCTTTTTTGTCAAGAGTACCCTCTTTGTATTCTTTATAGGCATAGTACATATTAGCGTCAACGTCACCTATGGTCATTTTGGTCTTGTTAATGTCGGCTATTTTGTCGGAAGCAAGGCTATGAATAGCGTCAATTTCGTCATTAAGAGCTTTAATTTCGGCGTCAAGGGCTGTTTGATTGACATAGGTTTCTTTAGAAGCTCTTGCAAGCTTTTCGTCAATAAGAGTGCGACGGGCTGAAGTGGAAGTCTTGACAGTCTTGTTAATGCAAGTAATTTTGCAAGTTGCGTTCGCATAGTTGTCTACAGCTGTAGTGAAGTCTTTAGAAGTCGTGAAGAAGTTGAGCTTACCCTTTTCAAGAGTGATTTCAGTGTTAGTTTTTACATAAGTTTTTGACATAATTTTCCTCTCTTTCGCCTATTTAGGCATATTAAATATTTTTGGAAATGAAAAGACTTTGTTTATCGGCACAAAGTCTAAAGCCGTTGTCAAGGATTATTTTTGACGTGCTTGAGCTTCACAAACAATTAGAGCTAATTCGGCTATAAAAGTCTTGCAAAGTGTTTTGTATGAGCTATTGTTTTTTGTGTCAAGCATAGTGTTAGCACTTGCAAAGAAATTGCACTCAATGTTAAAGCGTAGCTCTTCACAAAATTCAATACCCCACTTGCCACGCATGAAAGAAATGACAGTAAATAATGTATCACGTACTGTCTGTTCATCTTCCCATAGTTCAGCTATGGAAAGATTTTCTTTCTTGCGTGGTTTATAAGTGAATTTGATACCCATATTTTCACCCCCTTGTTTATGGTATCTGTATGCCGACAAATAAAAGCTTATCGGTATACAGATACCATAACCATTAAGGTTATAGTATCTGTTATATAGTCAATCGGAGAGTTTCCCCCCTATGTAATCTTCCAATTTTTGCATACGGTTAATGCAAGGTTAGACTGATACATTTATCCTTCACTATGTGTCACGTGTGGGACAAGTCAACCACCATAGCTAATAGGTATCGTAATGCCTGATTTGATATCGGTTTTTTCTTACCGTTCGTCACTATAGTTATAGTTATAGCTATAGTGATGAATACCGTTAATGAAATATATAGTTTTTTTACACTTATTGAACCTTGACTATATATGATTATCATTCCTACAATAACAGATAGGGTGGACTCTATTCGCATACTGTTTCTCAACAGTCGTGTTAAGCATATGTTCACCATTATAGTTGTACTCAACAGTTTGTTCAAAGTGCCTACATACTTATTTGTCAAAGAGCTTTAGACTTTCGTAGTAATTGTTATCATAAGCCGTAACTTATGATAATGTGGTTATAATAAGCCGTAACTTATTAACCGATTGACTACATTTTGTCGTAGTAACCTTAACCGTTTCTTATGGTAAGACGTTGTTTTAGCTACTGTTTTTTGTTGTCGTTGTTGTCGTGTCCCTTGCTGTGCCTTAAGTATACTACGGATAAAGGTAAAACGCAAAAAAATAGAGATTTTTATGTGTTAGGGTACATAAAACTATAATATTTTCTCATCCGGCAGCAAATACCCCTGGGTGATCTTGTAACACACTGACTTAAAATTTGACATAGTTATTTTTATCATTACTACCCTTACACAGTTCATTTTAGAATATTAAAAAATTAAACAAAATCCTTACAATTTATATATTTAAATACATAATATTTATATACTTTTACACCAAATCGTTTAATTAAAAACCATTAACAAATATGAAATCATTTTCACAAACCACATTACACGGTCACATGAACGCATAACCAAGCACCTTCACTTCCTATAAAACCTTAATCCCTACCCCTTCTTTTTCACCCCTATTCACAATTTTCACCCTCATTCACATAAAAACATTTACAGTCCTAATAAAACTATCACAATTCCATTTCCAACCTTAAAAAAGCTAAATTTGCATACAACTTCGCAAACATCAACCCCAATAACCCACTACAGCTTCTACAAACCTTTTTAAGGCTCTTTATATCTCCCCTATCAAATAGTCTACCCACAGCCTTATCGTTGAAATTAAACTCAAAAACATTGAACTCTACTGTAAAAAATTAATCTCTAAAATTATGCCGGGGTACTTGTAATCTAAATACTAATACACCCCTCCCTATACATACTCTCGCCACAAAACAAAAAAAGAAGAGAGGGCTACTTGTACCCTACTCCTCATTAACATTCTTATTCACACTCTATTAATTAGCATTTTTACATTTTACTACTCACAAGACTTCTACAAACTTCTTAGGGCTTTTTAATTTTCACCCTAACAAATCCTCTACCCATACCATTAACCCCCGAAACAAACTCAAAAACGTACTAATGAGTAGTATATTTTCAATGCACCAAACGACACTATGCTAGCGTATTTCCCTGTTTCATATTTTTTTAACAATTTATCTATTGACAAAACTTTTTCTAAATGATATAATATCACCAGTACAAAACAAAGTGATTGCAAAGAGACGGTATGTCCCCTCCAACTAAAAAACAATAACCGCTTGATGCCCTCCCCTAGCCGAGAGGTCATATTCGAAAATTCATTTCAATCCACATTCGTTTAACTGTTCGCTGAGGGTTTTGGCTTATGCAATAAGGCAAAACCCCGAATAATATTATTTTTATATTTTACGGAGTGTAACGGAGTAAAATATAAAAATAATATTATGAGTAAAAAGTATTTTATATTTTACGGAGTGTAACGGAGTAAAATATAAAATACTATAATTAAACTTTTTATATTATATATTATATTATATATATATATATA